ATATTCCAAGCACCATATATTAATATTTCAATCAAATTTATGTTCTATTTTTTCTTTTATGTATTGTTTTTCTGGTTTTATTTTTTTGTCTCTTTCTTGTCTTATTTTTCGTCTTATTTTTTTGTCTCTTTCTTATTTTTCTTGAATTTCGTCTTTTTCCGCCTCCATATGTAAAATCGTCTGCTTCCCAACCAAACACTTCTGCGTAGTTTATTATTAATTCGTCTATTAAATCTGGTAGTCCAGGATATCGTTGTAATAAATATTCTCTTAAATCTGCCTGTTTTTCTATTTTAGTTTTTGCATGAAAAATATCATTATCTGAATTTGTTGAATTATGTAATATATACCAATCTTTAATTGATTGTTTTATTAATTCTGGACCACTTATTATAATTATAAGTGTTGTGTAATCTGGATTAGCTGGATCAGTTTTGCAGGCTGGCACTAAAGAAAAAATTATTCTTTCCAACGCGCCTGCCGCACAAGTCATTCCGTCAGTTCCCTCATAAGCATGGACACAATCTTTTACAAATGCCTCTACATACATTTGTTTAAAATCATTCGGTTGTTTTTTTACATATTCCAATGAATTTATAATGGAATCACGTAATAATGGAGATTTTTCACTATATTTTAATCCTTTCAATCGTTCATCATAAATTTTTTGCAAACCAACCTTGAAATTCTCTTTTGTTTCACGCGTTTCACTAATAGTATTAATAATTAAATTTATGGTATCTTTTATATAGACAGAATAATCTTGCGGTATAACAATAGGTTGTTGTATTTTCGTGCTTAAAAACTCGTTTAGTTTTTCATAATTAATTTTAGAAGAGGCTTGATGAATTTGGACCGCATTTACTTCAACACGCGCTATTGTAACAGGTATATGAGGTTTGTTTGCTTCAGTAATTGGACACTCATTAAATATGTTTGAATGAGTATTTATAGGATTAATAACCCAAATGCTTATATTTTGATTAAAATTTGTACAACCAGAAAACATGTTTGACATATCCGTGACATTAGATGTGTTCCAAGTATTTAAAGGCTGATTGAAAGTTTTACAATTAGTAAACATACTACCCATATTTGTAACTCGTGATACATTCCAATCATTTAAAGGTTGATTAAACCTAAGACAACCAGAAAACATGCTTTTCATATTTTCAACTTGCGATACAATCCAATTATTTAAAGGCTGATTGAAAGTTTTACAATTAGTAAACATACCACCCATATTTGTAACCCGTGATACATTCCAATTATTTAAAGGTTGATTAAATGTTTCACAATACCTAAACATAACACTCATATTCACATTCTCGACAGTAGATGTATTTATAACCCAACTATTTAAAGGCTGATTAAATGTTTTACAAAAAGAAAACATTTCTGTCATATTCGTGACCTTAGATACATCCCATCCAGATATAATATCATTTATGTTATCAAATGTAGTACCAGTATTGAATTCATTACTAAACAAGTATGACATATCTGTAACGCGCGATGTATTCCAAGTATGCATTTGACCATATGTTTGTATTACTTTCTGTTTCTGTTCCCTATCTTGATATAACGCAACCGCTTTTCTAAGTGTTTTATTGTTTGCCTTAAATGGTAATTTAACACTCATATATATATATACTTTTTTAAAAAGTATAAAAGTATATTATAAAAAATAATAAAGATAATTTTATAAGTTATATTACAAGTTATAAAATGCCTACCTCATTAGTTATTGTCGAATCTCCAGCTAAATGTAAAAAAATAGAATCTTATTTAGGCCCTGGATATAAAGTTATAGCTTCATTTGGACATTTAAGAACTATTTCGGGTCTGGAATCCATTGATATTAAAAATAATTTTTTGACCAAGTATTCAGTTATCCAAGAAGAATTAAAACTCAAACAAATTGAAAAAATACGCTCCGAAATCGCCAAATCAGATGAAGTCATTATTGCTACCGACGATGACCGCGAAGGCGAAGCAATTGGATGGCATATTTGCGACTTATTTGGTCTATCCATAACTAACACTAAGCGTATTATTTTCCACGAAATAACAGAACCAGCAATTCAATCTGCGATTTCTCATCCTAAAAGAATTAATATGGATATTGTTCAAGCTCAACAATCTAGACAAATATTGGATTTGTTAGTTGGATTTACTTTTTCACCTATTTTATGGAATTGTATTTCTAAAAAGTATGATAAAAGTTTATCTGCTGGCAGATGCCAAACCCCTGCTTTACGCTTAGTATATGATAATTTTTTGGATATTAAAAAAAGTCCTGGAAAATTAGTGTATAATACGGTTGGCTACTTTACAAATCTCAATCTGCTTTTTGATCTTAATAAACAATTCTCAACGAATGAGGAAGTTCTTGGGTTTTTAGAAAAATGTAAAACATGGGATTTTTTATGTAGTACTACATCGCCCAAAAAGGTTATAAAAAAGGCTCCAGAACCACTTACTACATCTAGCTTACAACAGTTAGCATCTAATGAGTTACATATGTCTCCAAAAGAAACGATGAAATATGCTCAGCAATTATATGAAGGCGGATATATTACGTATATGCGAACTGATTCCAAAAAATATAGTCAAGAATTTATTGATAGTGTTAAAAAATATACGACAACTAATTACGGAGAGAAATATGTTAGTCAGACGATTGATAATCACGGTATAGGTAAAAAAGAAGTGGACTTAGGAAAAGATGTTAAGGGCGTACGGGGTGTCCCCGTAGGAGAAGTATTAGAAGATGTTAAGAAACCCATTAAAAAAACAGTTGCTGAAAAAAAGGGAATTCCAGCACCTCAAGAAGCTCACGAAGCTATTAGACCTGTGAACATTGAGATTACTATATCTGAATTAGATTCCAAAAAAGACGCGGATCTGAAAAAAGACTCGGATCTGAAAAAAGACTTAAACTTGGATAATAAATCAATTAAACTGTACAACTTAATTTGGAAAAGAACATTGGAATCGTGTATTCCGTCTGCGCAATATAATTCTGTTAGTGCCAAAATTGGCGCTCCTATTGAAACCGAATTTGTTTATAAAACCGAACAACCTATTTTTCTTGGTTGGCAAATTGTTTCCTATGATTCTGATAACAATAGTACAAGTAAAAACGACACTTATCAATACATTTCTACGTTAAAACAAAAAATATCAATGAAACCAAAAAAAATAGATTCTAAATTTACGATGAATGAATTAAAATCTCATTATACCGAAGCAAAATTAGTTCAACTATTAGAAGAAAAAGGTATAGGTAGACCATCTACTTTCGCATCTCTTGTAGATAAAATTCAAGAAAGGAAATATGTTGAAAAACAAAATATTATAGGAAAGGAAACAGAATGTAGCGATTATTTTTTATCCGACAATGTAATTTCAGAGACCGTATCAAAACGAGAATTTGGAAATGAAAAAAATAAACTAGTAATTCAGCCTTTGGGGATAATAGTTATTGAATTTTTAATAAGTAAATTTGATTTGTTTTTTAATTATTCCTATACCAAAGAAATGGAGGATTGTTTGGATCTTATAGCAAAAGGAAAAACTAAATGGGATCTTTTATTACATAAATGCCATAACGAACTAACAACTATTCAAAATAACGTGAATAACGTAAATAACGTAAATGAATTAAAAAGGTTTAGTATAGAAATTGATAATGAACATATATTGATTATTGGAAAACATGGGCCTGTTGTAAAATGCGTTGACAAAAATGATAATAAAAAGGTATCCTTTTTGCCTGTAAAAAAGGATTTAGATTTGGATTATTTAAAAACGATTCCAAATTTATCGTTAGACGATGTTATAGATAATAGTGTAACTAATAGCGTAACGAATAGTGAGTCAATAGGTAAATATAAAGGACAAGATCTATTTGTTAAAAAAGGTAAATATGGAGTTTATGCGCAATGGGGAAAAGAAACAAGATCATTAAAAGAAGAGTTTTCCTTGGATAATATTGTATATATGGATGTTCTAAAATTTTTAGAAAAAGATATGATATTGGATCCGTCTAAACCAGTTGGTCTAGTAAGGGAGTTGACTTCTCAGTTAAGCATTAGGTCAGGAAAATATGGGGATTACATTTTTTATAAAAAACCACGAGCAAAAACCCCAACATTTTTAAAATTAAATGGGTTTGATAGTGATTATAAAAAATGCGATAAAATATTAATTTTAAATTGGATTAAACTAACATATAAAGTTGAATAATCATAATGAATTCAAATAATCTAAATAAATTTGCTACTAAACCCTTGAGTTTGTCCTAAATCAAATGCGTTTCTAATGCTATATGATCGTTCTTGTTGTGGTCTCAGCAAATTAAATTCGATCATAAACGAATACGCAAATTCCCCAAAATCTACTAATTGACCATTATGATATCTAAATTTAAATTTAATTTTACTGATTCTTTCTGCTGGAGGATTCCAATACTTATATGGCCCCATATCATTATCGAACCATTGTGAAATAGGGGTTGTTGGGACAGGTATCTTAGCAAATGAAGAATTAACAATTCCATTGGTTTGATTAGTATGTGCTGTATATTGTGATAAATTCCAAGGTGATATTTCATCAATACAATTCATTCCGTCTACTTCCATATAAATATATGCTGGTCCCATAAAACTAATTTTAAGAGGAGCCTGAATAAAGTATACTGTGGCTCCAGGTGCTCCAGGAAGTAACCAATATCCATTATCTCCACTTCCGCTATTAGCTTCTCCATAATAAAAACGCGGAACCGCTAAATTAGGCGAAATTGCTGAGTCATTTGCATTTGGGTTTTGAGAATTAAGTAATATTTCATTCACACTTAATGATGTTGTCGGGCATCTACTAAATCCTAAATAAGCTGGTAATCCCCAACTACTATAATCGGGCAATAATCGGCTTCTAATACAAGAAGAATCTACATAGTCTCGTTTAAAATAAATATTTGAATCATTTGTCAAAATAAATTTATCCGCGGTATTACCAAACCATAATTTTTGCGATACGCTATTATAAACAATGCTAAATCTATTATATTGCTGAAATAAACTTTTAGCAACAGGATATTCGGTAGCATGCTCATTAAAAAATTTAGTAATATAATTAGTAACAACTTCATTAAATTTGTTAGTTAATTCGGTAGCCATTTGATCTGGATTATAAAACCCAGGCTCAATAATAATAACATATTCTTCATCAATATTAGCATATAGCGCAGCAAATATGCCTTCTAATAAAGGATCGCTTATTCCAACTTCTCCTGGATTATATAATGTTTCAAATTTAAACGACATAGAAACATTGAATTGCAAAGTCGAAAATACATTATAATTAGCAGGAAATGACCAAGAATATAACCGCGCGGATACTACATTTAAATATTCTTGTGGAAATAATATCTCAAACTCCGCAGAATTGGGATATTTAGAAAAGTCTCTGTCTTCTGAACTAATAGATATATACTTTTTCTCATAAAAATATTGATTAGAATTATTTATAAGCGGGTGATTATTAGATACATTATTACTCATATATATTTATTAGTATAATTTTTTTTATACTAATATTTAATTAATATATATAATGGCAAATTACAATGGAAGACAGCCAAATAATACATCATATATAAAAAATTTCGTTTTTGGTACTCCAGCAAATTTATGGAAAGCTTATTCGCATGTAAATAGTTCAGGAGATTCAATAAATGTATTAACTCCTACAACAGACACATATTCAAATGTGTATATACCTGGAGATCTATATGTAGACGGAAATATAATAAGCCCGTCTGATATTTATTTAAAGGAAAACATAAGCACTATCAATGAAGACAAAACTAACAAATTAATGAATTTGTTAACAAAGGAATTTACATTTAAGGATGATCCAAGGAAACAAATTCATTATGGGTTTATTGCGCAGGATTTTGAAGTTGAATATCCTGAATTAGTATTTACAAAACCAGATAAAAATCTAAATAATATTAAGGCTATCAATTATTTAGAGATAGTGCCTTTGTTAGTTAATAAAATACAATTGATGCAAAAGGAAATAGATGAATTAAAATTCCACTTTTTGGAAAAGTGGAGCAAAAGTTAAAACAAAGTATAGCAAATATACTTTTCTTAAAAGTATAAGTATATATTTTGCTATACTTTTCTTAAAAGTATAAGTATATATTTTGCTATACTTTTCTTAAAAGTATATATTAAGTGTGATGTTTGAATTTAATAAAGAAGAATACAAAAAGGTAATAAATGTTCCATTATCTGTAATTATTGGGTCGTTTATAATTATAATAATTACTACTGGGATGACTGATCAAAATGGATTAAAAGCATTAATTGGTGGATATTCAGGATTATTGTTTGGATTACTATTTATTCTTATATTAAATTATCCGCCTCCTAATTGGTTAGATATGGTTCCATTTATTGTTGTAATGGTTATCATATCGTTGTTAATTTTTTATTTATCAACATATTTTGATAAAATATCGAGCGGTGAAGTATCGAGTTATTACAATTCATTTTCAACATTATCAACAATATTTTTAGCAACACAGATAATAATATTAATGTCGTCAATGTTTAATAAAACGGATGATCCATCGCATAAATTATTATCAGATAGAACGTTTGCTCTGCTAAGCTTATTTGGCGTAATTAACTTTTTGATAGTAATTACATTAGGAATTGTTTTACATTTTTATTCAACGCAAGGATAAATAAAAAAGGACAAAGGAGAAAGAGAAAAGGACAAAGGAGAAAGAGAAAGAGAAAGAGAAAAGAGAAAAAATAAATTTAAATATTTAGACATAAAATAATCCTTTAAATATTTAGAAACTTATATGTTAGTCCATATTCATTCTCCGTCTCCCAAATTCCTGCGATTTTTAATAAAAACGTATTGTTAATTTTTTCAGGTGATTCTGAGAAAACCTTGATATTTCCATTTCTTAACTGTTCGTATATTTTATACTGAGGAAACTTGCCGATAATATTCGCTTTTTTAAGTAAACAATCCTCAAGTGATCGTAATCTGTCAATGATATCTCGATGTTGATTTAATTCAAAAGTACATTTAAATTTGTTATAATATTTTTCAATAGATATATATCCAATATTTACAGATATATATATTCCATTTAAAACAAATAATGGTGTCGAATAAATTATTCTAATAAAATTACCATCGTTCATTATATTATTTTTAATTGGTTCGCAAAAATAAACACAGTTTTCATTATATTGGTCTATCGTTTTTACAATATTCATTAGTATAAACTATAGAATAGTGTTTAATATATTACTAGATTGTATTAATACAAATTCACTATTAATATATTTTATAATAATTTTATAATAATTTTGTTAGTTAATGAAATAAAGAATACTCAATATATTATAAAAATGAAGTTTCTTGAATCCCATTTTGAAGAATATACAAATTCCGTTGAAAAGATAAATTTACATCCAAAATTAGATAAATGTTTTTCTAAGTTCCCAGCATCGCTTGATAAGCTAGGTAATCTTATTTTCTATGGCCCAAGCGGGGTAGGAAAATATAGTCAAATGTTATATTCCATAAAAAAATATAGTCCTTCCGATCTTAAATATGAGAAAAAGCTTATTGTAACATATGATAAAAAGCAATACTTATTTAAAATAAGCGATATACATTACGAAGTCGATATGTCATTATTAGGATGTAATTCTAAATTATTATGGCACGATATTTACCAGCAAATAGTAGACATATTATCGGCAAAAACGGATAAAACTGGTATAATTGTATGTAAAAATTTCCATAATATTCATAGTGAATTATTGGAAAACTTTTATAGTTATATGCAAGACAATAATTCAAGCGCTATTAATATTAAATTTATTATAGTAACAGAAGAAGTTAGTTTTATTCCGGATGCTATATTAAACTGTTGCGAAATTATCCATATTTCTAGACCAACAAAGATTTCTTATACAAAATGCGTTAACAAAAAAATTCCTATAGATATTAAAATAGAGAATATTGTAAATATCAAGTATTTACACGCAGGAGTTAACGAAATAATGTATCCATATAAAATTATTTGCGATAAGATATTGAAAGAGATGATAAATATCGATGATCTAAAATTTTTAAATTTCCGTGACCTACTTTATGATATATTTATATATAATCTAGATATTACGGTTTGTATTTGGTATATACTAACAAATTTAATTCAATTAAACAAAATTAAAGGGAAACAAATGTCAAGTATATTATTAAAAACGTATAGCTTTTTGAAATATTATAATAATAATTATCGTCCTATTTATCATTTAGAGAGTTATTTGTTTTACTTAATAAGTATAATAAATGGATTCTGATTTCAAAGATAAAGGTAATGGTAAAATGAATTTACAAATAGCATTAGACGAGTTAGAGATATCTTTGGATGATATAGAACTAACAAATTTGAATCAAGAGTTTATTAAAAAACAATATCATAAACTAGCATTAAAATGGCATCCTGATAAAAACGATGATCCTAGTGCAAAAGAAAAATTTCAAAAAATAAATGCCGCGTATGATTATTTATCAACAGAGCTACGTATAATTAATGGACAAGATAATCCAAATACTTCTGATCCTTTTGTTAGTTCTAATGGTTTCAAAGAATCAAAAATATATACAGATATTTTGAATACGTTTATTTCTTCTATATTTACAGAAACAAATAAAGATGCTTATAATGAAATCTTAATAAATATTATAAAGGAGATTGTATTAAATTATAATAGTTTAACATTGACCTATTTACAAAAAATGTTTGAATCTCTAGATAATCAAAAAGCAATTGAAATATACCAATTGATATACAGATACAAGGATATATTATATATTAATGCGGAAACATTAGAATTTGTTAGTTTGATTATTAAAGAGAAGGTTCAACAAGGGAAAGAAAACGATAGAGTTTTTATTTTGAAGCCTTTAATAAGGGATTTACTAGAACATAATATATACAAGTTATACGTAGACGATGAGTTATATTTAGTTCCGTTGTGGCATAACGAGCTATATTTTGATGCTAAAGATGGTTCAGAAATAATTGTATTATGTCAGCCAAAGTTACCAACTAACATAACTATTGATGAAAATAATAATATTTATTATGAGACGAGTATTAATATTGTTTCAAAATTGACGCATTTAATAAAGGATAAAAAATTTGTTAGTATAGAGATAGGGGATAAATGGTTTTCTATTCCTTTGGACAAATTACATTTAAAAGAGGAGCAACTGTATAGATTTAAAGGGCAAGGTATATCAAGAATTTTTGAAAAGGATATTTATAATGTTAGTTACAAGTCAGATATTATAGTAAAAATAACTTTAATTTAGATTAAAAAAGAATAAGTATTTTAATATCGTAATTGATACGAAATTAAAAAAAGTGTTTTTTATAGTTTACATTATATAGTTTACATTATATAGTTTACATTATATAGTTTACATTATACAAGTGTATAACAAATAGATTTTTATTTTTATTTTATTTAAGCATCAGTCTTCTTGCGAATAATCTTCTTCTTTGGCTTTACTTCTTCAATGGTCTCTTCTTCTTTTACTACAGTATCAACAGCTACTGTTGGGGCTACTACTGTTGTTGGCGCTACTACTGGCGCTACTACTGGCGCTACTACTGGCGCTACTACTACTGGAATTACTACTTCATCATATTCATCATCAGAATCATCTACAATAGTTGTAGAAACACCATCGGGATCAACCGCGTCTTCAACAGGAGCCAATGCCTTCATCTTTTGAACATCAGCCGCCTTAGGCTTCAAGAAACAAGTGCCTTCCATAGTTTGCTTAGGCTTCTGAACAATGGCTTGCTTCAAGTTCCAAGTAATGGAAATCTTGCCATTAACAAACCAAAGACCACCGCACTGAAGCAAGCAAATTACGTGAGCCTTAGGCTTCAAGAACTCAAGAGGACTCAAATGAGTATTGGTCTTTCCATTAATATAAAGAGGCTCACCATCTTCATCATAAATTTCTGGCTTCCAAACACCGGACCATTGAGGAATTTTAACAGTAAGCGTAGGGGGCTTACTTGTATCAAGTTCTAATGATCCCTTGACCTTCTTTGGATGTCTAAGCATAACATTAAACTTTTCATCAATAACTTCAGAACTCTTGATTTCCTTTCCGAACCATTCCTTAGAATATGTTAAAGCATCCGCCTTAATCTTTGATTCCAAGTTACGCATTGATCTCAAGAATGCTTCAGCATCAGGACTACTATATTCCGCACTAGGAAATTGTAGCGACATAGTCCACTTACCAGTTGGCTTACCTGTCCCTTGTTCTTGTCCCTCTTGCGCACCCCACGTGAGCATAAGAGGAGTTGATAAAGTAAATGATTCTCTAAAATTTTTATTAGTAAAATTAACTACCTTTCCGCCGGAAGCGTGAGCTTTAGGAGCGGAATAAGCGAAAACATTAACATCGATATTAGTGCCGTCAACGATTGAGTCTGTCATTCTGTGTGTGGATATACATTATATATATGGTATATCTTTAAATCAATTTTTTTTTAAATGTTTTAATGGTTTTGAAAGCTTAAAAATGCGTGTATAAAAACAGATTATTGAATACTTATTATCATAATCAACTTATATTTTGTTATACTTTTGTTATACTTTTGTTATACTTTTCTTTACTACGTTATAAAAAGTATATATATTAAAGAAAATAATACAAAAAGATTTTATTATATATATACATATAATAAATGAACATTGATTATCAGAATGAAACCCAGACACAAATAAAAAATAATAGTAATAATAACGTTAATGATTATTTCAATGTACTATGTGAAAATGTATCAAAAAAAAATACTGTATTGAAGCTAGAAAAGTTAAACGACCGATTAAATAACTATATACCTAATTTCGATGAATCCGAATTCGTGATAAGATATAATTATAATGTAAATCAATTAAAATTAATTGCGAAAGCATATAAATTAAAAGTAACAGGCAATAAACCACAATTAATCTCAAGAATTTATTCATTTTTATTTTTATCGAGTTCAATCGTTAAAATTCAAAAAATAATTAGAGGAGATCTACAAAGAAAATACATTAAATACCATGGACCAGCTTTAAAAAATAGATTATTATGTACAAATAATTTTGATTTTCTGTCCATGGACCAACTAACAGAAATATCAACAGAACAATTTTTTAGTTTTAAAGACGAAGATGGATTTATTTATGGATTTGATTTAATTTCGCTTCATAATTTAATATATAAATGTAATGGGCTTATTAAAAACCCATTCAATAATAAACCAATTGAATCAAAAGTAATTGAAGATTTTAGATCATTATTGAGATTAAGTAGAGTGTTAAAAATTAATATTTGTACCATGATCGCTGATGTAACTAAAGAAGTATCCGATTCAAAATCAGTTGAATTGCGTGCGCTAACATTATTTCAAAATATTGATTTGTTAGGAAATTATTCTAATTCTCAATGGTTTTTAAATTTAAATAGAACTCAATTAATAAAATTCACAATAGAATTATACGATATATGGGCACATAGAACGCCATTAACAAATGAAGTAAGGCGAGAAATTTGTCCGCCTTTTGGGAACCCATTTGCTAGAATGCCTCGTCATAATGTATTACATGCCTTAGAAAACATAGACGATGTTCGTAAGATTATTTTGACAATAATGGAAAATCTTGTTGTAACCGGTATAAATAAAGATAGTAAATGTTTAGGCGCGTATTATGTCTTGGGTGCATTAACTTTAGTAAATAATGATGCCGCTACATCATTACCGTGGTTATATCAAGCTGTATGCTATATGTAAGTAGGTAGCATTTTTGAATAAAAATTAAAACATGATTTTTATAATTAAAATACTTTAGACCATATCCAATAACAAATAATATATTTAAGGCCCAAAACCATTTAAAAAGATGTCAGTATAGTATAGTATAATAGGATGCCCAGACAAAGCAAATCTAAGACTGAAGTCACTGAGACTACCACCGCCGCCAATACCTCTACTGTTAATACCTCTACTGTTAATACCTCTACAATTAATGCTGCTACTACTGTTCCTAAGGCGCCAAAGGCAAAGGTGCCAAAGGTTGCTGCTACGACTGCTACTACAACTGCTACTACAACTGCTACTACAACTGTTACTGCTGCTTCTACTGTTGTTCCAAATATTGATACTGTTTCTGATACGGCTGGCCCTACTGCTACTGCTGCCGATTCCGATGTTGACCTTGCTGCTATCTCCACTGAATTCCTCGCCAAGCTTAACCAACTTAGTGCCCTCATTGGATCATTGAAGACTGAGTATCGTTCTCTTGAGAAAAAGTGGACTCGCGAGATTAAGACCGCTCAAAAGACCAACGCCAAGCGCAAGAGAAAGTCGGGTAACCGTCAACCTTCTGGTTTCGTCAAGCCTACCAAGATTTCGGATGAGCTAGCAAAGTTTTTGGAGAAGCCTGTTGGTTCGGAGATGGCGCGCACGGACGTCACTCGCGAGATCAACAAGTATATTCGTAGTCACAGCCTCCAAGATAAGGAGAATGGTCGCAAGATTAACCCTGATGCCAAGCTCCAGACTCTCTTGAAGCTCAAGAAGACCGATGAGTTAACATATTTCAATCTCCAGCGTTATATGTCTCCTCACTTTGCTAAGTCTGAGAAGGCTTTAGCTGCGGCGGCTTCTGCTGCTGGTTTTGCTGCGACAATGATTGCTTAAATTAGTTAGAAAAATAGTTAGAAAAATAGTTAGAAAAAGAAAAATTAAAAAAAGAAAAATTAGAAAAAGAAAAATTAAAAAAAGAAAAATTAAAAAAAGAAAAATTAATAAAAAGAAAAATTAAAAAAGAAAAAAGAAAAAATCAAAAAGAAAAATTAAAAAAGAAAAATTAAAAAAGAAAAATTAAAAAAGAAAAATTAAAAAAGAAAAATTAAAAAAGAAAAATTAAAAAAAGAAAAATTAAGAAATAGTAAAAAAATATTTTTGTGTAATTTAGTGCTTGACTGGCGCAATTGGATAGCGCGCAAGACTTCTAATCTTGAGGTTCTGGGTTCGAATCCCAGGTTGAGTGTAAAATTTTTAAATTAATAAAAAATATTAATTTAAACAATTATATTCAAATACTTTTATTAGCCAACCAATATTATTTTAGGAGTATGCTTATATTTTGAATTCTTTTTCTCATTTTTTCTATATAAAAAATACCATTCTGAAAATGTGTATTGAAAACAATAATTATCATAATAATCTTCTGCTGTATAACGATCATAGTCCTCTTTATAACAATCATTTATTACATATTTCATTATGTTATTAATCATATAATGGGACATATATACTTATATATTTTTATTTTTAAATATTAACATTTATAAAAAAGAAAAATTAAAAATGTATTTTCCCCTACTATTGTAAACAATTTTATTCAAATACTTTTATTCAAATACTTTTATAAAAATAAATTTTCTTATGTAAATATATAATGTATACTATAGAAGAAAATAATATTATAAATTGTATAAAAAAAGCAAAAGAAAAAAAAATAAACCAAACTACTATAATAAAAATGGTTGGTGAAATTTATAATCCTTATACCAGTAAAGCTATAAATATAGCAACGCCTTGGGTAGCAAATAAAATGATAAAAGCAGCACAGCCTTATACACAGTCTTCAAAAGCAGCACAGCCTTATACACAGTCTTCAAAAGCAACCCAATATTATTCAATCCCAGCAAAAGCAATAAAAGGAGGAAAAACTCGTATACATACAAAAAATAAAAAATTAAGAAAAAATAAAACAAGAAGAATACGTTAAATATATTTTTTCCAAATTATCACTCATTTTCTTACTATATGTTTGTTATTTGTTCTATTTACAAAATATAAAATCTTCTTCCTTCATAATATTTTCAATTTCCTCTTGCTTAATAGGACAATTTACAATTTTTATATTATTAAAAGCACACAATTTTTCTGGTGTAATATCCAAAGTAAATATTTTATTAATATTATGCAATAATTCTATATCAGAATCACAAATATAATCAGTATTTTTTGATAACCAATCATAAAAGTTATTGGGATCATTTGACGTTTTAAATTTACGAAAGTGTTTAAATGTTTTTCCTAAGTTCTTTTTGTCACTATTTGATTCATTCTTTAAATCAGAATCAATATTGTAATCTGTTCCAGATATTACACAAATTTCTTTAAATTCCTTTTGTGTAATATCAAGTTCCTCTAAAATACCTTTCGTATAATACAGCACTATAGTATGACCTATTAAACTAAAATATCTAAGCACTCTAGTACACCCATATACAAACAAATCCATGTCTTCGCTTAAACAAGCCCATACTTTTTTCTTAATAACAAGTAGAGCACATAATTCATCTGCTTCGCCAGGAGCATCATAATATGTAGCCCCATAAGCTCTAATTAAACATTTAACTTTTTCTATTTTTTCTTTATTAACTTGGACAAATTGTTTTTTTAGGTGATCCATAGCAACAATAATATCTTGTTTTTCAACATCATCGTCTTTAGATTCGAGAGATATTTTTAGTTTTACATATTCTTCTTGAGCCTCTGCTCTGTCTTCTTTACGTTTTATTAATAGCGCCTTTTTTTCTACAGGAGGTTTCCCATCAAATATAAAGATCGGAATTATGTTATAATGCCTAAAGATAGACAACATAACATACATATTTTCAAGTAGAGCATTTTCAGCTTCATATTTGTATAGATATATACTGATATCTACAGCAATGCGTTTCCCTGATATATCCGCCATATTCATACAGCGAATTGATTCAGGACAATTATCTCTTAAATGACGATTTAAATTACGAATTCCCATTTTTTTGTTATGCGTATAATGAATGATAAAGTTATCCGTTTTAACTAATATTATTTCAATTTTTTATTGTATAAAATGGATAATAAGAATAAAAATAAGAATAAGAATAAGAATAAGAATAAGAATAAGAAAATGGAGAAAAAGAGAAATAAAATTGATTTAATAATTGATATTTGTTATTATAACTAACAAATAATGAAGACAAGAAGCCAAACCAAGAAAGAACATATTCTATATGAAGTCAATATTGACTTTGACGAAGCAAGTAGAGAATGGAAAAAAAATAAAAAGTCAATAGGAAACGGACAATACAAATATATTTGTGAAAAAGAGAAAAAAGATAAAAATATATGTGGTAAGATATGCTATAAAGAATTATCATATTGTTGGTCGCATAGAAACGCAGTAGAGAAATAATATATATATTGTGAAAACAACTTAAAGAGAAATAATATATATTGTGAAAACAACTTAAAGAGAAATAATATATATATTGTGAAAACAACTTAAAGAGAAATAATATATATATTGTGAAAACAACTTAAAGAGAAATAATATATATTGTGAAAACAACTTAAAGAGAAATAATATATATTGTGAAAACAACTTAAAGAGAAATAATATATATTGTGAAAAATATGTTGTCTATCCTAATTCGCATATTGTCATACGCAAATTTCTTATTAAATACCTGAGGTCTTTAGTTTTTTTTCCTGATTTATGAACTTTTAATAATAATTTTTCTGTACATTCTATACCATCTAACATACTCTTTGTTTTATATTTCTTTTCAATAAAATTACAAAAACTATCTAAACTAACAGTTGTTTTTTTGAATTGTAACAAAGTCGTATTGTTAGTATTACACCACGATAAAAAATCTTGGTAATTATTAAATAAAATTAGCGTTATTATATAGTAAGACAATACATTTGTATCTTCTTTATACATTGTTTTTCTAATATTTTCCGAATGAACACCCTTCTCATATAAATTTTGATAACTTAAATCCATAAAATTTAAAACCTTTACCATCTGAAAAAAAGCAAAAACACGTTCGAAATTTATAAACAATTCAGCATTTGTTAAAAATTCATTTATATCATTTTTATTTTTCATATTTATATAGCTACAAAACAAAGCATTCATTACTCTTGCCCAAAATTCCGTATATGCTTCAAATAAATTAACTTCAGAATTTACTTTAAAAATAGACAATATCTTTGAATTACACGCTGTTGTGTTCATATCTGAAAAATCTAACCCAAAATTATGAAACGTTTCGTGTATAAAAGCCTTAAACCACTCTTCTTTTCTAAAAACAACTATTTCCGAATTTTTAGGGCAAGTTCTAGTAAATGCCGTATTAATATTATTTTCATTCAATATATTTACATTTGTTAAAGGTAATATTTTCAATAAACTAGTATGATATATGTATATTTTTAGTTCTGCGGAACAACTTTTTGAAGCATACCCATTTACCATATGTAACCAAACTAACATATAATCAACATAATTATTATATAATTTTATTTGATGTTCTGGATTACCATCTTCTATTAAAAATATTATACTTATATTTCTTTCAAACAAACGAAAAGTATATGTCAATGTATTTAAAGAATGATCATCAATATGCTTTCTAATTTCTGTTGGAAATGCGTTTGACGGAAATGTTGTTGGCTTTGGTATTTGGGTTACATTAGTTATATGTTCCACTTTTAATTTATAAAAAGATTCTCCATTTTTTGTTTTTAATGATTGAATATAACTAACACCAGTTACAATTTCCTTGTATAAGTTTTTTAATAATGTATCTGTTTTGTTTGTTTGTTTTAATAACGTTAAACAATTGTTATTATCAAAAAAAGACATTAAATTTTGACTTTCTTTTGTAAATTTCATAATTTATTATATAATAACCTTTTATTATTATTTTTACATTTGTTACTTGTAATAATACAAGTAATAAATATTTTGCGATTATTCAATGAAACATTTAAACATAGAATGTAAACAACCAATCTTTGGTTCAATCTTTGGATCAATCTTTGGACCTGTTGTATATGTTGTATATGTTGTATATGTTGTATATAATTTTATATACTTTTGTAACCAATAAAATAATTTCTGGTATATTCACAAATAATTTTATTGGGTTTCCAATATAATATATTATATATTATATATAATGTCTGAACTTAGCATTCAAGCTCAACAAAAAATTAAATTAAGTATAATAAAAGACATTAATAATTTAATTACTAGCAAAAATAATTTAGAACAGATTATAGATTATAATGCAATTCCAGATTCAGCAATTTTATCAGAAGAAAAACAAAATAACATTTTATTAGAAGAAAAACAAATTCAACTACATACAAAGCGTTTACAATATATTATAAACATAGCTAAGGACAAAAATATTCAATTTACCCCTGAAGAAATAGAAACATATGGTTATAATCCATATGAAAAAGCTGAAGAAGTAATAAATAAAAAAATCATAAAACCAATGGAACCACTTTTTCATTTAAATTATAATTATGATGTCACATTAATTAATTTACGTGATATTAGATTCAGTCAATCAAATATATCTTCACCATTCCCAAAAGAAACCGAAGACACCTTAGAATCTTTTATGAAAAATTATCCTTTTAAATTTTATAACTATAAAGACAATGATTTAATTCTTTTAGGAATGTTTGGAGAGAATGATTATACTTTTTCTGATAAAGAAAAAACTTCTCATAATCCAACAGTTCCATCTTTAAATGTTGTTCATTTTCCAGAAACAAATTGTTATGTAAGCATTGATAATAGAAGAAATGAATTGATATATCGTCAATTATGCTTACTTTTAAGTACTGAGCAAAAATCGTGTTCTATTGATAATATGATGTTTAAAAATACAAATGATTTTTTAAGATTTGAATTGGGTATTCCAAATGATGCTCATATTTACATTCCTTGTTGTGTTAAACCAAGTGATGGTGTACCACCAAGACTAATGAAAACACCAGATGGCTTAGAATTAGAAAAATTAAATAAAGAACTCGGTCGTCCAATTGATACAATTACACCAACATATGCTGGAGTAATTTGGCAAAGAGTTTCACATCCACACCTTGATAAATTTAGAAGTGACATATTATCTGGAATTCAAGGTTTTCCCATAAATTCAGTAAACAATTTTAATCAAAAATTTAATGATAACTCTCAAATAAAAATATATAAAAATAAATTTTTTTGTAGAAAAACCGAAGATGTCGCAAAAGGACCAATTAATATAACAACAATTGTAAATAATTTAGTTCAACAAGGTATTATTAAAAACCCATATGTAAATAAAATTCCTGAAACAGAATACAAAAATTTACAAACTTTATACTATCACGTTGCAAATATTTTTATTAATTATCTTTTAAATGGAACAACTGAATTTACTGAAATTATAAGTTTTGATACTTTATTTGGTAATAATGAAATTAAGTTTATTCGTGATTTTGAACAATGGAAAATAAATATCGATAAAATTCCATTATATCCTGAAAAAACTGGTGGTAGAAGTTTAAAGCACAAAGCAGTAAGTGGAGAAACCAGAAAAAGATGTAAATATGGATACAGAAAAAACAAAAAACAAAAAAATGTGCGAAAAAAAAATACAACAAAAAAATGTGCTAAAAAAAAATACAACAAAAAAAAGTAAAAAAGCTCACTTTAAAATTGACGTAGATTTTGGATGCGTTCTTGCTAAACATTCTAAGGAAGGACATGAAAAATCACAAGTAATGGAACATAAAATATACACATTGACATTCCTTGCGCAATAGAAACTCTTCATAAATTAAAGAAAAATGATCATGAACTTTTCCTTGTTTGTTTTAATAACGTTAAACAATTGTTATTAGAAAAAAAAGACATTAATTTTTGACTTTCTTTTGTAAATTTCATAATTTATTATATAATAACCTTTTATTATTATTTTTAAATTTGTTACTTGTAATAATACAAGTAATAAATATTTTGCGATTATTCAATGAAACATTTAAACATAGAATGTAAACAACCAATCTTAGGAAGATTAATTGACTTTAATTTTATTAAATCAATCGACACATCAATGATTTTTAAAAGTTCAGTTGCTAATTGTTTATTTTGAACTTTGTTAGTTTCAATATATAAGGTAAATACCATATTGAGAATAGTTTTAATTAACTCGTATGGATCAACCTTTGAATCAACCTTTGTATCGGTTGTTATAATTTCATACACTTTTGCAACCAACAAAATAATTTCTGGAATATCTTTAGTATCAATCTTATTGTCTAAAATTATTTTATTAAGAGATATTTCTACATCAGAAAAAAAACAAGATTTTTCCTTACATAATAATAATAAATATTTTTGTATTTCAGGACTAACTGGAATACTTAACGTATGTAATTTATTTTCATTTAAAAACGATTCTACTATTTGAGAAAATGTTATTTTAGTTATTTCAATTATTAAATCATTTGTAATTTCAACCTTTTCTTCTTTTACGGGGACTTGGACACCTAATCCCCGTACGCCCTTTTCTTCTTTAACCTCTTCTTTAACAACATCTTCTTTAACAACCTCTTCTTTAACCTCTTTGTCAACATTTACTTCTTCAACAACTTCTACCATTACTTCTAATACGTCTTTTACTACTTCTTCTATTTCTTCTATTGCTGTCTTTTCAATAATTTCGCTCATATATTTTATATCATAATATAATATTTATATCATATTTTTAATATATTATTTATATTTCGCCATTAGAAATATTACCACGAATAATCATTAATTTATCAAATGTCTCGGGTTCTTGAGCTCGCCTATGATGGCTTAATTTAGCATTCTTTGTTTCTAAAAGTAGTTCTTTCAAATCTTCATTTTGTGTAAATTTGGCTTGCTGAGCCGCCGACATTTCTTTATCCGACCTAACAGCAAAGAAATCATTATCTATTACCACTGTTTTTGGTCTTATTTGTTCACCTTTAAATTTCCCTGTTTTTCCACCAGCTCCTTTCGCCATTTCGGGATTTTGAGACAATTCGGTTCCTGAATCTAACGTAAATGATAAATAAAAATCTGGATTACCCTTTTTAAACTTAGATGCTTGATAATAATGTTCCACGGAAGCCCAACGATGATTATCTAATGAAAACGGTTGAATCCAAAAGTTGGATAACTTTTTCCGCCATTTTGGTATTTTTGCTAAATTTGAAAATTCACCAATACTATTTGATGGGATTTTTTCACCAGTTCCTTTTCCAGGAGCAGGACTATCAGACGAATTTGAATAAAATGAAAATATAATATTATCGTCATATAGATTCATTAACTTTGATTCGTTAAATTCATCAAATTTTGGGATTCCTTTAGCTGTTCCTACCGTTTCCGTTTTAAATTTTTCAAATTCGGGAATAAATGAAAATACACCAGAATCTTTTTCCATACACTTATCTACTATCATTTTTTTAATGTCGTATGGTATCTCTTTGAATGTAAAAATCATTTTTTTATTATATCCTATTAATTTGTAATGATTTCCAGTATGATCGACAATTATATAAAATTCTGGCTTAAATTCGCCTCTACTTAAAATAATAGGATCGACATCTGTACCGCATTGTAAAACCCCATCTAAATCACCATCATTGTATTTATTACTGGACATAATAATAAATTTAATATTTAATAATTTTTCCATTAAATTAATTGTTCTAGCATCAGCCCAAAACTCACATGTACGAATAAATTTCTTAAATTCTTCTAGAGATTTAATATCCTTTATAAATAAAACGTCAGCAATATTTTGCTTGGCAAACTCATTCTCTCTTTTTAATTTATCAAATTGTTTTTTTACATTTAAAGCAGCATCTTTAATAATTAGCTGTTGAGTTCTATCAATAGTAGTTGCTAATTTTGATTTGAGTTCATCATATTCCTTTTTCTTTACAATTGATCGCGATCGTGTTTCATTTATTTCATTTGTAAACATAGTATAACGTTCTTTATAATCATTAAACATTTCTTGTTTAACATCTTCTGATACTTTGCTTCTCAATTTACTCACCATTGTATCTTGACCAATACTTTTAAATGCGTCTCTTATTGTTGCAAAAAAACAGTCCCCTTGCCCTTCATTATCTATTAAAGAATAATTCTTATTTTTCATAAAGGTTTGAACCCAATTATCGTGTTCTCCCTCGTGATATTTTTCTCTAGAATTTTTTGCCATTTTAGCAGTTTCTTGTTTTAATTGTTCCGGAATAACAGCTCCTATTCTAGCAGTAAATATGTCCTTCCTTATTTGCGGAATTAATATTTCGGTTTCTTCGGATTTCTTTTCTCCCTTCTCTTTTTTTCCCTTTTTTTCATCTTTTTCATCTTTTTTCTTTTCATCCTTTTTTTCTTTTTCTACTACTTTTTTAAGTTTTTGAATCATATCTTTTGTAGAAAAAGTATAAATTAATGGTTCGTTTAAACGCTCTACGTCTAATACGGAATCTTCATCTACGTAATCTACCATATTACTTGAAGGGATTTCATAAACTCCTATTTGAATAACTTTATTATTGTGCTTAACTAAATAAACTGGAAAATATGTTATATTTTTATCAGCAAATGTATTTTTAGGCCCTCCAATAGCAACGATAACCTCTAAATCCTTTATTTCTACTTGATATAGATTTGCTTCTTTACTTAAATCTTCGGGATCGACTCTTTTTAGTTCCGGATAATTTATTGAACTGTCTAATTTAGATACAACCATAAGTATATAAATTAGTTAGATTTAATATTTTACAAGTTTAATATACAACTATTTTACAAGTTTAATATACAACTATTTTACAAATAATTATGTCCAAATAATATATTTTTTCATTTTTGGGTCATTTGTTAGTTCTACAATATAAGCCCACATTTTATGTCTTTTATTAACAATTTTAACATTTTCAGGTAAACTCTCAAAAAACACAATAGTTGATATAATATCTTGTTTTTTACATTTTGATGCTTTTATATCTTTATCAATGCCATAATATTGACATATTTTTAATAAATCCTTTATGGTATTTACAGATCCTTCTTTTACGGGGTTAAACGCCCATTCTTTGACCCCTTCTTTGGTCCATTCATCTTCAAACTCTTTTAACATATTTTGTATTTCATAATTATTTTCTAAATGAGTGTCATCAATATTTTCTTCAAAAAAAAAAGTAATATTATTAGGTGTATTAGCAGTAGTATTAGCAGTAGTATTAGCAGTAGTATTAGCAGTAGTATTAGCAGTAGTATTCATCAAATTATATTATACTTTATAATTAATTGTTTAACTCGTTTTTTTTAACAAGTTTACAAAACAATTACATTTTACATCTTTTTACATTTCAATTAAATCCATAAACTTAAAGATTGCCTTATTTGATAAGCTCTGATGATCCTTTGCTTTCGCCTTTGCTAAACTATTTATAATTTCAACAATTGTTTTTCCATTAATACACAAATCTTTAGAGTTATTACTTACTTCATCTATCATATCCTTGTTAAAGAGGATAGCAATATTTTCAGTTAACTCATCTACTTCATTTTTATGTTCAGGTTTGTCAATCATATTAGATACCAATTCCAATAGATCTCTTAAAATTTTAATAACGCCTTCCTTTTTAATGAATCCATTATTTGCTAAACTCATTAAGAATGTTGTAACTGAACGACGTCTATCATTTTTCTTGTTCATATCACAAAAACCATCATAATTCTTTTCAGAATCGACATACTGAATATCACTATATTGAGACATAATATCAGCGTATTTTTCATTAAATATTGGCATTATCCACGGGTATTGAACGCACAACTCAGCAAACAGATCAGCGAAAACCTTTGAATAAAATTTATTCGTTGAACAGAATTCATAAATAGTATTACCGACCTTGTTATAATCAGAATCACTCGAAAATTCTATACAAATCTTATTAAGCCTTTCAACAATCTTTTCTCTCATATCTAAGAATGTCTTATCTGTTAATTTATTAAGTAGCAAACGAATATGATCAATATCTCCATCAATTCCTGACTTTTGTTCAATTTTAGTAGTTTGAAATGTTCTAATAGTTTCCCATTCTTCGCCACTTACCTCCATTCCTCTATTACCCTTCTTTTTCTTATTTTTTATATTAGCAGAAGAGGAAGATGAAGAGGAAGAAGAGGAAGAGAAATCATTATCTATATCCTTTGCAGACGATTCGACAGGATCTCTCTTTTGTCTAACAAAAGTCGGAGACGTTAACCCAATAGCACCAACTTGCATAGATAAATAATTAATCATATTATAAGTATCTTCTGACATTTCAAATTGAAACCCAGAACAAGCAATATCGCTAATTTGACGAAGGTTGTATTTCAAAGTGGTTGTCATTATATCTGTATACTTAAACTATATAGTAATTTATTTAAATCAATTTTTTAATAAAATATTATATTAGCTTAAATACACTTAAAACCAACGTATATAATATTATATACAATGTCAATTGAAAATACAAATGATATAGTTATTAATAATACAGTTATTAATAACAAAGACGGGGATTTAGTAAAAGAATCAGAATCAGAAATTAGAATTTATAACACATGGGACGAATTGGATTTGAATCCTGATCTTTTAAGAAGTATTTATGGTCATGGTTTTGAAAAGCCGAGTCCAATTCAAAGCAAAGGAATTGCTCCTATTAAAGAAGGCAGGGATATTATCGCACAAGCCCAATCTGGAACTGGCAAAACGGGTTGTTTTACGGTTGGGGCTCTTTCAAGAGTGAATGTACAAGAAAACTCAAGTCAGGTTCTTATAATGGCGCCTACGCACGAACTAGCGCAACAAATAGCATCGGTAATTCACGGGTTATCTAATATGATTACTGGAATTCGTATCAAAACGGTCATTGGTGGTTCTTCCATCGATGAAGATGCTAACGAAATTCGCGAAAATCCTCCTCATATTATTGTTGGATGTCCCGGAAGAGTGTTTGATATGATTAGAAGACGTCATATCAATGCTAATAAATTTAAATTAGTGATTCTTGACGAAGCCGATGAAATGTTATCGTCGGGATTTAAAGACCAAGTCTATAATATTTTTCAGCATCTTAATAAAGATGTTCAGATTGCTCTTTTTAGCGCGACATTGCCTAACAATATTTACCAAATTACTAATAAATTTATGAGAAATCCGGTTAAAATTAGCGTTAAAGCCGAAAGTCTTACTCTTGAGGGAATTAAACAATATTATGTAGCAGTAGAAGATGATAGACAAAAGTATCTTACATTAAAGGATCTTTATCAACATATTACTCTTGCGCAATGTATTATTTATTCTAATAGCGTTAAGCGTGTTATGGATCTATATGAAGCTATGAAGGAAGACGGGTTTCCAGTTTGTTGTATTCATAGCAATATGGACAAATTTGAAAGAGACAGGTCGTTCAAAGAATTTAGAAATGGAACCGCAAGAGTTCTTATTTCATCGAATGTTACTTCTAGAGGAATTGATATACAACAAGTAAGTGTTGTTATTAATTTTGATTTACCTAGGGATGTTCATAGTTATCTTCATCGCATTGGTAGATCTGGTAGATGGGGTAGAAAGGGAACTGGTATTACTTTTATTACTAGAAGGGATATTATTAAGATGAAGGAGATTGAATCTTATTATAATACACAAATTGAGGAACTTCCAGGAAACTTTCAAATATAAATATTATAACAAGGTAAATATTATAACAAAGTATTTAACGTAGTAAAGAAAAGTTTACATTATAGAAATTCGTAAAATAGATTATTATAAAATATTCTATTTTACAAACAATGATCGACATAAAATTGAATTCAAGTTTAGATAGTGTTAATGACATTTTTAAAATTCCGATTATGTACAATAATTGTTCTAAAAAACTTAATGAAACAATTGTAAATGATCTTGAGTTAGTCACGTCAATAGACAAAGAAGAATCGTCTATATATGACAATGTATTTAATTTAACTAACAAACCATCAAAAAAGATTGTTCATCAATTTGCCAGTCATTACACAACCGACACAGAATATTTAAAGGATACGCAAAATTTAATACAATCTTTAGAACAAGAAGAAATAAATACTATTAATAATAAACACAATTTTGGTGATTTTGAATTAAATGATATTGTTAGTTCGTGGGAAGAAATAAAATCAGAAACAGGATTTCGGGAAAAATACTTATATATTGACTGGAAATTCGCAAACGATCTTAATAAAAATTCGTCTTTTTTACAGTTGATGAGTATTTATAATATTGCTTCCCCTATTTTATCTCTTTGTCTTCCTATTTTTGTTCTTATTGTTCCTTTTTTTATTGTTAAAATAAGAGGCATTGAGCTAAATATTAAACAATATCTTGAAATATTGAAAACTATTATATCAAATCACGCGATATTCAAAGTATTTACTCAATTTCAAGACGTTGACAATAGTCAAAAATTATATTTGGTTCTTTCGTCTGCGTTCTATTTATTTTCCATTTATCAAAATATTCTGATTTGTATTCGGTTTTATTCCAATATACAGAAGATACATAATTATCTCTTTAAATTTAAGAAATATATTGCTCATACTATAGATTTAATGAATTACCATTCTTCCAAGTCTTGTAAACTAACAAAATACAACGAATTTAATAATGTTAATGAATCAAACAAAAACGTATTGGTAAAATTATATGAAGAGATAAATAAGATTTCACCATTTACATTTTCTTTTTCAAAAATCAATGAAATAGGACATATTATGTGTGTGTTTTATAAATTATACGACAATGATATTTATAATAATGCTTTATTATACTCTTTTGGATTTAATGGATATTTTAGTATGATCAATCAAGTTAAAACTAACATAATAGAAAATAAGCTTGTGAAAACCGTTTTTACAGATACTAAGAAAAAGACCAATAAAAAGAAAAAACCTGTATTTAAAAAAATGTATTACCCAAAATTAATCAATGATGAGGAGCAAAACATAATTAAAAATGACTGTAATTTGAATAAAAATATGATTATTACAGGTCCTAACGCATCAGGCAAAACAACAACATTGAAAACAGCATTAATTAATATTATTTTGTCTCAACAAATAGGGTATGGATGTTTTGAATCATTAAAACTTTGCCCATATGATAATATTTATTGTTATTTAAATATACCAGATACATCTGGGAGAGACAGTTTATTTCAAGCAGAAGCAAGACGATGTAAAGAAATTATTGATTCGATTAATTTAGAACCCGATAAAACGCATTTTTGTATATTTGATGAATTATTTTCAGGGACAAATCCAGAAGAAGCGGTTGTTAGTGCATTTGCTTTTATGGATTACATTGTTAAGAATAAGAATGTAACGTGTCTGTTAACAACGCATTATTACAAACTGTGTAAAAAACTATCAAAAAATAAACTGATTAAAAATTATAGTATGAAAACTGTAAAAAAAAACGACAATTTTGAATATACGTATTTGATCGAAGAAGGAATTTCAAAAATTAAAGGGGGATTAAAAGTATTAAAAGATATGAATTATCCCAAAGAGATTTTAGACAATACAAAAATATAGAAACAAATAATTCGTTTTAAAAAAAAATATAATATATTACTCCTTTTTAAGAATGGCAATTTCCGATATACTTAGCACATCATTTTTATTTAGCATTGCTATAATTATTATACTAATTGGTGGCATTTTTGCTTATGTTAGTTACAGAATGGGAGAGCAAGATCATAAACTTAATTCAATGATTGGATTAGTTTCTACAATGGCCGAAGAATCGCAATTCTTTAGAAGTAAATTAAATATGTTACAACAAAAATTATCAACTCAAGATTTGCCAGTAGTTGATCAAGTTCAATATGCTAGTCAAATGAGTGGATTCGGTGGTGGAAGAGAAGGACAAGAAGAATTAATCAATGTGTCTGATGAAGAAGACGATTCAGATGATGATTCAGAAGATTTGGAAGATGACGATGAATCGGAAGATTTGGAAGACGAAGATTTGGAAGACGAAGACGAAGATGAAGAAGATGATTCCGAAGAAGAAAGAGGAGAATATATTAAAAGACTTAATTTAACTTTAGCGATTGACGAATCTCCTGTAAAAATCGCATACGAAGAAATAGATGAAGACAACAACTCTTTTAAAGAAACAAACAATTTAACTTTCGATGATGTACAAGATTTAGCTGATTTTGAAGCAACTCTTGAAGAAACAGATATTCAATTATTAGCCGAAGATACGAAAGAAGATGATAACTTTTTAAAAAACGTGTCGATTACTGGACTTGATAATGGCATATTAAGTTTAGAAGAAATAGGAGCCAATAAGAACGATTATAAAAAAATGTCACTTAATAAGCTAAGGGAAGTTGTTGTTAGTAAAGGTGTTACTTTAGATGCCTCCAAATTAAAAAAAAATGAAATTCTTAAATTGCTAGGCGATGAATAAAATTAGGCGATGAATAAAATGCTAGATAATGAATAAAATGATGTCAAATATTTTCTTTATATAGTATAATATGAATAATACTTATTATACTATAGATCCTATATCAAACAGTCCATGGCAAACAGACTTAACTAACCAAAAAATGAATGCTGACAATAAAATTACTTCTAATTGGAAATATAGGCAATATATGCAAAAAAATGCTAATCAAATAATGAAATTTAACACTATGCAAACAATTAATGATTCGGGAAACAATCCATATAGTGTATTAAATACAAATACAACTAACAGCAGTCCATATCTTTATAGATCTACACACGATACTGTTAATCCAGAATATGGATTTAGAAATAGTGATTTAAAACAAGCATATACGACAAAGATACAAATGAAATCAAAAATGATTTCGCCTTCTATTCCTACAAACTTTTAATAGCATTTTAATAATCTTTTTTTTTCTTTCTTTTTCTTTCTTTATTGTTTCTTTATTGTTTCTTTATTGTTTCTTTTTTATTTGTTATTGTAAAACAATATAATACTAACTTATGATAATTTAGTATTACAAATGAAAATTCTCAGTGTTGATGTTGGTATTAAAAATTTATCATTTTGTCTCTTTGAATTACTACCCGTTATAATACCAATTGACAAATTAGAATCAAAACATATCACAATTATCAAATGGGATAATATTAATTTAAGTGAAAAGACAGAAAGCAAGTGTATTGAAGTTGATAAAAATGGATTGTGTGATAAACCAGCCAAGTTTACAAAAGATGGAAAATGTTTTTGTTTAAAACATTCAAAGAAACAACCATTTTTACAACCAAGCGCTGATCTTAAACCATCTTATTTAAATAAACAAAAACTCCAAACATTGATGGATATAGCCGACAAATATAAAATTAAATATGAGAATCCTATTAAAAAAGCAAAATTAATTTCATTAATAAACGAGTTTATAACTAACAACTGTTTCGCTTCTATTGAAAAAACAAATGCTAGCAAAGTAGACCTAGTTACAATTGGTAAAAACCTCCAACATAAATTCGACGAAATATTTTGTGACCATTTATCGACTATTGATACTATTATTATTGAAAATCAAATAGGACCGATAGCAAATAAAATGAAAACAATACAAGGTATGATATCTCAATATTTTATTATGAAAAATAATAATATTCAAATTGAATTTATTAGCGCTTCCAATAAATTAAAGGATTTTTTACCGAAAGAAAAAGAAGAAAAGGTAGAAAAGGTAGAAAAGGTAGAAAAGGTAGAAAAGAAGGAAAAACTGGATTATAAACAGCGGAAAAAATTGGGAATTCAAACTTGTTTAGAGATTATTACAACGGATTGTAGATTTAATGCTTGGACTACATTTTTTAATAAACATGCGAAAAAGGACGATTTATCTGATTGTTTTTTACAAGGAATGTGGTTTATCAAATACAAAACATAAATGAATATTCATTATTTATTATTTATTATTTATTATTTATTATTTATTATTTATTATTTATTATTTATTATTTAAATATTTAATTAATTAAATTAAGTAATTATTACAATATATATATTGTAATTCGTATTACTTAAAATTAAATGTTCTTATTATTTCATAATGGATAACGATATTATAGATATTTCTATGGACTTTGATAATTTTGGTAGTAGTTCTAAAGGCAACTTTGGAGGAGGAATTGAATTGTTAATGAATGATAATAAACAATCTTCCCGTGGACAAACCAGTGATATCGATATTGAAGATTTGAATAATTTAGAAAATGAATTAAATGGTTTAGCAAATGAAACTAATCCAATGACCAATACATTCGAATCTAATTTATTTGGAGTTAAACCTAATTATAACGATACATCATCTGTCAGATTTGATGAAGAACCTTCTATACATATTTTTGACGAAAAAAAACTTAATTTAGGACAATCAACCGCAAACTCTTCTTCCGACGCAAAAACGTGGGATGGTTATGGCAAATTTAATAATATTCCAGTCAATCCTGACCAAAGAACATTTAATGAACCAAAACTATCAAAAGACGAAATGCTTAGAGAAAAGTTTAAATACTTACGAAAGCTTGAAGCTCTTGAAAAGAAAGGAGTTGAACTAACAAAAAAATACAATATGGATTCCAATTTACAAGAAATGATGGGCGAATATGAAATGATTATGGAAGAAAAAACTAAACAAAACTCTGTTAAATTCCAAGGCAATATGATGATGGCAATTATTAATGGCATTGAATTTTTGAATAATCGTTTTGATCCTTTTGATGTTAAAATAGATGGATGGGGCGAACAAATAAATGAAAATATTACCGATTATGATGACATTTTTTCAGAACTTTATGAAAAACATAAATCTAAGGCTACTTTATCGCCCGAACTCAAATTATTATTCCAACTTGGTGGCAGTGCTATGATGGTTCATATGTCCAATACAATGTTTAAATCCGCTATGCCTGGAATGGATGATATTTTGAGACAAAATCCGGATCTAATGCGTCAATTCCAATCAGCGGCTGTTAACTCTATGGCTGGTTCTAATCCCGGATTTTCTGGATTTATGGGCGGATTAATGGGAGAACCACAAATTCCTACTGGCTCTAGACCCCCTCCTCCACCAATGGCAACTCAAGGACCAAATGGAATGCCACCACCTCCAAATAGAGCTGGGAATAACAAGGGATCCATGAACACAGGATCAGGACGCGCGGATATTTCAATGGCTAGAGGCGCGTTTTCTCAAGGTACTGCGTTTGCTCAAGGTACTGCGTTTGCTCAAGGTACTGCGTTTGCTCAAGGCGGAATTGATGACGGAATTAGTATTCGAGAAAACAACCTTGGTGTTCCTGGATTTGAACCACCTCAACATTCGCAAAAAAGTTCTAGACGTCCTGATATGAAAGGTCCAGTCGACATATCCGATATATTATCTGGATTGAAGACAAAGACAATTGATATTGCTATGGCGCCTTCTTTTCCTCAACAAAAAAATCAAAATCAAAATCAAAATCAAAATCAAAATCAAAATCAAAATAGAGACATTGTTATTGAAGATTTAAATAACAGCAGTACAATTAGCATCGATGATCTAAAGAGTATTCAAGGCGATGGCAATATTCCTAAACGCAGTCGCAGAAGACCTAAGTCTGATAAAAATACTGTTAGTTTAGATATTTAATTATTTACGCAATTACAAAACTAAAATGTGAAACATTAATGATTATTCCAAAAATATCAATATTGAAATTCTTGCCTTATCTACTTTTTTAGTTTGTAATAATGAATGTTTATAATTATTATTTATTTCATTTGGAATGAATAATAAATCACCGCTATGTAAAACATAGTCTACATTTTCTTTTGTTTTATTTTCTTTATATCTTAATATTCTTTTTGTTCCTAATGATATTAAGCAAGTGTCGCAATTGTATTTGTCTGCATGATATGGGGCATATTCATTTCCGTTTTCGTAATAATTTAAAAATGCACCAGTAACTTTTCTTGAAAATTGTTTTTCTATATCTAACAATATGACATTTAAGTTATGTATATTAAACCCATAGTGAGATACGTGTCTTTTAAAATAATTTATTTTAGACCATTCTGTATTTTGAAGAATTATATTAAATAATTCCTCTGAATTATCCAAAAATAATGGCGTATGAATTATGGTATTCATTATATTTACTTCGTTGTTACAACACTACTTGAACGATATATTATTTCAATTTTATTATTGTTTTAACAATAAATAAAATCTAAAAATAATAAAATTATAAAATAATAAAATTATAAATTATAAGTTACTATAGCTTCAATTTAATATCATATTAATTTATATCAATATGATAACAGGAAAATGTTGTATTTGCGGAACCGTTAAAAACTGTGGTCCTTTTTTAGAACGCGTATTTAAAAATATTGAAACTATTGCCAAACAGTTTTCAGATTACCAAATTATTATGGCTTATGATGATTCCAGTGATAATTCATTACAATTATTACAAGAGTTTATACAAGTATATACTAACAAATTTATTTTACATATAAACGTTGAACCATTATCTCAATACCGAGTATATAATATAGCAAAGGCGCGTAATAAATGCTTGGATATAATTCGTTCTCAATTCCCCGATTACGAATATTTTATTATGATTGATTGCGACGACGTATGTGCTGCTCCAATTAAAATAGAATACTTATTGTATTATTTAACTGTTAATACCGATTGGGACGCATTATCGTTTAACAAGAAACCATATTATGATTTGTGGGCTCTATCAAAATACCCATATTCATTTAGTTGTATGCACTTTAAATATGGATCACAGCGAATTAACAAATTTATTGAAACCATTATGGAAAACGCAACACCCAAAACATTAATACCGTGTTTATCCGCTTTTAATGGGTTCTCTATTTATAGAACTAACAAATTTATTAATGGGTTTTATGATTTTAAACCGAGACCCGATTTACTTCCTCCGCATTTATTAAAGGCAAATGAAAAAATATGTGGCCCTGTATTTTTAAAAGGTAAAGCTGGTCTTATTGATTGCGAGCATCGTAGTTTTCATTTGATGGCCTTAGGTGCGCGTATCCGAATTGCTCCTGAAATTATTTTCTAAAACATCCTCTATTATTTACCGTATGATATCCTAACCAATACATATTTTTTCTATACTTTTATTTACTACGTTATAAAAAGTAAAGCAAAAGTATAGCAAAAGTATAGCAAAAGTATAAAAGTATAACAAAATATTTTGCTATACTTTTTTAAAAGTATAATATATATGAACAGAATTATAGTAGGGGAAGGATCATACGGGTGTGTACATAAACCAAGTATACATTGTAAAAATCCTCCAAGTCAAGGCTTTAATTATGACAAATATGTATCCAAAATTATGAAAACCAAAAATGCGGAAGCAGAATTATCCGAATTTGTCATTATGCAAAATATTGATCCATCAGACGAATATCATTTAGGTGAACCTATTATATGTGACCCTATTTTAAGCACTGGTGTAAAAGACGATATTAAGAAATGTAAACACATTAAAATTGCCGAAGTCGAAGCTGAACCCGATAAATATAGTTTGTTAATTTTAAAATTTGGCGGTCCCGATTTAAAAGCACTAGGTAACGAATTGTTAAAAGAATATTTAAAAACTGATAAAGATGAGCGAGTTGATACTTTTTGGTTAAGCGTACATAATTTAATAAAAGGCATCCAATTTTTTAAAGAGCACGGAATCGTTCATAATGATATTAAGCCACAAAATATACTTTTTAATTTAACAAATGGAAACCTTCGCTATATTGATTTTGGTCTTATGAGAACAAAAAAAGAAATTATCGACTCATCTAAAAAAAACAACAATTATTTAGGAATATATCATTGGTCTTACCCATTTGATTGTGGTCTTATGGATAAACAACAGTATAATAATTATAATCATCGGAATTCGACAAGAAGAACAGTTTGGAAAAATCAATTAAGCAATTTAATTGTTAATAATTCAAATATTAACACACTTGGCTTACCCATTAATAATCCTGAATCAATGCATATTTTATTTACTTATTTAAGTCCAACTTATACTGTTCCTGATGCGGCAACCCAATACGGATATATTAATTCCTTTTTTGATGGCTTTAATGATCTAATAAAAACGAATTCATATGCTAAAGTTTTAGATCATACCACTGATTCTATTGATGTATTTGGGCTAGGGTTTACATTACAATATATGGCTAATTGTTTTAAAAAGTTAAACGCGTTATCATTAGAAGATTATACTCGTTTATCAACGTTTTTTCATAAGATGTATGATTTCAACCCGATAACAAGAGTTATTGATATTGATTTGTTATTGAATGAATACGAAAATATATTACTTGAAATCGGAATTTTAACTAGAACTAGGAAAAGTTTTGAAAACAATATATTAGTTAATAAAGCGCCTGCGCCACCATCTATAATGAAAAAAGCGAAAAGCGATGAACGATCAGCTCCAGAACATTTATCCGCTGCGTTACAAGAAATAGCAGACAAAGACGCGGTTGATCTTTCTTTAAGTAAAAATTTAAATAAAATTTCAGATAAGAAATCGGATAAACAATGTCCTAAAGAAAAGGATTTAAATCCTACTACTAAACGCTGTGTTAAAAAATGTAATCCGGGGTTTTCAAGAAACGATAAATTTAAATGCACAAAAAATACAAAAAAAGTTTTTTCTAGAAATAAACAATCTAAAAGAACGAGAACGCGTTCAAAAAAATAAATATTGAACTAACTTAAAAAAAAGAAAAAATTGAATTGCTTTTTTACTATCTTTAAAAACGTATCAATAACAAATCAACAATCAACAATCAACAATATTCCCTTTTATAAAATGTCTTCTATTAATATTAATATGTCTTCTATTACTACTTCTTCAAACATCTCTTTGTTAAATCTACAAAATCCAGTGTTATATTCTAAACTGGAAAACTACATTGACTTTGTTAGAAATGTTCATTTAGGAGACACCTATGTTTGTTTTCAAACACAGAGCGTTATTACAAGAATTAATCAAGAATTTATTCTTTCTTTAAATAAAGAATCTGGCAAAACTTTATGCTTGGACATTGATTTCGCATACAAAAATAATGTGCCAATATATAAATACGTTGGGCCAAAAGTCGAGGACATTAACAACAAGAAAAAGAACTTCGAACATTTGGCTAAATTCTTGCTTGATGCGAGATTAATTCAGACGGAAGAATGTGATGGTCTCGCCTTTATTGGGGAAGATTACAGAGAAAGAGAAAGAGAAAGACGTGATATTTTTGACAACTTATTTGACTGCCGAACATTTTAAATATCGTATTTTAAGTATATATATAAACACATTTTTTTTTTGGAAAAAATTGAAAGTAAATTAATACAATATAATTAAATTATATTATATGAATTTGATAACAGAAATGCCAACCAATCCTACATTTATATTTATTGATGGAAGCTACTTTTGTTTCTATCGATACCATTCTTTAATAACCTGGTGGAAAAACGCGTATCCTGAACAACCCGAAGTGCTTCTAGACCCGTATCAAAATGAAAAGTTTGTTGAGAAATTTAAAAAAACGTTTGTCGATAACGTTTTTAAGATACCCTTAAATTTGAATATTGATAAAAATGTTACTCCAATCATTATTGTTGGAAAGGACTGTAAAAGAGCAGATATTTGGCGTAATGAATTGTTTCCGAATTATAAAGGGAATAGAGCCAATGGTTCTGAAGATGGCTTTATGGGCGGACCATTCTTTAAAATGGCATACGAAGAACAATTATTTATCCAAGGAGGTGCTAGATCTATTCTAAAGCATCCTAAATTAGAAGCTGACGACTGTATTGCTATATCAGTTAAGCATTTATTAAGCACTTATCCTACGTGTAATATTTATATTATTACCTCTGATAAAGATTATTTACAATTAGCGGAAGAACGCGTTCATCTATATAATCTGGCTTTTAAGAAATTAACAGACCAAAAATCATGTACTGGTAATCCTAGTTGTGATTTATTTTGTAAAATCGTAACTGGAGACATTAGTGATAACATTCCATCTGTATTCCCAAAATGCGGACCTAAGACAGCATTAAAGTATTTTGAAAATAGAGATTTATTTGAAAAGAAACTACAAGAATCCGAGGTATACAAAACAAAATACGAATTAAATAAAACGATTATTGATTTTAATTGTATACCAAAAGAATTAGTTAAAGAATTTATGGACAGTAAATTTCAATATTGATGTCTTTTACGAAGAGTTTTTATAACGCATTTTACGAGTGGAATAATTATTAGAATTTTTATTTTTATTTTTTTCAGTTACCGTTTTATTATTTTTATTTTTATTTTTATTTTCATCTGTTTTATCATTTTTATCATTGTTTTCATAATAATCTACAGCAGATGGTCTATATTGGAATCCGCGAATTTCAGCATATGCCTCACGTATTCTTTCAAATGTGCTTTGGCATTTTATAACTGATTTTTGAAATAAATTAGCGCTTTTTCCTGGAAATAATTCCAATTCTATGGTTATATAAAAAGATAATTTGGATGTTGTATCCTTTGCTTTATTTTGAGATACATTATATGGAAGAGGTCTTCTAGGTAAATACATTGTATTATTATAATATGGATTCTGATTATAATACGGATTTTGATTATAATATGGATTCTGATTATAATACGGATTCTGATTATAATATGGATTCTGAGTTTGATTATAATATTGATCGCTCGGACCACCTCCTTTACTGTCGCCTTTAAATGTAAGCCGACTACGTTTGGGATTGGGAACAGGATTTGGAACAGGATTTGGAACAGGATTTGGATTAGAAGGGGGCGTACGGGGTGTCCCCGTAAAAGGGGGGCTAGTAAAAGATTCCAACAAGTCTCGCAATTGATTCGATCTATCTCTTAAATCAATTACATCTTGTTTTAATAATATTTCTTGGGTTTTTTGTTCTTGTGTTTTATTTTCAATGCGTCTTAACTTAAAATATTCCCCTTCTACATCTCCTATTTTGTAATCTATTTCGTCTTTTTCATTTTGTATCTTCTCTTTATCTTTTGTTAAATTTTCTCCCGTTAATGGCCTTTCTATTTGATCTTTGATTGTTTTTGTAAATTTTTCAAATTGATTATCAAAACTAGAAACTATTTTGTCTTTACTAAATCTGACACAATTATTGTATATAAAATATGTTATATAAATAGGTATAGATTCTGTTTGAATAATAAATTCGTTATTAGATGAATTTTTAACAAGTCTGTATTTATCAAATTTATCGCCATTTTGTTTTGATAAGACTAAATATATGTTATCGTCATATGATTCATCTTTTGAAGAACTAACAAAATTACAATCTATACGAAAATGACTATTTAAATTTGATTTTGTTAGTTCAATTTCGTCTTCGGGTATTTCTCTTTGTAAACTAATTCCATTATACAATGTATACGTTGGCTTTTTTGCTGAGGATCCTCCATCAATACCAACTACTCTTTGTTTTGTCTTATTATATGTAACAATATCCCCTAATTGAATTACTGTATTTTCGCGTGGAAACATTTCAAATACTATAAATTTTATTTTTAAAACTTCTTGTAAAATATTAATTATTTCGTTTGATGAAATCTCAGGTTCGTTATTAGAATCAGTAATAATTCGCTTTAACGAGTTAATTGTAAATCGCTGTTTACCATCAATTTCTTCTGTATATGGATTGGTAGTTTCTTGCCCATCTAAATCTAGCTGACCATTTAACGCATCGCTTATAGCTGAGTAAATTGTATCGTTTGTATTGGTTCCTGAATTATTATATACGATCCAATCTAAATATTCTTCTGGTTCTATATCTTCGGTTATCGAATCATATCGTGCGTCTTTTACAACATAATTCATATTATATATAAAATCACTAGTTGCTTCATTGTTGTAATTATTTATTGTTTTTTCTAACCAATAACTACTTCTAAATGAATGGTCCTTTATGTCTGTTAAATTTGACATCAATAATAATTGACATTTTGTAATAAACCCTTGTTCGCTTAAATTAGGAGTAATTATATCTGCTATTTCTTCACAGCTGTCAACCATGGATTGTCTTGATTTATTTATAGACTTAAGCCGACCTCTATATATAATTGAAGATTTATCATTTATTTTTTGTTTTTGATATATTAATTTGGGATCGTTAAATCCTTTTGTATCCCATAACAATGAATTTGGAATACGAGCATCTAATTCATTTTCAATACTATTTTCAATACTATCATAATATTCTGTTAATGTTAATGAAAATTCTAGGTTTAATTGATTCACATTCTCTTCCGCAACATATACTCTATTTTGTCTCAAACAAACTACTTCTAATAAATGTATATATAGCACTATAGCATCATATGCTTGAACTTGTGATTTAATATAAGATATATATAATTTTTCTTGCATTTCATCTTCCATTAATTTTAATGGTTTTTTTTTATTTGATACAGGTTCAATACATCTGCTTCCATCTTCTTTGACTAAAAACCAGTCAACACGTTTTGTTAGATTGTTAAAAGACGATCTTAGCCCATCAGCCTTAATTCTATCAATAAAGTCTTGTTGCTGTTGTCCTGGAAATACTTCATTATATTTCGTTAGAGTTGTTTCAGAATTTTGTAATATTTGTAATGCCTCTTTTCCAATAAAATTCGCAAAAATTTGTATAGACTTAAACAAAGAAACCCAAATACTAAATTGGTTATACGAATAAAATAAAAACATTTTAAAATTATATATTTCGTATTGTTTTTGTTCAATAGATAAAAAATATTTATCAGAAAAATAATGTTCTTCCTCTCTATAATTTATTTTTGGTTCTAAAAGTTCTGTTTTATTCACATAAAGAGTTTTTTCATAAAATTTCTTAAAATCATCGTAATTTGAAAAATACGATACAGAATACGGGTCGTTTTGGTCTATCTCTATTAATGAATTCATTACAGAAATATCATATTCTATACATTTTATAGCTAGTTCAGGTTTTTCGTAATATTTTATTATATTTATATAATCTGTTTTTAAACCCTCCAAAAGCAATTTTGTACTAACAAAATAAACATTTTGTTTTTCATATATTGCCATAATAGCATCAGCAATTTTAAATATTATTTTCATATATCCCATTTTCAAAATCGTTATTTGTTGAATAATATCATTTTTTTCCTTTTTATTTAAAGAAGGATTAGGATCTGATTGCTGGGGCGTATGGGGTGTCCCCATAAAAGATTGGATCCCCATAATTTGTTCATTTATTTTGTTTATTTCCGAATCAAATGTTGTTTTATATATAGCCATTTCTGTACACGCATCTGTATATTCTTTATCTACCATTTGTAGATTTGTTTTTGCCGTAATATAGGATGAATATAATTCAACGATAACAGTTTTTTTGTTTTCATTAATAAATTTAAGTAATTCAGCTGGATCAACTAATAATGACAATGTTAATGGGTCACGTGCTAAATCTGGAATATCTGAATAATTGATAGGTATATTTTTTATCAAAAATTCACTAAATAATCGTTTTAAATCCTTTGAAACTCCTGGTAAGTTGTCTTGATGAACAAAAGAATCTATTTCTCCTTTTAAAACGTTGTTATCTTCTTTATCTTTATTAGAATTAACTTTATCAATTGTGTTTTGTAATCCGGAGGCAACGGATACAATATTTTCCTCTTCGGTTAAATTTGACGATGATAAATTCCCATGTCTTAACGCTTCCGGTATATCATCTTCTTCCTGTTTTGCTTCTTCTTGAAGTTGATTAACCGTCATATTCGAAAATTGATTTAATAACGTTTCAATAGGTTTTTTGTCAATCTGCCAATCACTTTTTTTCCAATGAGAACCGACAATCGTATACGGTTTTTTGTTAATATAAAATAAACTATTAGATTTGAATAAGTTTTCAAGTGTAATATTTATATTATTGTCGATAATATGCTGATCAACTGATTCTTGTAATGTTCTTGGTTTTTGCATATATCTAAAATCGCTTAGAATTCTATTAATCATTGAGTCAAATTCAGCAGCTTCAAAAAATTGTGTATATACCGCGTCTTTAGGAGCATTCGATGGTATACTTTTAATAGGGCCTTCATAATATTTTATAAGAGGATCAAAATAAACAGTACGGCTTTTTGTTTTTGATACAGTCATAAATGGTTCATAAGTCATTTTATAATAGTTAGGTACTCGTGTTTTTACATAAATAATTAAAGAATTTGGTATTTTTTTATCTTTTATTAAATCTTTTATTAAATCTTTTTTAGTTTCGTCTTTTTTAGTATCTTCTTCAGACATACTTATAATAATTAAATATTTTTAAATTATTATAAGTTATTATAAGTAGTTTTTTATTAGTAAATATTTTTTATCAATTATAATTTTTATAGCTATCCGCAAGATAATTTCCAAATAAGGTAAATGTTTGTCGTTGAGTCAATTTTTGTTTATCGCTTTTCGCTTTTTCTAAAACAGCAATAGCATTTGTAATTTCTATTTCAGAAACATTATTATCACCATTAGTATCGACTAACGTAGTTAATATTCGATATTTATGCGGAACACAGCAATATGGACTTTCTTCGTTAAAAAGATGATCTGAAAGAACAGTAAATACTGCTGTTAAAACTAATGCGGTATAAATATCACGAGTACCCATCCACGCCATAGAAAATACTAACAATTGTTTAGTAACATTCATTTTCAAATATTCCTCTGTTGATTTACTAAATTGAATAGTAATAAATTTAGATCCTATATTCAATAAAATCATAATAACACCAGCAAAAAATTTGCTATTATTTAGAAACATTATATGATTATGAACAAAATCAATTGGCATATAAAATATATTAGACATCGTTATATTAAATTAATATAAAAATTTATTTTCATTTTTTATAATTTGTTTAGTAAATATTCCATTTTCGCAGTTTATTCATTATTACATTTGGACCATAATTATTTACAAAGCTTTCAAATCCTTGATTCATTGTTCTAACATATGGGCGATATAATCCACGAATTCTAGGCGTAAATCCTTCTTTTTTATTTTTATTTTTACCCTTATTTTTATCTTTATTTTTATTTTTACTAGCAATTATCATTTGAATAAAATAAATAATCCATAAAAACACAACTATTCCTATTAATATTTTTAAATATTTTCTACCAGTAGTTATTTTACGCATACCTATATATTATACTTATACTTTTAAGAAATATACTTTTTATAACGTAGTAAAGAAAAGTATAGCAAAATGTATAGCAAAAGTATAATTTTTTGCTATACTTTTCTTAAAAGTATAAAAAGTATAATTTAAGAAACTGGTGCCGCCGAATAAAATCCTTTTGTTAGCGACGATGGTCTTAACATATTTGTTGTAAATGCTTCAACAGTTTCATTTGTCGTCATGTTTGGATCTGTTGGAATAGTGCTAGAATCCTTTGCTTGTAGGGCTGCTTTAATATCTTCTTTGTCAACTCCGTTAGCTGCTGCTTGTGCTTTTAAATCACTTATCTTTTGTTTAGCAGAATTAACTGTTGTAACCGCTGTTCCTTGTCCCGTTGTTCCTTGGTTTAGTGTCGTTCCTTGTGCCGCATTTGTTAACACAATTTGTTTTCCAGTTGCATCAACATTGTCTTCTCCTACAGTTGTCGGTTCAAACCCTTCTACAAAAGATCCTTCTACAAAGGACCCAAACTGATTTAATCCTGATATTATTGTTAAAGCAACTAACAATCCTAAAGTTACATTTTTCATTGATAATAATATAACAATACTTATCAAAAATAGTCTTCCTAAAACCGAACTATAAAGTGTGTTTACCATTTTTGGATTTATTGCTAAAATAACTACTAATGCTATAAAAATAGCTACAATACTATGTGTTTTCATACTCATGCTATATAAATTACATAATATTTTTAATATCTTATTTCAGATTGTTTGTTAAATAATTATCTTATTTTTTATTAAGAGGATGTCTTATTTAGCAATGTCTGCCGCACCAATCGATAGTGATAATAACGAATCATCAAATTATGAAAGTCCCATTAATAAGAAGAGACAAAATCACAATAAAACTCAAAAATATCGTCAGCAATCGAGCGATTTTGATCCTCAAAAAGTTAATTCTGTTCTCCAATCTATACATAATTCGTTGCCAGATGATGATAATGAATTAGGCAATTATAATTCTAAAGGATCTTCTGTTAGTGCTAAACACTCAGACGATTTTAAACCATTAAATCCTTTTGAATTTCCTTCTAAACCTCTTTCTGTAGGAGGCGAACGTACTAAGGGTAAAGAAGGAATGTCTGTAATGGATGATAGTCTTGTTCCTAAACCTGTAGACAATGATGATTTGAAACTTCAGGAACTTCAGAGTGCGTTTATGAATGATGCGCAAGTGCGAGATTATTACAGGAAACTGGTGCCAAATTATAATGCGTCAAATAAAACTGTGAATGTAGAACAAAATAAACAATATTATTCTTCTAATTCTTCTTCTACTAATTCTTCTTCTAATAATACTTCTGATTCGAATCAAGTTCTCATTGAAAAGCTTAATTATATGATCAATTTACTAGAAGAACAACAAGATCAAAAAACAGGGAGCGTTACGGAAGAAGTGGTTTTATATTCTTTTTTAGGAGTTTTCATCATTTTTGTTGTTGATAGTTTTGCAAGGGTAGGCAAATATGTTAGATAAAAATAAAATAAATTAAAATAAATTAAAATAAAATAAAATAAAAATAAATATAATATAATTTAGGTATACTTATTATATTATGTATAAAGGTTATAGAAATATTCTATTTTATAAGAACTTAACTAACAAAAGCGTAACATCGCTGAATCATATAAGCAAGTGTAGTAAATGTTTGAAGTTGAACCCTATTTTACATTCACCTGCGCTCAATAATATACAAACGTGCATTTATTGTGGGAATCCGTTTTATATTGTTAAACCGGAAAAATAATATATATTATATAACTTGTAAAAAAGGACTTAAAGAGCTTTATGAATTCCTTCTTTAAGTCCTTTTCCTAATTTATTATTAAACACCTTTCTGACTTAAAGGGACTATACGCAAAATTATAGAAAAAATATGCCGACGGCGATACGACTAATGGATGAGTTTTTACGCATATATTATTTATTATACACGTATTATCGCTTATATCTTCTATTACCAAATATCCGAAATTTTGATTCTCTTTTATTATCGACCATAATGCCATTTTGAATCCCTTTATAAATGTATCTCTTAGCAAAGTTGGTCCGTTGTTTGAACTATTAATTGACGCGATACATGATATTATCTCTTTATCCTTTTCTATAAAGGTGCACGTCTTTCTAAAAATATATGCTGCTTCTATATTACCATCTATAACTAACATCTCTACAAATAAGTTTTTCGTTGCGACCAACTCCATTAAATTACTTATCTCTGGATAAATTGTTATGTCCCATTTATTATTTGGTTCATTAATTAACGTATATAAATAATATATATTCTGTTTGTCTCCACTCAATAAAGTTATTTTTGCGTCCAGTTGTTCCGGTTGTCTCCAATTCACCATATTAAAACAATACGTTTTATATACAGTTAATGGAATTATCCCTGTTAGTTCCTCTTCTCTCTTAAACAAACTAACACATATTTTTCTATTATTATGCGATTGATTATATTCGTGTGTTTGTATCATTTGCGGAGCTATATTCTTTTTTCTCCAGCCCTTATTGACACATAAATAATCCACATAATACACATCAAATATAGCATCTTTTCTAAAATTGTTTATTTTTACGTGTAACGGTCTACTTGTTATTACGGATATGTTCATAGTTTCTTCGATTGTTTTGCCTGTTTTATTATCTATTAATAAATCTGGTTCCGTAAAATAAGACCAATATGTCTTCGCATTATGTCCGACAAAATAAGGCACAATATTCTCTCTTTTTGGCGCATATTTGTTCTCTCCGTTTCTTAAATAATTCAATCTAATTAATAATATCAACTGTTTAAGACTTCGTTCATCTATGTCTTCAAATGTTTTTGTTGTTATTTTTTTTAGATTAACATAGCGGTTTTTTTCTGGTAATTCCTTTCTAATTATCCCAACATTAATAATCCAATAATATAAGTCATAAAAATGGAACACTGGCTGTAATGCCCAGAATTTATATTTTAATCTTATATAAACAAAAAATAAAATAATACATAATATGATGAATCCTAATATATATAAGATCATTATTTATAGCAATATTGCTATTAATAAAGATTAAAAATGCGTATTTATAACGTAGGTTAAAACGTAGTAAGAGCCAAATATAGAAAATATTCCGTTTATTAATTTGGTTTTACAAACACATATAAATATTGATATTCATATTGGCACTGTAATAAATCGATTTTTGATTCAATAGTGAATCCAGATGATTGTGCTTCGTCTGTTATTTCTTGAATATCTGGCATATACATTGTTAGTTCGTTCTTTCGAACCTTACCATCCCCATCATTCTTAATTTTTTCAACAAAGGTTGCTTTATCATTTGATTCATCTAAATTAAAATCAGCACTATACGAAAAATCAGTAAACTTAACTTTTGTTGATGTGATGCGTTTCTTAGCATAACGTTGCGGTGAAACATACATCAATGGATTACCAGGAGGCAATATAGGATCAAAATGTGTTCTATCTACTAAATGAACTATCATATAACCACCAGGCATTAACCATTTAAAACAATTATCAAAGAATTCTTTCTTATCCTTGAAATAATAAATAGTAAAATACATACATAAAATATGTGTAAATGATTCTGGTTCAAATTCGTTGCCATTTAAAGCATCAGCCACCTTAAAATTATAATCCGGATAAGCTTCCTTTGCTTTATTGATCATTGACGGAGAAATATCAATACCCAAAACGTCTAATCCTTTGGCGCCTAATGAAGAAACGTGGTGCCCAGTGCCGCAACCAACATCTAATATTCTGCTTGTGCTTGACGGATTAGCTAAATTAATAATTTGACCAACCTCGTATTCGTTCTTTAAGTTATTAAACACTAAATAATCATAAATATTCGCGTAAAAGTCGTCATAAATTTCAGGACCAGTTTTAACCAAGAATTGATCCTTTTGTTCAAATCCTTCTATAAATTTATTTGGTTTTATTCCCTTAAATACTAAAACAAGCAATAATAATAGAGTTATGAATATTAAAACTTTACACCATAAGGATGAATTATTGTAAGCTGATCCTAAAGATTTAATTGTTGTTTGTATTTTAAATGTCATCTTATTCTTATATATTATCTAATTTTAAAAAAACGTATAAACATTTAATAAAATTATTTAGTCTTCGTTATTTAGTCTTCGTTATTCAGTCTTCGTTATTCAGTCTTCGTTATTCAGTCTTCGTTATTTAGTCTTCGTTATTTAGCCTTCGTTATTTAGTCTTCGTTATTTAGTCTTCGTTATCAGAAGAAAATGCTAAATCTAGATCTAGATCTGAATCATTATTATCGTTGGTATTAATATTAAAATATTTACTAATAAACGGAACCATTCTTTGTTTTAATAAATTTAAAAAGGCTTCTTTATTATCGTATTCCTTTAATATAGATATTTGTTCCTTTTTATTTGTTTTATTTTCAATCATAAATTTAATATTATCAAAAAATTCATTAACAAACATAGGTAGTTTTCCGTTTAAAGTACAAATCATCTCTTGCGCAATATTATTTAGTTGAGATATAATATATGTAATAATATCTAAAGGATTTTTCTCGTTACAATGTTTTCTCCAATATTTATAAAAATTATATACCATTTTGTTTTCTATTTCATACTTACTAATAATATCATTATAAATCATATGTGTTATCATAGTTGAATTATTATTAAGAATATTATTTTGCTCCTTATCTTTCCAATTTATATAATAAGGTTCATCTAAATCTGTTGAAAATACAATACAAATAACTTCTTTATTAGAAAATTTTCTATGATTTTGTTTAATATGTTCTTTATCTCCTTCGCTTGGTTTTTTTATATTGGTAATAATAAACGAATCATATACAGCATTAGTTAAAACTTGATTATAATTTAGCTCATTAAATTGGGGCTTTATATACACAATAAATACACAATCATTATTATATCCAATAAATTGGAATTGTTGTTTAATTTCAAAGTCATTTGTTGATCCATTAAAATCAACAGAATGACCTATAAGCCAGTTAACGTTTTTATATTTTTCACAAAAGTCATCATATTGTTTTGATATTTTATTCATTTTTTCAAAATGTGTAAAAATATAATTTTCTAGTTCATATGATTTATTAAGTTCAATACCAGTATTATCAAAACAATCATTACATAAACAATTTACGTGTAACATCTTATCCTTATTAAATGATTTTTTATAAATATCAACAATATTATATAACTCACTAATATGAATATTAGTGTATACTCCTCTTTTTGAAGTTTGAATCATATAAAATAATACGATTGATTCTAAAGGACATAACGATGGTATCATTTCCCCTTTAACCATTTTTTTAAGCTTAATTAAAATACTATTTGAGAATTTAATAAGAATTTCAAAATATTTTTTGTAATCTCTTCCTTTATCGGATAATTTTAATATTGGTATAAATTCATCTTTTAAAAGTATATTATATCCTTTCCAAGTAGTAGTTTCAGTTACACCTTTATTACTTATATCATTAAAAATTGCGGTTATTTGTTTTTTTGTATCAGTTTCCTTTTTATTATTTATAATTCGTTGACATAATGTTATTAAAATTGAGGCATATCTTATATTATGATGACTTGTATCAATAATTTTGTTAGTATCTTCGTTATTTCCTATAGGTGATAATTTTAAAATATTAAAAATATGTTCATTAAATTCAATATAATTGTTACTTGATCTGGATGTATTTATTATATTCGTATACTTCATTTTATTATATATTATAATGCTTGGTTTTACATTTGTGTCGTAACCTGTATTATGTAACCATTGTTGTAATTTATTTGAAATATAGTCCCCATTATTAACATACCGAATATATAATTTCTCTTTCATTCTAGTTATAGCAACATGAAATAGAGAATGAAATATTAAACTGTCGAAAGTTCCGCTAAACCGATTTAATCCGCATTCAGTTAAACCTATAGCAAACACAATAGGTCTACCATCTCCTTTTGAAGAATGTATAGACACAATTCTTGTAGCATTGGTAGATTCCTCTAAATTTATTGAACTTCCTTCTTCTGATTTATGAAAAATAGCATATCTTTTATAATCATCCTCCTCCTCATATTTTTCTTTCCAAAATAATTGTATTGAAAGTTGTAATGCGTCTACTAATGGATTATGTTGAGTAAATGGAGTAACAATTAAGAAATCTTGAGGGGCTCTATTAAAATTAGTAACCTCGTATTCATAATATTTCATTATTATATCAATTTCTTTATTTATTGGATTATCATCTTTTTTTTCAGTTGCTTGTCTCCCCCCTTCAAAAATAATAATTGGTTCTATATTGGTATCGTATTTTTCATCTACTAATGCAATCTCTGGAAGATTATAGTCCTTAAATGGAATCATAAAATTTACAAAATTAATTAACGCTGGATGATTAAATCTACGACAATTATTAGTAAATTCATAGATGGTTTTATTAATATAAGGAAATTCATTTGTAAGTAAATATGTAAATGCGTTATTTTCATGACTAATACTTTGTAATTTATCTCCAACAATATATACATCAATATATCTATTTCGCATTATCTGAATAATTGCCTTCGCATAAGGAATTGTTAAGTCTTGTTCTTCATCTTTAATAAGAATTGTGTTTTTGCAAAGTTTTGGATTGATTCCTGCGTATTTAATTGTCCCGCATTGTGTTGTTGTCTCAATATGGTCGTCAATAATAGAATTAATTATACCTTCAAATCTGTCTAACTCTTTATGATTTTTATCGCCAATAGCATACATAAATGAATCTACTGTTCCAATTATAATATTACATAATTTATTTGATTTTAAATTTGTGTATTTTATTATATATTTTTTATTAACAAGTTTTGGTTCATCTTCTAATTTTAAATTTTGTAAATTACCAAGTTCAATCTGAGTTTTAAATTCATTATAAATAACATGTACCGCGGAATGTTGTTTGGATACATAAATAAAAGAAGTATAATGTAAAAAGTCATCAGATTCTAACATCTTAATTATTCCATATGTCTTTCCATTACCAGCACCTTGTTGTTTAATATATAATTTACATTGTAATGGGTCTTTATCATCAAACATATTTATACCATTTTTTACACAATTTATAAAATATTCTTTACTTATATGTATTTGAACGTCAACCATATTGCTCTTAATAAGTTTAGGGAAAACTTTATATATCTTATCAGTTATGTTAATATATATATAGTCGCAATTAATAAAACTTTCAAATTTCCAGTTTTCAGAAACAAATTCTAGATAAACTCGTTCGCTATATTTTAGATCATTAATATGTATTCCTTTATTTCCATCTATTATCCATATTATATTTTTATTATGGAGTTTATAATCATTTATTCTATTGTCTACCTCATATTTCGACATCATACTGTGTTGGAATTCTATAACAGTATTATCGTCTAATACAGCATCTGCTCTTCTATTTTTTATTTGATTTTCATTATTTTTTATAAATTCTACTTCTGTTACAGGAAAATTGGATTGCCATTCACAATGCCATTCGGTCATAGGATTATTAGAATCTAAATCGGTTGCGTTTTTGTGACGAAAGTGTGGTATATTTTTTTTCCCATTAACACATACGAGTTCATGTTGTTTTATACAATATATTTTTTCGTTTATGTGTTGGCTTTTATTTGCAATGTATTCAGATATTGATATATATTTATTATCATTAATATAGGCATATTGTGTTTGAAAATTTATATTACACTTGTGACAATACATTTATTATAAATATATATACATAGTTTATATATATTTAAGTTGTATTGATATAGCATAATGTCTATCATTTATCAATAACAGTTTCCTTTGTAATATTCTTAATGATTTTATTATAGTTTTTGCTAGCTTCTTCTTCTGTTAATCCATTCATAGAATTACTAACAATTTTCAAGTATCTATCGTTCTGTTTAGATGAGGAATCATTATATTCTGGATTAACTTTTGTCCATTCTCTAATCTGTTTCATATTTTTATGAGCTACGCGTTTAATCGCATTAGTTAACAAACTTTTATTATCATCTTCTTTGTTCCATTGATTATTATCCTTAATATAAACAATTTCTCTTTTTGAATCAGCGCAGTGAATAGGTCTATCTGATATGTTTATTTGTTTTAATCCATTAATAAATATTTTGGAAATACCTTCGGCGTATCCTAATCTCCCTGTTTCTTCCAAATCCTTAACGCTTACTTGTAACTGATCAACAAATTCCATAATATTCATTGCGTCTTTACATGTTTCATTTAAAAAGACATTAAGATTAAAACTATTGTTGTTAGTTGTATTGTGACTATTATGGTTACCAGAATTCTTAGCTAATTCCAACATATTTTTGTTTTGTTCTTGCATACTTGTAAACATTTGTTTATTCTGGTCTATCATAAGTTGCTTAAACTCGGAATTCTCTTTCATTAAATATTGAATAAGTTCTTTAGCTTCGGTTTCTTTTGTATCAGAGCTTGTATCAGAGATATTATTGTTATTATTGTTATTATTATTACATTTTTGTTTATGTTTCCATAAACCCTGTCTATGTTGATATTGTTTTCCACAAGAGCATACAAAGGTCTCAATTATATTGGGCTTATTTTTGTCCTCTTTTTGTCCCATTTGTAACTCGTTTGTAATCCTTTTATGTTTATCACTTGTCAAATGAGTATCGTAGTTACTTTTTTTAGACGTTCCGTAGTCACATTTTTCGCAATGAAATTTGAAAGCTGAATTTGGCTTATTCTTGTCTCCTACACTTTCCATATATATTAGAATTAGATATTTATTTAAGTCTTTTTTATTAAAAGTTACAATCACAAATTATTTTATAATTGTAACTTTTTTAGAGCATTATGGTCTAAACCCACTTTTCGTAATTTGCTTTTTCAAAACTCTTTCCAGGTTTCTCATTTTGGACATTTATAAATGTCCATTTTTCAAAACCTAATTTACTTTTGGGAATTTATTTAACAGAATAATATATATATATATCTGAAAGCTACTTAAAGAAAAACATTTTATATATATATTAATTTTATAACTTGTAAAAAGCTACTTAAAGAAAAAACATTTTATTTCCAAAATTTAAAAATGGATGAGTTTTTTAATGTTTTTTTCTTACCACCTTTTTTATTATTTTGGTTTTTAGTTTTTTTACGCTGTTGATGTCCTCTGGTTATAGCTTGAATTTTAACAATTCCTGATTTAATTTTCTTAGTTTTATTACGTTGTTGATGGCCTCTTGTTAATGATTGAATTTTTGTTGATTGTTTATCTTTTAAAAATTGTTTATAAAAATCTGGTTTAAAATATTTAAACATTCTCCAATCGGTTTGAAATGCACCCCACTTTGTAGCCTTTATAATATTTTTAAATGCGTCTGTATTAATTGCATTTACAATATCGTCGCCTTGTTTTTTTGAAGTAATTGGAATACCAAATGTTATTTGTGACATTCCATATTTTCCTTCATAATCATTTACAGGATATTGATGTCGATTAAAATTTAATAATACCTTTGAAACACCAAAATGACCCTTAGTTTTATCGTCAGTATACCAAAATACTAATCCTTCTTGATTAATACTATGGACTATAGGATATTTATATTTATCGCTTTTATTATTTTTTACATATGGTTTTCTTGTTTCGTAAATAGAAGAACTATATATAACTTTGATTCCTTCTTTTTCGGTTGTCATTATTTTTTTTATATTTTCAAAATCATAATTTGGTAAAAACATCCATTTCGTTACATCTAATTCTATTTTATTATCTAATTCATCTATAATTTCTGTATCTTTTGTTGGTATATGTTTTTGAATAACATATAAATCAATTCTTTGAGAAACATCAAATAATTGCTGTCCTTGTTTTTCACCATAAATATGTAAATACAATAATTGATTATCTTTAGTCATTAAATTATATAATTCATGTTCTGGTTTTCTCCAACCAGGGGGAGTTATAAAACATAAATAACCATTAGGGGTTAATAACTCTATCGATTTTACAATAAATTTATCCCAAAGTGTTCTGCCTCCATATCCTCCTTCACGTTTTCCTTCTTGTTCTTTTTGAAATGGTGGATTACCCATAACAATATCAAAATTCTCTACACCAAATTGTTTAAAACATTTTTCAGAATCTTTCAAAAAATCCGCACAGCATATATTCGAATTTGAACCGAATATTTTCTTTGAAATTTTTATATTTTTTGGGTTTATTTCAACCATAAATAACATTTTTTCAATTATGTGTTTGCTCCTTTTATTTTTATTTGGTTCCCATTGTTCTAATCCTTTTAATAATTTCTGATAAGCAACCATAGGAAAGTTTCCTATTCCATTCGCTGGGTCTAGCCATTTTAAATTAGGATTAGACCATACTGACGGGGGTAATTTATTTAAAATTTCATCAATTAATTGTGTAGGCGTAAATACTTCTCCATGCTTATTTTTTTCATCTTCTCTTACTGACAAATATTGTTCTATTTTTTCTTCAATATCTTTATCAGTCATAGCGTGAATAATTCCATCACTTTTTGTCATTTGTTTCTTAATATTATCAAATATAAAATTTAAATTTATATTAATTATCCCTGCGTCTTCAGAATTGATCAAATTTAAAATTAGCTGAATAATTTTACTTAATTTTTCCTTGTTATATTTATATTCATTATTTATTAGACCAGGGGAGTTAAAAAAACAATCTAGAATATTTGATTCGTCAATATTTTCACAATTGCATTGTTTTTCTAATTGAGATATATTTTTTAAACTAAATTGTAAACATTCGTCTATACTTGAACATTCATCTGAAAACATTGCTAGCAATACTATTATAGAAGGCAATTCTTCCGATATACTATTAATTAATTCACCATAATCTTCTTCTAAAATATCACGTTCTTCTTCTTCTTTTTCTTCTTTTTCTTCTTTTTCTTCTTCTTCGACATTAGTCCCATCCGGATTTAATCGTTTTTGTAATTTTGGTCTAGCGTGTCCTTCTTTTAACTTATGCGATTCATCGGTTTTTTTCTGCTTTATTGTTGTACCACTCATATATCGCTTTAGCTCTTGTAAAATTAACATATTTCCAGAAGAAGCCAATGATTTTTTTATTAAACTAACAATATTTTGTTTTTTTGACCAAAATTTACTATAACCTTCTTCATTCAAATTTAAATCACTAATCAAATGATTATATAAACTTAATTCTACATTTGTATTTGCTTTAATTAAATTTAATCCATTATAATTAAATGTGAATAACAATGATTGTAATGATTCTAACGCATCCTTACTATTCATTTTTTTTGCTTCTCCGTATATTTTGTTGTATTCATATATAAATTGAACCGCTCTGTCTTTGTTAAAATCTAAATAATAACCATATTTTTTTAATTCGGGTTTTTCTCTTTCTGTTAAAACTCTAAACATTGTTTGATAATTGTTATCAATTGACTTAATATCATCAAAATTAAAAGCAATATCAGCACAAGGTAAACTAATACCTAGACGCAATTTAGCACCAGTTAAAACAATCAAACTTTTTCCATTTTTGTAACTGTCTCTTTCAAATTCTTTTATTTGATCAGCCAAACTAGACCCCTTATTTTTTACGTAAACTTCAATACGTTTGTTTCCTTTTTCGTCTTTAAAATCACCGAATATTATGGAAAATTGTTTTATATTTTCTCCTAAATAAGTCAATTTAGTATTATGAACAATCAACACATTGTATTTTTCAAACCCTTTATGACTACATATTTTTATGGCTAAACCTCTTGTCAACGGTTCTATATTAGGAATACCCTTTTTATTTGATTCATCTTCATCCATATTTGCGTTGTCGATATCTATAGGTCTACATATATCTTTACATTCGCTATCGGTTCCATATAAATGTTTATCTGGAAGAAACCATAGCTCAGTATGTGTATTATATATAGGATACTGTAACTCGTCTTTAAAATAATTATATATATGATGACTAATAAAATTTAATAAATCATCTACTGGACGCATTTGATTAAATATATTTGCAGGATTTTTATAAAAAGCAATTTTTTTGGATGGTTCACAAGCAGAGCATTTTAGATTATTTAAAAATACGTGTCTTATATCGTCTGTCGTGGGAACAGGCATATCTAATGTGCTTTGTATATTAATACTTAGAGGAGATATCAATACTAACTCTGGATGTTTTTTATATTCATTTGATAAAGCATTTAAATAATCCTCTCCGTAATATTCTTGATAAAAACGAAATATATTATTTAAAACGTCTTGTTGTTTTCCTTGGCGACTATTAACCATCATGCTTTTTTTTGTTTCATCTGTTAATTCTTTCATATTTTGCTGATCATTATAACTCCATTCAATAATTTCAGTATATTGGGACCCGGAACCAATAAAATTTAAATTATTATAACGCAATGTTGGTTTAGCAAATGTAGCAGTAACCATAATAAAAATATCTATTTTTACATTTGAATTATTAAATGAATATATTATACTTTCAGATCTATCTGTTGATCCTCCTTTATGAACTTCATCAAAGTATAAATCTATTTTTCCTTTTATAAATAACTGAGGATATTCGTCCTTCATTTTATCGTTAAATGTTGCTTGTTCTGATACTATTTTGTTGTTTATTTTTGTAATTGATACTTTTTCTTTTAACCATTCCTGGCTTATCAAATATATATTTAAGTTACCTTCTTTGACTTTTGAATCAGAAGTAATAATAGTATATTTATCAAAATTACTAAAATCCTTAAACATATCCTTAAATTGTTGTAGGGTTTCTGTTAGAGCTCCCAAAATAATAACAATGTTATTTGTAATTCCTTTTTCAAATCTTTCAGAAATTAGACCACCAATCATATATGATTTTCCACTTCTGGGAACCGCGCCCCATATAAATTTATCTGTCCCGTTTTCTATAAATAACTGACTACATTTTACAATATATTTTTGATGAAAACGTAATTGAAGATTTCTAATTTTTTGACTTGATGAACTCATGCTTTTCAAAAATAAAGTAATTGTTTCTTTTTGTAAAAGATCGTATAATAATGTTTGAAACCAATAGTTTAACGAGACTACTCCTATTATTCCATTTTTATCATTTAATAATCCAGGATATTGTTGTTTAGCTTTTCGTAAATTATTTGATACAGCATCTTCATTGTTTACCATAAGAACTATTTTTACAGGTCCATCAAATTTGCTATTTTCTTTATTAGTAAGACTAGCTAACGCATATATACGAGTAACGTCATAATTACTAATATTCGATTTTTCTACATCATAATATTTATTTTGAATCATAATATATTCATTCGGTTCTTCGTCTACTTTACTTTCAATTAATGGTAATTCGCAAGCCCATAATTTATCATTGTCTTTTGTATTTTTTTTACTTTTAAAAAAAATATCAACAATTCCTGCTCTAGAACCTTCATTTATTTTTGTATCTAAAATATCATCATCAATATTATTTTTTGATCCAGAAATAAATCCTTCTAATGAATTATAAAATTGTTTATTATTACCTAATATAGAATATCCTTTATCATCTTTATCATAATTAAAATAAACTAATAAACGACATAACGCTTCAAAAATATGCTGTCTTTTATAATTTGAACCTTTTACTGGAGTTTTTTGTGAAAATTTTTGTATAAAATCTTGTATACTCAAAATAAAATTAACATCTTTTGTTTTTTCTGTAATATAAAATTTTTGTAACCCAACTAACAAATCTTTATGTGTTAGCTTGTCTTCTCCTTTATTAAAATATTTTGTAATAAATTCACCAAACATTATTTCTTCACATTCGCGGATTTGTGTATCATATCTTTTTCTAATTGTATTTAATTCAAGTCGTAAATTGTCTAATTTGTCACATGCTGATTTATCTAGTATTTTAGATTTAATCGACGATAAAGAAGACAAGGTATCCAATCCAATTACGTCATCTGGTTTTATTATTTGAGGTTGTTCTTCTTCTTTGTTTTTTATATCTTTTCGTTTTTTAGTTTTATTTTTTTTAACTGGAATAATTCCAATTACGTCATCTGGTTTTATTATTTGAGGTTGTTCTTCTTCTTTGTTTTTTATATCTTTTCGTTTTTTAGTTTTATTTTTTTTAACTGGAATAATTTCAATTACGTCATCTGGTTTTATTATTTGAGGTTGTTCTTCTTCTTTGTTTTTTATATCTTTTCGTTTTGTTGTTAATGGTTTTTGTTGGCATTTATTACTTTTATTAAATAAACAATCTACTCTGGATAAACATTCTTCTTCTTTTATTATACTTTTACATTTTATTGGTAAGTCCATTTCAACAATTTTTGATTCATCAATTACATTATTATCCATAAATTAATATTATATTATTATATACGTAATTTACTAAATTGTTTAACAATTATATAAGGTGTTTTACCAAAATTATTTAATAAATGTATAATATGAATGAATTTGAAATAAACGACATACGTGAACAAAACGATTTTAAAGGCATTACATTTTCCGAATTCAAAAAAGTAGACGTAAAAAAGGAACTAATCAAGAATTTATACAATTCAAAAGTTGAACCCGCGTGTTATTGGAGTGCTGAAATGATATGCGCTGGACACTATCCTGACTTATGGGACACTATAATCGGATTTTATACCAAACATATTCATATTGGGAATCATAAATTAATATCCTATTTAGAACTAAGAATTAATAATTTTAAAGAAATAGTTTCTAATGGTTATAGAGATCAAGAACTGAGATTAAGAAATAATGAGAAAATGAGGAAATTATTTTGTGAAGTAATGTGCGTGTTATGCGAAGCAAAAAAGAAACACTGTTATTCTGATGTTAAAGTTAAAAAAGAAGATTTTGATTTGACACAAATGACCGAGAGATTTAAAGCGCCAACCGTTAAATACGCGGAAGACATTTTTTTAAAGGATGACCCAAAGGAATTATTTATTGCTGCGAACGAATTTGCCCATAATCTTACAGAAGAGGGGAAAAATAGTGTTAGCGCGTGTTATTGGATGGAATGGATAATGGAATTCGAAACTATTTGTAAACAGAAAAAAGAAAAATTCAAATGCGAACGCAGAGGATTTGCAAACGTTGAGCCCAAATGTCAAATGGATATTATTTGGATCATATGGGACATATTTTTAGTCGAGGCAAAAAAAAGAAGCACACTTGTCCAGCGAATTGTTAATAGCGCGTTGAATATTTTTTGTTTAAGATATCGTTCGGGATGTCATAAAAAACGCCGATTATTAATGTATTTTGTTATCGAAGTATTTACCGAACCTTTTTCAATGGACGAAGAAATTGTTAAAGATAAAACTAAAATACTTCTTATTACTCAAAATATTAACAAAATTTATAAGCAAATTAAGAAAAACGAACATTCGCCTGGAACAGACTATTTGTATCAAAATGTCAAATCATCTAACTTGGAGAAAACAATTGCGAAATTGGAGACAATGAATAATTTGGGAGCAGAGTATATCCCGCGTATAGATTAGAATATAACATTTATAAAATTTTATATTTTTATATTGTATAATGAATACTCGTAGTAATTCTAAAAATAGCAAGAAAAAAACAAGAAGAACTCATAGTTCATCTGTGAACAAATACACTCAGCAACGCATTGTAACCATGTTTTTACAAATGTTAAATACAGTTAAATTATATCATTGGAAAACATCCAGTTATGCTCAACATAAAGCAACCGATGAATTATATGGCAATTTAAATACAAACATTGACTCTTTTGTTGAAGTAATGCTTGGAAAAACTGGAGGCAGAGTTAACTTAACGTTTGTAAAAACATTACCTTTATTAGATTACACAAATGTAGCAGATTTTAAACGAGAAGTATCAAAATACAAACAATTTTTAATTGATATGAATAAAGACGCTACACTAAATATAACTAACAATAGCGATTTATTAAATATTCGGGATGAAATTTTAGCTAACTTGAATCAATTCACCTACTTACTAACTTTTAAGTAAAAAATAATTAATAAATTTAATATATTAAAAATTAATATGTATTTTTAATATAATGAGCACACAAGAATATATCAGATCTATCACAGAAATTTTACCAGACGATTTTCCCACATTAACTCCTTTACCTGAAGGACCTGGTTCTTTTAGCGCTTCCCAGTCTCCTTCTTCTTCAACAATCGCTTCTTTTTTCTTAAACATTACATGGCAAACGTGGGTAATTATTGTTTTAGTTCTAGCATTAATTGGTATTAACGTTTTCGCATATCTAGCAAAAGGAACGCAAGAAACGGCTTCCTTATTTGGAAAAATTGTTGGCCCTATATTAAAAATATTTGGTTATGAAACATTAGAAACAACTAAACAAACAGTCCAAACAAGTGCTACAGGAACTAAAGCTGGTGTAGATATAGTTGCGAATACGACTACTGGAACCATTAATACCATTGAAGATTCTGGAATACCTACAGGAACAACAGGAACTGCTGTAGGCTTATCTTCTGACACAAATGCGAATACTAATTATAATGCGAATACTAATTATAACGCGAATACTAATTATAACGCGAATACTAATACTAATACTAATGTTCAAGGCATTAACGCAGCATCTTCTCTTCCAGTCCAAAATAGAATACAACAAACAGGCGGAAATATAGAACAATGGCAAGAAGGTTCATTAGAAAAAGCATTAGAAAATGCTAGTCAGTCAACTAATCAAGTAGAACCCGATAATTCAAGAAGCTCTATACAAACAACTGGTAAAGCAGGTTGGTGTTTTATTGGCAAAGACCAAGGATTCAGAACATGTTCTGAAATAGGAGTAAATGACGGATGTATGAGCGGGGATGTGTTTCCGAGCCAAGAAATTTGTATGAACCCTAGTCTAAGAGCTTAAAGACTTATGGGAAAGTAACTATATTTGATTTATTGCTGACTATTTTAGCAGTAGTGTTTTCAGCAATTAAATAATATTGATTAACATTCATATTAAAAACAATAATTTCACTCGAAAAACTGGTGCCTGGAACTGTTTGAATTAATATATCATTCTGATAAATATTGTAATTAGTAATAGGTAAACAAGTTTGGTCTTGTGTCCAAGTTAAAGTAACGATATTTGAATTATAAGAAGTGATAGAAGCGATAGATGTAATAACAGGCGGAATAATTTGAATCGCTCCAACCAATGTCGCATTAACCGGCCACTTATTAGTGCTATTAGACATAACGTATCTTTGTCTAGGATACCACGTTGGGGTTCCATCGTTCCAACAAAGGTCTTGAATTGTTCCAGGAACATCAGAGTCCGTAGTTGGATTACATAATTGTTGAGAAATACTTCTCTTGGTTTCTCCGGTACATATATTTTCTTGGACAGAGCAAATAAGATTGCCTCCATCTTGAATAACAATTGGTTCGACAGGGGTTTCCGGTATAATTGCGGGAAAGGTATCGCTTCCCGGTTTTGGTTCTACTGGCGGAGGTATTTCCGGTTCTTCCGCAGAGGATCCTCCATTCGATGGCAACCCTTCATTTATAGGAACAACCGTTTTAGGACAAGTGGGAGGCGCAGTTGTAGGCCCGATAATAGCACCTGTAATGGGATCTATAGCGATATTTTCAACATTTCCACCACGTTTCAAACTGGTTGAATTCGGATTTGTGTAACCGCGCGTAGATTGAGTTGCCCAAGTAGTATTGCGATTGGTCCATTGTCCTTTGGCGATTTTAGAATACCTTTGAGCTTTAGTTAAATTGGAGCTTAACGCTTTATATTGTAAAATATTGCCCTTATTTAACATCGCGGTTTTTTCTCCTAAAAGAGTATTAAAAACTGTATTGTTAGTATCGGTTATAAGAGAGCAACTATTTTGAACTCTAGACCAAGCTCTTGGAGGCTGAGGTAAATAACAGTTGTTGAAACAAGACATCCTATATATATATCCACTTTTAAGAAAAGTGGAGCAAAACAAAATAAAACACCAACAAAATAAAACACCAACAAAATAAAACACCAACAAAATAAAACATTAAATTTATCTCCACTTTTCTAAAAAGTGGAACATTAATTTTTGCTCCACTTTTCTAAAAAGTGGAACATTAACTTTTGCTCCACTTTTCTAAAAAGTGGATTTTTTAAAAGTATATATATATAAATGATAATTTTAGGCAACAGAGTCCCTTATGAATATTTTATAACAAGCGGCAAAGGAGAATCCAATGCTGGATCGGCGGGGTTACCATATGAAACAGGGTCATATGATGCTGCGCTAAATGATGCCGGAATACAAAATACAAATGTGATAGAATATACAAGTGTAATGCCAACAGAATCCAAAGAAATAACTAAAGAAGAAGGGCTAAAAAGGCTACAATGGGGAGAAGTGCTTGAATGTATAAAAGCACAATCAAATGGGAAAAGAGGTTCAAAAATAAGTGCGGCGGTAATGACAACAACTATTGTAGATCCTAAAGGGAAATTTTTAGGCGGGTTTGCTTGCGAATATTCAGGAGCAGGAACAAAAAAAGAAGCAGAAAGTTCATTATCAGAATCAATAAGCGGTATGATAAAAAGAAGAGGATATGGTAATATAAAGGGAGATATCCAAATATATAAAGATAATAAAACGGATACGGGATATATAATACATCCAGGTAAAATATTTGTATATGATTTTTTGGATGTTAAGGAAGAACATGGTTCAGTATTTACTGTTATATGTTTTGTTAGTTATAGATTTCCAACATTAACTGAGGCAAAAACAACTCGTAAACCTCAGAAAACTAGAAAAAATAAAAAATAAACTAAAATATAGAAAAATTGTATGTTGTTTTGCTTTTACTTCGTTATAACTTTTACTTCGTTATAACTTTTACTTCGTTATAACTTTTACTCCACTTTTCTAAAAAGTGGATTTTTTATCAATATTTTTCATTACATCTTTTTTAACACAATCAACAAGCTTATCAATATTTTGTTCTATATGATAATTTGTCTGAACATAAAATGCTTGAAATTGTTCTGAACATAAATCAGAATTTTTATTTTCATTACATAAAATTTGTATGTCGTGTAATACTTGTGTTTTAATTTGAGATTGTACTTTTACACAAGAAAAATATTCTTGTTTAATTGATGAATTTTCAAATAATTTCTCATTAATATTACTCCAATTACTAGCAGATGGATATTTATTAAAATAAGTTGTAGAGATTGATTTATATTTGTCCAATTTATTTATTAAATTGTAATGATTAATTTGATAAGGATCAAAAAATTTGTAGTAATACAATTTTAAACCAAAATTAATTTGATTTATGTATGGTTTTAGATCTAACATTAGTAATAATATTAATATAATTTTATCTTTAATATTATTTTTTTTTAAACATTAACTTTTGCTTCACTTTTCTAAAAAGTGGATTTTAAACATTAACTTTTGCTCCACTTTTCTAAAAAGTGGAACATTAACTTTTGCTCCACTTTTCTAAAAAGTGGATTTTAAACATTAACTTTTGCTCCACTTTTCTAAAAAGTGGAACATTAACTTTTGCTCCACTTTTCTAAAAAGTGGAATTTAAGGATTGTATGCGTCTCCGGCACCATAGAAGAACCATCTCAAAGATAGATAGTTGTTATTTTTGAGGTTAAGACTGTTGTCTCCCTTCATATTAGTATTAGGGCCGTTTCCAGCTATTTTCGCAATTTCATTGAGTCCCAAGGCATAATTATAATACCATAAGTTGGAAATATTTCCTGAGAAACCGCCATTAGCAGCAACATAAACATCGCCGTAATTTTGTTTTGGAACACCATGTAAATGATGGCTTTTAATAATGGATCCGTTAATGTAAACATCTAAAGTGTTATTTTCGCATCTAATAATTACGTTAACCCATTTATTAAGTGGAATATCATTAACCGTAATTTCTTCATTGATAACATTAAATGTGTTCATCATAATTACCAAGTCATTAGTATTGGGAGCAATGTAAAGACCAGGAGAATTGTTAGGAAAATTTAATCCTTGGGTTTCAGAATCCGGGTTTTTAGCATAATCATTGCCTTTATAAAATACACATCTGTAACGTCCTGTGTTATATGTTAAATCGTCAATATATATCCAAACAGACCAAGTAAATTCAATGCCTTCAGTAGCATTAACAGACCTAGAAATAGTTACAGAACCTTCAGACGAAGGATCTTGAGGAATAACAATTAATTGTTTCGCATCAACCATTCCATCAATAAGTCTAGGGGTTCCAGTAGGAGCCATAAAATAACCTAAAACGGATATTCCTAAACGGAGCAAAATAATGAAAACAAAAAACACAAGTAATAAAAAGGCTACTTGGGCTACGATGCTATTTGAATTAAGGAAATCTTGGGTGGCATTAACATATGAAGTAGTTCCTGTAAATTGATTAAATGTATTAGAACCAGAACCTGTATTATTAGTACCTGAATAATCCATATCTTATATATATTATATATTTTTAAAATATACTTTTTATAACATAGTAAAAAAGTATATTAAATTGTCCAAGTAGAGTCTTCTGTATCGCCTTCCATCAAAGAGACTTTAACTGTGTATTTTCCGAAAAGCCCTCCTAATAAACTGCCACCATATCCAGCTTTATATATATTCCAAGCTTGTTGAGGATCAGAAGAATCAGGCCAGTATTGGAATCTAGAGGTCCAACCAGAAAATCCGCCATTAGGAGTAACATAGACAGGAGCATTAGCATCAATTTTGGCTACACCAGGTAAAACACATGTTCTAACCAATTTACCATCCAAATATAAATCTAGCGTTCTTCCATAAACACTAACAAATAAATTACACCATCTTTGGATCGGAACATTCGCAACTGGACAATTATGAATAATAAAATTAGCCCCATCTTCAGGTTGTTCATCGATGCCTGGATAAACTGCTAAAGAAACAACTATATTATTTTCAATAGGTCCTAAAACAACAGACGGACAAGGTTCTTTTTTGCCTGATTCAGTTATCATTCTACCAAAAATAACCTTTGGTTCGCCATAACGATAGTTCCAGTCGTCAACATAAAACCAAATTGAATATGTAAAATTACTTGTATTTCCTGAATCAGAAGAAGATGCTAAATCACTCGATTCAATTGTTTGCATTGTTTGCGCAGATGTTAAATCGGTTAATGTATTTACGTCCTTCATTATATATCGAATAACGATTACTAAAAGAATAATTATAATTACAGATATCAATATAGTTTTGACTTCCATTATATTATACAATTAGAAATTTTTCTTACGAATTTTGTAACTTTTTAACTTTGTAAATTTGGACTTTTTAACTTTGTAAATTTGTAACTTTGGACTTTGTAACTTTGTAAGAAAAAAATAATTAGTATTATTGATGCTAGCTTATTATATTTGTAACGGAATTAGTTGTTCTTTATTATCTGGTATGGAAGGAGGATTTTTGTCTTTAAGAGAAGTATACAATGTATTTATTGTTAGAATATCTAATGGGTTCTTAAAATATATTAAATTAGCTACATTTCCACTAATGCCATTTTCTGTCCCAACTGTCAACATATCCATTTTCATATAAGGAACTACTTCAATTGCTGATTTAACTAATTTTCCGTTATAAAATACATCTAAAGTTCCGCCATTATAATTTAATACAATGTGATTCCATTTTTGTAATAAAACGTCAGGCTGTTTATAAATAATTCGATTACCTTCAGCATCAATATCGTTACCAAATGGTATTTCCTTTACCTTTTCAATTGCTTCGGTGATTTTTTCTTGGACAGATTTCCATTTTTCAGATGTATCTTGTTTTATTTCGGTTTCTTTTTTATGGACATAATCAATCACATTAGTTCCCTCTGATTGTTGTTTAACTGTAATGTATAATGTATTGTTTGCAGAACTATATTTGATTGCGGGATTTTCTCCGAAAGACAATATAGGAACTACTTTTAAATACGAAGAATTAGTACTAGGCGAGAAGGAATCTAAATAAAACCAAAACGATATAGCATATTGATAGTTAAATGTTTCTGTTCCCGATAACGATTGGAATGACGCAATATTCGTTAAAACGTCAGTTTGTATTGGTTGATTAACTAACTGTTGACCGCCTTGTTTTAAATATTTAGTTCTTATAAATGGTTTACCTAAAAAGACCCAGGTAAAATAACCAGCTAACAATACCAAACTTAAAACTAACATTTTATATTCAAATGGTTTTGGTTGAGTATTTATATTAGGTATACCTGATTTATTTGAACCATTAAATAGACTAATAACATAATTTAAAGCAATAACTAACAAACAAGGAATATATAATATAATATTTAAAACTAGACGATAATAAGGATTTTTATCTAAAAATCCGCCAGCATTCGCCAATTTGTATATTATACCCAACATCGCGCAAAACAAAAGTAAATTAAATATAATGTGACCCCAAGATTCTGGATTAGATGCGTCTTGATCAAATACTCCCATCATTTTTAACGCCGCATAAATTAGGCCTCCTGATATTGCTAATGCTCCTAATATATATATTCCCTTTAACAAATATGACGTAAATCCTTGCTCGCCTTTAAACAAATTTCCTTTTGAGGGATTTGCCAAGTAATATTGATATACAGTTATAAGGATTAGCAAAATCATTCCAACAAATAACGAAAAGAATAAAACAGGGCCACCATAATTAGTTATTATTCCATGAGGATTAACGAAATATAATAGTATGATTACCAATACAAATAAAAAAAACATTACTGTATATTTTGTTCTTAATGCGAATAAATCCTGGAGTGTTTGGGGGAAAGCCTCTAAAATAACATCATCCTTTTTTTTACCTTTGTTATAAATCATTACTACTGTAATTAAAAACACTATCATTAAAACAAAATTAAAAATCACTGATGTATTGTTTTCAGGTGGTTTATCAGAAAAAAAGCCACTTATTGCTAGCATTGAAAATATACCGGCTAATCCAATTAAAACTAACACAACAATTATTGCTGGTAAAAACCATGATTCGTTAGCTTGTGAAAAATTAGAAAAAATAGAATTACTAGGATTATCTTTAAAAATAAACACTTCTTTTATTAAAAATGCTAATAATAATAATAAAGGAGCTGTAAAAAACATTTCATATCCAAAAGCAGCATTAAATCCCTTTGGGTTAAAAATATATAATACTAATACTACTATACAAAAAGCGAAAAGGGATAAAATTAAATAATTATACGATAATAGGTCTTTGGCTAAAGTTAATGATGTTGGATCTATATTTATAGTAGTTGAAGAGTTACTCATATTTATATTTATATTAATATTATATAATATAAAAATTACATATTTTCCATTGCAGTTTTCTCTCCATGACATTCTCTACAAAGGGCAACTAAATTAGTAACATCATTGCCGCCACCGTGTTCCAGTCTAATTTTATGATCCACTTCGAATGTATGGGATAATTTTTTGTTACATTGTCCACATTTCCAATCTTGTATTGATGCGACATATTTCTTTTTTGTTTCGCTTACTGAGCGTTTAACTGCTTTTCCGCCTGATAATAAATTTCGCTGTTGTTGTGCTATAATTGTAGGATTATAATTATAACCCGGATTCAACTCTGTATTAAACCCTTCCATAAATCCTCCACTTTTTGTTGAAAGATCAAATATTGGCGAAATCATATCCATAGAAGATTTATCGATTGGCATATATTTAATCATATTGTTAGTGTATAACAGCATATTTTTTGTTTGGGAAGGATTACGTTTAACCATTATGTAAAAACAAAGTGCTAAAAATCCTATAAATGCCATTTTATAATATTTTTTATATGCTAGTAACATTTTTGTATATTTTCCGTCATTATAAGCATTATATAATAAAAATGATGTAATTCCAAATACTAATATCTCTATTCTCATATATTATAATCTAATATAATCTTTATTTACGCTTATTTTTTCTTGTTCCTAACTTTCTTCTTGTTCCTAACTTTCTTCTTGTTCCTAACTTTCTTCTTGTCTTTCCGCCACTTTCAACTTCGTTTTTAAAACTATTAAAATACTCTATTTTCTTGGATGGTTTATCTATATCAAATTTTTCAATAAGTGAATTTAATTTTGTTAGTTCATTTGCTAAAGAAGACACATTTATTACTTCAATCGGTGATTCATACAAAAAATGTATTATTATGTATTTGATTTTATCAATGAATTGCATTTGATATTCATTTAATGTTTCAAATGAATTGTATAAATATTCGTATAGAGAAATATAAATCATAACAAATCCCCAAATATCAATATTTTTAAGAAATATGGTATTAAAATATGTAACCATATCGAATTTCCCATTTTGAGTATACTTTTTCAAAATTTGTGATAAATATTCAATGATATAATAATAGGTAAAATCATATTCAACTAAATGAGACTTTATTTTGTTATGTTTAACAGCCACCAAGTCTTTTATTGTTAGTTTTTTAACAATATCGTTTATAGCAGATAAATGTCCTGCGCCTCTTATTTCATTCCAAACAAATATATAGTTTACTACAAATTCTCTTATTTGAAAATAATCAGGATCTACATTTATTTTTAAAAAATCATAGTAAATCCTTAAAAAATCTTTATTGAAAAGCACCGATGAAAATGGAACATTGTATTGAAAAGGTCGTCTGTATAATTTTCTTGGAATTCCTTCGTTTAAATTATGTATTAAAGACAATCCCCAATCAATCAAACGCGTAGTCAATTTTGTGTCGGTTGGTTTAACTAACACATTGGAATCTTTTATATCACAATGAAACACATTTAATTTATTCATTGGTAGAATACCATTAATAAGCAATTCAATTAACGAATTGTTTAGTCTTATAATATTAGAATTAGTATTCGGATTAGAATTAGTATTCGGATTAGAATTAGTATTCGGATTCGTAAACTTAGTATTCGGATTAGAATTTGTATTCGGATTAGAATTTGTATTCGGATTAAGATTAGGATTAGTATTAGAATTTGTATTCGGAACAAAATAATTCTTAACAAAATCTTCAATATCTATTCCGCCATATGGCATATTTAACGCCAAAATTTTGTCTAATGATTGATTGATATTTTTTTTAGTTATGTCCTTTTTCTTAAGAGCTTTACATTTTTTTGTATAATTACTTAGATCTTCCGTTGTTAGTTGTTCTGGTTTACATAATGTAAAATCATCTACTAAAAAATACTGTTCATAATTAGGTATTCTATTTAAAACGCTATTGAATTTCTGAATTTGATTATATTCGTCGGTTGCGTGTTTTGCTGTCATTAATTTACTTATTTTGTTAGTTTCTCTTAAGTCAGAGTCTTCGCATTTTAGAGCTGGTTTAAAAATACATCCAAAACCGCCTGAAGCTATTATTTTACCGCCTTTTAGTTTATCGCCCTGTAGTTTTTTAGTCATAATGTCTTATATTATTAAGATATTATAACTTATATTATACTTTTTATCCAATAATCCGTTAATCCAATATACATTATTATTTTTTATTACTTTTTGTTGATTTTTGTTTCTTGTTTCGTCTTCTTTTTGTAAATTTTCTGCGTTTATATTTACCTCCTCCAAGCATTAATACGGTAGCAGCTGCCATTGAACCCAATATAGCAGCAGCTTCAGCTCCCAATAATTTTGTCATAAAATTACCAGAACTAGCATCAGAACTAGATGCTTCTTTAATAACCGTTTCAGGATCTATTTTTTTATCATCGGGAATATCTAAATTAGTTTGAACTGTATTCAATAATTCTGAAACATTGGATTCGAGTGTATTTAATGTTGTAATATTAGAATCTAACGCAGTTTTTTTTGTTTCATCCTTTTCACTATCCTTTAATTTTGCTAAAACACTCTTATATGCGGCAATATTAACTAACAAATTAGTATTTAAATTCTGACATAATGATACTAAAGTAGATTTACCAATTTTTAACGTAATTTCTTCACCTATATCTGGTATAACCGACGCACCTTGTTCAACAGAACCTTGTTCAACAGATCCTTGTTCAGCACCTTGTTCAACTGTAGCACCTTGTTCAACTGTAGCACCTTGTTCAACTGTAGCTCCTTGTTCAACTGTAGCGCCTTGTTCGCCTTCAGGGGCAACTTGTTCAACAGCTCCTTGTTCAACAGCTCCTTGTTCAGCTCCTTGTTCAGCTCCTTGTTCAGCTCCTTGTTCAACAGCTCCTTGTTCAACAGCTCCTTGTTCAACTTGTTCAGCACCTGTATTTTCTGTTGATTGTTGACTAAAAGGGTTTTCTGTTGGTACAGCTTCTGGTACAGCACCTGTATCTGCTGGTGATTGTTGAATAAAAGGGTTTGCTTCTTTTGCTGTTGATCTAGCTAAATCATTATTGTCTGCTACATTTGTATTATTATTTTGTTCAGGGTCCATATATTATAACTTAATATTATTTATGGTATAAATAAACAATTAATCCGGTAGCACCCATAACAACTAAAGTATAAATAATTTTCTCTCTCCATCGATAATAATCCTTCATTTTAATATCTTTGGGCTTATATTCTTCATAATACCTAAAATAAAATTCATTAAGAGTGATTTTCGGTTTTTCAAGTTTTTCGTTTATTTTATTATGAATGAAGTGTAACCACTTTACCAAAGACTCCCTTGAGTCTAAATAAGCAGTAACCGGATATTCATCTAACAATTTTTCAAAACTGGTGCCAATTGTTTCAACTGGTATGAACAATGGTAAATTTTGAATCAATTCATAATATTTCTTTTTTGTAACAGCATTAGGATGTCGAGGATATGATAAAACCAATGTATGTAAAAAGAACCAGTAATGTGGTCCCCAAACAGTAGGGTCCAATCTTGTAGCCTTATGAAGTTGATTATTATCTAAAGTAGGCATTTAAATTAAAACAACATAAAAACAACCTTCTTTAAACATATAGATATACCAAAATGAATAAAAATAATGTATGTAATAATTGTGGTAAACAAGGCCACCAATTTCATCAATGTAAACTACCAATAACGAGTTATGGTGTTATTTTATTTAGATCATCTGTAAAAGGCATTCAATATTTAATGATTAGACGAAAAGATAGTTTTGGATATATTGATTTTTTAAGAGGGAAATATGTTCAAAATAATTTAGAACATTTACAAAGTATTTTTAACGAAATGTCAATATTCGAAAGAGAAAAAATAAGAAACAAAGATTTTGAAACGTTATGGAAAAATATGTGGGGGATTCAAGAAACACATTTAGGAAGTCAATATAAAGGAGAAGAGATGGCTTCTCAGAAGAAATTTGATGCTCTAAACTTAGGTATCCAAATAGGTTCAAATAATGAAACCATTTACTTAAACACATTAATAAATAATTGTACTACAACATGGAAGGAAACGGAATGGGAATTTCCCAAAGGTAGACGTAATTATCAAGAAAAAGATTTGGACTGTTCCCTAAGGGAATTTGAAGAAGAAACTGGTCTATCAAAAAGGGAAATAAAGGTTATAGAAAATATAATACCATTTGAAGAGATATTTTTAGGGTCAAATCATAAATCTTACAAACATAAATATTTTTTAGCTTATACTGATAAAACAACAGACGATTTAACTAATTACCAACAAACAGAAGTGTCTAAATTGGATTGGAAGACGCTGGATGAATGCTTGGAGTCTATTAGACCATATAATTTAGAAAAAAAACAACTGATAATAAATATTAATAAGATTTTACAAGAATATAGATTATATTAGTAATATATAAGTATAAATGAGCGTTGACATTAAACTTAAGACTAAAAAACCGAAAATCTCTGAAGATCTGGAATCTGATATAGCTAGTGAAGTTTGCGATGCTGATGAAATAAATAAACTATATAGTAAAAAATGTGGCAATAATAAAGAACAATTAAAAGCAGAAGAAGAAAATAGAAAATATTTTGAATTAAATCCAACTCAGGACGAATATTTATATCCTGTTTTAGATGATCCGAATTTTAATATTAAGATTGCTCAAAAAAAAGAATTTAGTGATACAAAATATGATGGGTCTATTTATGATGTAGAAAAGTATTCAAATATTTTAAAAACCGCAGAATACGAATTATTACCACAACAAGCATTTGTTAGAAATTTTATGTCGTTTCAGACACCATATAACAGTTTATTATTATTTCATGGGCTAGGTTCGGGAAAAACGTGTTCCGCGATTGGGGTATGCGAAGAGATGAGAGATTATTTAAAACAAATGGGCATATCAAAACGAGTAATTATTGTAGCAAGTCCAAACGTCCAAGATAATTTTAAACTACAATTATTCGATGAACGTAAATTAAAAGAAGTAGACGGTATTTGGACGATGAAAGGATGTTTAGGAAACAAATTATTAAAAGAAATTAATCCAACGGGAATGAAAGGGCTTAAACGAGAAAAGGTAATACAACAAGTTAAAACCGTAATAAACGCATCATATTCATTTCAAGGATATCTTCAGTTTTCAAATGAAATTGTGAGAAAGTCTGGAAAACCAGGGGATAGCACAGAAACAAAAATAAAAAATTTACAAAACGAATACTCAGACAGATTAATCGTAATTGATGAGGTTCATAATATAAGAATATCGGAGGACAATGAAAATAAGAATGTTGCAAAAAATTTAATGTATTTGGTAAGCGTTGTTTCAAATCTTCGTTTATTATTGCTATCCGCTACTCCTATGTTTAACAGTTATAAAGAAATTGTTTGGATTTTAAATTTAATGAATATGAATGATCGTAGAGGAATTATTTCTGTTTCTGATATTTTTGATAATGATGGCGACTGGCAAAAAGATAAAGACGGAAAACAAATCGGCAAAGAATTATTAATGCGAAAAGCAACAGGTTATGTTTCTTATATTAGAGGCGAAAACCCTTATACATTTCCTTTTAGAGTTTACCCTGATAGATTCGCGCCATCAAATACATTTAAGACCATTGAAGAATATCCAAAGTATCAACTTAATGGAAGACGCATTCCTGATGATAGAAAAATTGAAAAACTTAGTATTTATTTGAATATTATTGGAGATTATCAACAAATGGGCTATATGTATATTATTGATAGATTAAGGAGCAGAGGAGAAGGAACAAAAATGACAAAACGAGGCACTCAAAGGAAAATGCCGGCATTTATGTCATTAAAATCGTTCGGCTATACTGATTTACAATTACCTATAGAAGCATTAAATATTGTTTATCCTTATCCTGGTCTTGAAGAATTAGTCAAAGGAATACCTAAGATGGAATATATTGAAGATGAGGAACAAAACATAATTGATATATCACCGACTTCTGAAAAACCGGAAAAAGGAATTATCGAAGAAATAGATGATGTTATTAGTAATGGTCCTCAGATTGTAACATCGATTATTAAAACAAAAAATTCAGAATTAGAATCAGAACCGGTTGCAACAGAAGGAATTGAAGCAGACCAAACCATGTTTGATAAAGAGGTTGAATTAGATACTAGAGACCTAAAACAAATAAAAAATTCAGTAATAAAATCAAAAAAAAAGGAAAAACCAAAAATTGAATTTGAAATTGCTGATGAAGCTACAGAAATTATATCAGCGATTACCGAAAAAGAAAAAGGAGATACTTGTGTCGAAAAATGTATAGAGAGTTGTAATATTAATAATTCTATACCGGACCAATCAATATCTTCAGTTCCTAAATCAGTTTCTAAACCAGATTCTTCTGTACCTAAATCTGTTTCTAAATCTAATATATCTTTTAAGGGTTCACTAGTTCCAAAACGGAAAACAAGTCCGATTCCTGAAGTCAGTTCTGATTCCAGTTCCAGTTCTGATTCCAGTTGCAGTTCTGATTCCAGTTCCAGTTCTGATTCCAGTTCCAGTTCTGATTCCAGTTCCAGTTCTAGCCCTGTTAGCGAAGGATTACATATTATTGAAGGGGACACTAAATCTCAAATTCCTTCTGTAAAAAATAATATAGCTGACTCTAAAGGCAGTAATTCTTCTTCTAGTACGGGGTCTTCTAGTACGGGGTCTTCTAGTACGGGGACACCTAAGACGCCCCCTTCGTCTACAGGTTCTTCTAGTACAGGTTCTTCTAGTACAGGTTCTTCTACTACGGGGTCTTCTAGTACGGGGTCTTCTAGTACTGGATCATATTCTTCGTCTAGTAAAGGCGGAGACTCATCATCTTCGTCGACAGGAGACTCATCATCTAATAAAAGTTCAGAACGATTACATATTGATCCAAAGGATTTGACTGGAGGTCAAGGATTAAAACGCGTTATGGATTTTATTGATACAAAAACACCAGCCGTTAAGGGTCGATTTGAATACAGAAGAGGTATTCCACATATTTTTAATAATGATGAAATTGGAAAATATAGTTCTAAAATAAAAAATATTTGTGATTCTATTTATAATAAAAACACAGGTGAAGTGTCTGATGGTATAATATTAATTTATTCATCTTATATTGATGCTGGAATAATTCCAATGGCGCTAGCACTAGAAGAAATGGGATTTACTCGTTATGGAGAAAAAGCAAGCCCATTGTTTAAAACACCGCCAACTCCTTTAGTAGATGTAAGAACAATGAAGCCACCAACTTCAAAAACCGATTTCCGCGCAGCAAGATATATAATGATTACTGGTGATCCTCGCATTTCCCCATCTAATGATATAGACGTTAAAGCGGTAACTAACAATGATAATATATTTAAAGAAGAAAAGGACGGAACTATAACCGACATATCTGGACAAAATATAAAAGTGGTTTTGATTTCTCAAGCAGGTTCAGAAGGGTTAGATTTCAAGGTAATTCGTCAAATACATATAATGGATCCTTGGTATAATGTAAACAGATTTGAACAAATTATAGGTAGAGGTGTTCGTAATTTTTCTCACAAGGATTTACCGTTTATTAATAGAAATGTACAGATATTTATGTATGGAACAATATTAGAAAATGCCGAAGAAGAAGCCGCTGATTTATATGTATATCGTATTTCTGAGTTAAAAGCTGTAAAAATAGGACAGGTTACAAGATTGTTAAAACAAACATCCGTAGATTGTATAATAAATCACGACCAAACCGAATTAATATCAACAAATTTCGATGAAATAGAAGAAAATAGAAATATTAAACAAATATTATCAGACCATCAAGAGTTGGATCATTTTCAAATAGGAGATACAAATAACTCGGCAACGTGTGATTTTATGAAATGCGAATTTGATTGTTTGCCAAATATTGATGTTCCGAATTTTAAGGAAAACACAGATACATATAACGAAACATTTATGCTTATAAATTCAGATAAGATAATTCAAAAAATAAAAACGTTAATGAAGATGCGTTATTTTTATAAAAAGAAGGATTTATTTAGTTTAATTAATATCCCTAAAAGTTATCCAATAAGTCAAATTTATGCCGCATTGACTCAAATCATAACAGATAATACAGAATATTTATCAGATAAATATGGTAGAACAGGATATTTAATAAATATAGGCGATTACTATTTATTTCAACCAAGCGAACTAAACTACAAAAATATTTCTATATATGATCGTTCAGTTCCGATTGATTATAAGCATACTATGGTCAAATTTGAGATAAAATCAAATGCAGCAAAACCGGTAATCGATAAAAGACATTTAAATGAAAAAAATCTCCAGGAAGAAAATGAAAACGTTGAAAAAGAACAAATGGATTATGAAGGAGCAAAAGTGTTAGATGTAATGTTCGCAAATTATAATTTAACTTTAGAAAGCACCAAAGTTCAAAGAGGAAATGATAATTGGTATGAACATTGTGGAATTGTATTTAGAAAATTAGCAACAGAAGATGATATAATACCAGCGGATTCTGAAAAAGAGCGTTTATCAATTTTAGAACAATTTTTGATAGAACATATAGTAGACAATTTGATGATGAATGAGAAAGTGGATTTATTAAATTATATTTATTCAGATGAACATTTAGAAACTAAACTAACAAATGAAAGATTAAAACGTTTCTTTGGAAAAATGAAAAAATATTTATTATCAAAATTAATAGTTTCAAAGGGATTAACTGGTATAGTAATATTTAATGGTCCGTCAAGAATAGAAAATGTAAATATCTATATTTTAGAGGATAATATTTGGATAGTTGCTAAGCCAGAAGATAAAAGAGATTTACAAGATGCTATATTAAAAAAATATCGTTTGAAATCAAATTTAAACCATTATGTTGGATTTATAGGGTTTGAAACTAACAAAAAATATATGGTTTATAAGATAAAAGATACTACTAATGGGCGTAGCACTGGATTCAGATGCGATCAATCAGGTAAAGAAAAAATAATTAAATTATTAAATGAAATTGAAACAGACGATAGATATGCCTCTAAGGTTACTAAAGATGGCGCGTTTGAACTCTGCGTAAGACAAGAATTAACATTGAGAAGTTTTGAGAACCAAAAGCTAGACAACAAAACATGGTTTTTAGACACAGAAACCGCAATTATTAATGAATTTGAAAAGAAAGAAAAAGGTAAAAAATAGTAAAAATATTCAAAAAAATTACTTTTACAAATAAAATAAAATTGAAACTTATTTAAAAGAATAAATATACAATAATTATACAATGGAAACTTTTGTTAAAACCTCTAAACCCAAGTATAGACAAAAGGAAACTACTAGTTCAGTTTATAGCCCTTGTCAAATTACAAAAACTATTATATTACCTATGGTTTCTATTGGTAAGAATTTAAAACAAACATTAGAAAATACAATTGCGAAAATGGTTGGTGGAAAATGTATTGTTCAGGGGTATGTTAAACCAGAATCTATTAGAGTTATTACATTTTCAAGCGGAATTGTAAAAGGAGAAAATATAACATTTGATGTTGTCTTTAATTGCGAAGTTTGTTACCCTGTTTCGGGTATGAAATTAAATTGTATTGCTAAAAATATTACAAAGGCAGGCATTAGAGCTGAAAGTATAGACGAACAGACAAGCCCATTTGTGCTTTTTATTGCTAGAGATCATTATTTTGCGAGCGATTATTTTAATTCAATTGAAGAAAATAACAAGTTTGTTGCTCGTGTTATTGCGCAAAGATTTGAATTAAATGACAAATATGTATCTGTTATTGCTGAATTGGTTCCTCCGGCAAAGGACTTTGCTACAAAGGATTTTAAACCTAGATTAGTGCTTGGATGAAATATAGTTATAATTGTTAAAAATATAAGAATCGTAATATTGTAATTGTTAAAATCGTAATGTAATTGTTAGTGGATTTATTATTTTTGCTCTTACTTCGTTATAACTTTTCTTAAAAGTGGAATAATAATAGTTATTTTTTCTCTTACTTCGTTATAACTTTTCTTAAAAGTGGAATAATAATAGTTATTTTTTTCTCTTACTTCGTTATAACTTTTCTTAAAAGTGGAATAATAATACTTATTTTTATTTTTATTTAAAGCAAAACTATTATTAATTAATAATGAGCGAAGAATATGATTTTAACAAACTTAATTACATACGGGAACAAATAGAGAATATGTCAAAATTCAATCAAATTGAGGTATTGAGAGTTTTAACAAAAAATAAAGAGGTGATTATCAATGAAAATAAATACGGAATTCATATTAATTTGACTGATGTTGATAATTCCGTACTAACAGAATTAATTTTGTATATAAAGTATGTCAATACGCAAGAAATGTATTTGAATAATGCTGAACAGGAAAAGGAGAAGTATAAAAATACATTTTTTGTAAAAGGTAATAAAGATATATCAACATAATATATTAGACCAATGGCGACAGAAGCAATTGTAGCAAATTTACAAGATTATATGTTTACGTCTGATAATATATCCAGATTTACTAAACATATGATCCCGATTGGTTTGAAACCAACACAAAAAAAACACTATGAAGAACCGATTATTCAAGCCTCTATTCAAGTCCCTATTCAAGTCCCTATTCAAGTCCCTATTCAAGCCCCTATTCAAGCCCCTATTCAAGTCCCTATTAAACCCAAATTAGTTTCTAAAAAGGAAACAATATACAGGCCAAGACAAAAAGATTCATTATTTTGGTGTTTTTATATTTTAAAAAATGGATTTTCAAATTATGAGATGGAAATTAATAATCAATATTTTGTTGTAGAAAAAACAGAGAAATTTAAATATATTGAACTAATTAGAAAAAACAAGGATATTTTAAAAATTCATAAAATTAAACCATTAACTGAATTAGAAGACGACTTAGCTAACAAGGATAAAATATCAGTAAAAACGTTTTTTGCTTTATGTGTTTTAGAAGATATTAATGTTTTGTTAGTTGATAAACGAAAAATATTAGAAATAACTTGTATAGATATTGATGATAAACATCCAGTTAATATTATACACAGAAATAATAAAACATATGAGCATCATATCGAATTGGATGTTACGCCAATTATGGTACAACAATATAGAGATACATATTACACAATGAGTAGTTTTGATGCGACAATAAAATCAATGGGTTCTTATAAGCTAGATGAACTAACAGAATTATGTAAAAGATTAAATATAAATATTGAATCAAATGAAAAATCTAGTAATGAAAAGCCTAATAAAAAGAAAATTGGTAAAAAGGATATTTACGAGCTTTTAGTTTTAAACTATTAATAAAAAAATTGAATAAGAATATAAAAATATGTATAAGTAATATATATACAGAAATGAATAAACCTACCGAAAAGGCAGAAAATAATAATTTTAAACCAAGAGGAATGCAATTTAGACGCGTTGACGATAAACCTAAATTAGATCCAAAAATTCAATTAAATATAATTTCTAAATTCTACTTTAATAGCATTAATGGTAAATATAATGAATATGAGATGGAGGCTAAATTTGGAACGAAAGGAATTAAACAAATAACTAAATTGGATTATGATAATGTTGTAAAAAAACTAAAATCATTAGGTTATACATCTGCCAATGAAAAAGGAACATATAGTTTAAAAATTCAACCAGAATTTTTAGATGTTAAAACAGGCGAATTCAAAACATCTGGAGATATTGATAGATTCCGTGTTGAAATAAATGGACTAACAAATATTCAGAAATATTGTAAAACCAATAATTTAAGATTAATAATCGATGACCATCCGAATTGTGTTAATTTATTAAGAAAATCAGATGTTAAAGAAAAAGAAAGTAGTGAGAATAGTATTGGAAGCGCTGACTTTAATGATTTTAATTTTAGAGTATCTATAAAAAATGAAGATAAAATTAATCAAACAGGAAAAATAGGACAAGAATTAATTGAAAAATGGGATAACTCTAAAAAAGTATTCAGATATATGAATCGTGTCTCTTTTGAACATCCTTTATGGCTGTCGTCATTTCCATTTCGAGTTGATATTAGTATTGTTAAAAGTTCGACAAAAAATGATAAAGGCTGGATGATGCAGACTTATAATATTGACGAATCCAATGTTTTTCAAAATCAGGAAATATTTGAAATAGAAATAGAAGTATTGCCTTCTGCGAAAAGGCTATATAAACATTTTGAAGAGTTAGCTGCTGGTATACAAAAAGTTATAAAAGATGTGTTATGTGGCCTTCAAAAAACAAACTATCCTATTTCGTATCCTGAACAAAAGGAAACTTTACAAAATTATCATAGGTTACTTTTTGAAGACGATTATACAAAAAAAGGCGAAACGTATATTGCTAAAGATCGAGTATATCCTAGTGATTTTATTGGACCTAGTTTAGTAACTCTAGGTATTATTAATGTCGGGCCATTAAATCCAGATATTATTGTGCCAAATATTAACGAACCATTTGCTTATTGCGTAACTGAAAAAGCAGATGGAGATAGACACTTAATGTATGTAAATCCAGTTGGGAAAATATATTTGATAAATATGAATATGAATGTTATATTTACTGGTGCAAAAACAACAGAAGAAAAATGTTTCAATTCGTTATTAGATGGGGAGTTGATAATACATAATAAGAAACATCAATATATTAATACATTTGCTGTATTTGATATTTATTATGTTAATAAAGTCGATGTAAGAGCTAGACCATTTGTTCAAGTCCTTACAAAAGATGATAAGTATTTCAAAGACGGATGTCGTCTGCCAATGTTAAAAGAATTTGTTACAATTCTTAAACCAAATAGAAATAGCACAAGTACAAGTTTGAAGCCAGAAGCAAAAAAGGGTTCAATGCTAGCATTATTATCCGCATATAAAGTGGAAAATAAAAGTCCTATAACAATAATATCAAAAAAATTCTATCCAACGTTTGATCTTTCGAGCGAAGGGGCGCCAACAGCAACATCAAAATACAATATATTTGAAGCAAACAATTACTTATTGAGAAGAATTGCTGATAATTTATTTGATTATGAAATTGATGGGTTAATCTTTACCCCAACGCTTTTAGGGGTTGGGGGAAATAAAATTTGGGAAGCCGGTCCAAAGAAAAAAATAACTTGGCCATATCTTTTTAAGTGGAAGCCATCTGAAGCTACTCAAACGTTTCCTCAAAGTTATAATACCATTGATTTTCTTGTTGTAACAAAAAAGGGAAGTGATGGACTAGATGTTGTTATACCAATTTTTGAAAACGGTATTAATACTTATGAATCTACACAATATAATCAATATAAAACATTGGTTTTAGCGGTTGGGTTTGACAAGGATAAACACGGTTATATTAACCCTTGCCAAGATGTATTGGATGATAAAATTTTAGATATAAAAGGCAATTATGGGGAAGAAGGATATAGACCAAAACAATTCTTCCCTTCTAATCCAGCTGATCCTTTGGCTGGATTATGTAATATTATGTTAGAATTAGATGCTAATGGTTCATACCAAATGTTTACCGAAGAAAGAGAGGTATTTGGTGATCAAACTATAGTAGAGTTTAGATACGATTTAACAAAATCTGGTATGTGGAAATGGATTCCAATGCGAGTTAGATATGATAAAACAGCCGATTTTATTATAGCAAGACAATCCGATTTTAAATCAAGACAAGGTATAGGAGCAAACGATTATAAGACTGCTGATAGTAATTGGAATTCTATTCATAATCCAGTAACCGAAATAATGATTGCTACGGGCGAAGGTATTCCTGGAATGGAAGTATCTGATGACGTATATTACAATAGCGTAACAAATGATAAATTAACTCAGAGAATGCGTGATTTTCACAATCTATATGTTAAAAAAGCAATAATACAAGGCGTTTCCAGGAAAGGCAATACTCTTATTGATTTTGCTTGTGGTAAAGCTGGAGATTTGCCAAAATGGATTGGTGCTGGGTTATCCTTTGTTCTAGGAATTGATATTGCGAAAGATAATTTGGAAAATAGATTGAATGGTTCGTGTGCTAGATATTTGAATTTTAAAACGACTACCAAAAATATACCATATGCTTTATTCGTAAATGGAAATAGTTCGAAAAATATTAGGAGTGGAACAAATATGTTAGATGATAAGGCAAATGAAATTATCAAATCTGTCTTTGGATCAACAGGAATTAATAAAAGTTTAGGACCAGCTGTAGAAAGACAACACGGAAAAGGAACTAATGGATTTGATGTTTCGTCGTGTCAATTTGCTCTTCACTATATGTTTGAAAATAAAGTAACGTTTTATAATTTTATGAGAAACGTAGCTGAATGCACTAAACTAAATGGTTATTTCATTGCTACTTGTTATGACGGCAGAACTATGTTTAATATGCTAAAGAAAAAGGAAGAAGGCGAAAGCAAAGAAATATATATTGATGATAAAAAAGTATGGTCTGTAACAAAAAATTATGATGCCTCAACATTGGAAGATAATGAGACTTGTTTGGGTTATAAAATTGATGTATATCAGGATTCTATTAATAAGCCTGTTTCCGAATATTTAGTAAATTTTGATTTCTTAACTATGACCATGGATAAATATGGGTTTACATTAGTAACTAGAGAAGAAGCGAGACATATGGGGTTACCAGAAGGCAGCGGTATGTTTTCTGAATTATATAATTCAATGATGAATGAAATAAAACGAGACCCTAAAAAAGAAGGTGATTATAAAGATGCGGTTTTTATGAAAGATTATGAGAAGGATATTTCATTTCTCAATCGTTTCTTTGTCTATAAGAAGACATCAACCAGAAATTCCGAAAAATTAACAAAAGTATTATTGGACCAGTTGCCTGATACAATTGATTTTGAACAAGAAGGCACAATGTTAGCCCAAGAAGCAGTTGAAAAAGCAGAGGAACAAGTGAGACCAAGGGCAAAAAAATTAAGCGAAAAGCTAAAATTACAAGATGCTACCGAGGCATTAGAAGAAGAAGCCGTCCCAGTTACAAAAAAGAAAACAACAAGAAAAAAGAAGGCAGTTGAATTTGAGATTATTGATGAAGCTTAAAATCATCTTATTAAAAAAGATATAAATATTGGGGTTTATAATATAATAGTCTAATGAATTATTATATAATACCAAAAAATAATTTTAATTTTGAACTTTGTTTAAAACTAACAAATGACGATATAAAGCCATGTATATCTTTTAGTCTAATTTTTCATCTAACCTCGGCGTATACACAATTATTAAAGTTAGAGGATATAAAAAATACAAGTAATATACCTAATGAAAAGGGTTTAACCGAAGACATAACTAATGAAAAAGTTTTAACCGAAGATATAACAATAGACTATGTAAACAAGATAGTTAATCCTTTTGAATTTATTCATACGAATGTTCCTGGCTCAATACTATCTGTGAGCAAAGTAAAGCCAGATGCTAATATTTTTTTTGAACTAATGGAAATATTTCAGATGTTTAATATAAATGATATTTTAGCAACAAAACATAAAATAAATATAGCCCATTTAACGCCTAATCATACATCAACTACTTATTTATTGAATATGCTAAGAGAAGAAAACAACGATTTTATTATTGTTGAGGATTTTGATTATAATAAGCTGTATAATAAGTTTGTAACTAACAAATTTGTAAATAATAACCCTGTAACTAATAACCATGTAACTAACAATATTGAAACAAAGTTGGATTTAATAATTTTTGAGTTTCCGGAATGTGATTACGCTAACACAACGCAATATATACATAATATGTTATTGGCTTTAATAATCATAACAAAATATCAATCAAACTTGGGGACATGTATTATTAAAATTGATAACATATTTTATAAGGCAATTATAGATATTATTTTTTTATTGTCTTCATTTTATGATAAAATTCTGTTGATAAAACCAATTATAAGCAATATAACAAAAGGCGAACGATTTATTGTTTGTAAATCTTTTAATTGCGGTATAGTAGAAAATTCAAACATTCGTAATAAAATAGATGAACACATACTAACAAAATTGAACGACCCTGGAACAACTTTTGTAATAACTGATAAAAATATAGATTCTTTAATAAATGATGAAATACCATATTATTTTTTAAATAAATTAGAAGAGTCTAATGCGGTAATTGGACAACAACAATTAGAATCATATGACCAAATTATTAATATTTTCAAAAATAGAAATCGTGATGAAAAAATAGAAAATTTAAAAAGACAGCATATTCAAAAATGTATTCAGTGGTGCGAAAAAAATCAGTTACCGCATAATAAATTTATTGATAAAGTTAACATATTTTTAACTCCCAAAAGGAAAGAGACCGAATGCGAACTATCCGAATAAATTCAATAATCAGAATAAATTTTTATGAGCTATAATGAATATTATCAAAATAAGTTGTATTTCCCATACTTTCTTTATTCGCAAATCCAGCCCCTCTAGCTTGTGTAGACCCTATCGCATTCCCAGCTGAAAAACTATTGACAGAATTATAGGTATGATATTCCGCGCCATTCGTTTTTGTTTTACATATCAATTTGTTTTGGCGTTGACCTTGGAAGAAGAACGGATTACCGACAAATGTTTGGGCTTGGCAAGGAGGCACCTTGTCCTTATAAATGTATGGCACATTTGGATTAAATCCGTATTGAATTGCCGTAGCAATATTTGGAGGATTTCCTTTTCCATTTTTCAATTTACGTTGATTATATGCCGCTGTAGTAATGGTATCCACATTAAGTTTTAAAATTCTGGTGCTGCTAGACACGCCGCCTTGTTTCGCAAATTGAGGATTATTTGGTTTATAAATTACTTGAGCGCAACCCTTAGGATTAGAAGGACCGCTTATAACCGAACCATTATAAGGATTTGCCGCTAATTGATACATATAATCAATAACCACTTTATATTGCTGTTTTGTTAGTATACTTTGTAAAGAAGTAATAAATGTTTGAACTGAAAGAGGCGATGCCCCAATTAATGTATTATATTCGTCCTGACTAATATACCCCGCATCCAATAATGATTTTGATAAAGCATTAACAAACCCAATCTCGACTGCTTTTTCTACTGTAAAATTAGGATTACATTGAGCTACATAATAATTAGCAATTGAAAGCGGGTCGCCAGGTTTAGAATATTCAATCATTTTAGCAGTAACAAATGGGTAAGCTAAAAATAGACTAAGCACTTTTTTATCAATTGGGCCACTAATAAAATTAAATTGTCTTTGTTGAAATGTTTGGCATCGATTGTATAAATACATATAGCTGGATTGAAAATAGTTCTTTTTTATATTGGTGTTAGTTGGTAAAACACGCTGAATAGCTTTTCTTTGTTGATTACAACATAATACTGGATTAGTTACATTAGGCTCAGGCTTTTCAGTTAAATTTTTAATAGGCATCCAACTCGAAACTATTCCTACACCATTACAATTTTTACATTCATTATCTATATTTAGACCATCAGCTGAAATATTTTGTATTTCATTTTCTTTAACAATGAATGATCCAGGCATATCAATCATTTGAGCAATAAGGCCAGTTCCTCCATTACCGCCCCCCAATGAAGAACTTATAGAAGATTTAACAGCTCTATTAACATTATATTCGATTAAACTAGTTTCAATATATTCTGCGCCATTTTTCGGGTCAAGCGTAAGAACTTTAAAATTAATAGGTATAACTGTTCCTTTTCTATAATGCTTAATAGGTCTAGGTAATCCAAATCCAGTAGGGAATACATTTCCGGGATCTAAATTAGTTAATGGTCTAATATGTGTGGATGTGACGCCAACAGGATTACTAAAAATCCCAGACCCTTTCCAAGAAACATATTGCTTATTTTCTAATGTGCTTTTATTGCTATAACCACTAGAAGCTTGTTGTCTCATATTTGTTGGATAAAAAGCAGTAGACATGTATATAAATATAAAAAGAAAATATACTTTTATACTTTTATACTTTTTAGAAAAGTATAGCAAAATATAAAGAAAAGTATAGCAAAAGTATAGCAAAAATATAGCAAAATATAACAAAAGTATAGCAAAAGTATAGCAAAAGTATAGAAAAAGTATAGAAAAAGTATAGAAAAAGTATAGCAAAAGTATAGCAAATTATAAAGAAAAGTATATCAAAAATATAACAAAAATATAGCAAAATATAACAAAGGTATATAATATTTTGCTATACTTTTCTTAAAAGTATATTTTCTTAAAAGTATATATATAATGTTGATATATATATTAATAGTATTTTTTATAATGTTAGTAGGATATCAGGTATTTTTAGCATTAGATCCTCCTTTAAATTTAGTAGAAGGTTTAGAGAATGCGACCACTACTAATACAACTACACAAAATGCTGGGTCCTCAGATTATCAACCATATAATGTCAATGATCCAAATAATTCTTTAATATTATCTCAACAAAATGCTGGAAATATTGAAGTATTAAAAGGTAGAATAGACGGGTTTGATGGGGTTAAAGAAAAAGTAGATACAATGCAGCAGTCGATAGATTCAATGCAAGTCCAAATAGATGGTTTAGTTCAACAACAGGCCGATTATGCTCAAGAACTGGCTGGCCCAACTCCTCCAGATGTTACGGGAACAGATTATGAAACAACAGAAAATGTTGAAGATTCTATAGAAGAAGAAAATTAAAAACTTAAAGAAATTCATCTTCATTTCTTTTTTCAAAATATGCCATAATGCCAGATACCAATGTTTCGGGACAATTAACTGTAGGAATAAGGATACCATTTTTATCATAATCTATAAATGTAAATGGATCAAAATTATTTTCAGATAATATTTTCCATCTTTCAGTATATTGTCTATTTTTTTTAGAACCGTGAAAATAATGATATATCATTCCAGGCACGTATCCAAACCGTAATGTAGATATTTTTTTTTCGTATTTAATAATACTTTGTTTATATCCCTCAGTAGATTCTGAAGTAATTGCTTTAATCGCATTTCCTAGTAAAGCGAGCATCATAATATTGTCTCCTGAACCTAAAATAGCATTATCATATAATCCTCCAATTTTTTCATATGCTTTCCTTGTCATAGCCCACGCATATCCTGGATGCCAATAATTTATTCCAGTGCCACAATGTTTGTGTCCTTTATAATATTGATAACCTCCGCTATTGAAAATTTTCATAGTACATCCTTGTTTATCCATATCAACACAATGAGACCATATTTGAACAATATCTTTATGGCCATTTAAAATTTTTAGGGTATCTAATGCCCAAGTAGAACTCTCAAATTCAAGATCAGCATCAATCCAAGCAAATGCTTTCCAGTTATAAGGTAACAATTTTTTAACCCCTAAATTAATCATATTTTCTTTATGCCATAAAGGAATTTTAATATTTATCTGGAGATGACGGGGATTTTTAGAATCAGTCATTATAAATTTTTGATCTCCGTAAGTTAATTCGACGATATATAATATAATATTTTGTTCTTCGTTTTCAAGACGTTGTATAAATTCTTTAAATAGAATATATCTAGTTACATACAAACAAGGATTAGATATTACAGCAATAACGTGTAATTTATCTTCAATAGGATCATTATTTTGAATAACCAGTTTCAATTCATTTTTTTTATATTTGAAATCGTCTAATTCAATTCCTTTAATAACAGTCATAATATATATATATACACTTTTAAAAAATCCACTTTTTAGAAAAGTGGAGCAAAAGTTAAAGTTAATGTTTTGTGTTGTTTTGTTTTGCTCCACTTTTTCTAAAAGTGGATATATTTATACTTTTTTAAAAAGTATAGTAAAAATATTTTTTAAAAGTATATATAAATGTCCGACAATATATTTCAAGAAGTATTACACAATGCTAAAGCGGCAGAAGAGAAATACATAGGTCCTGACTATCCATATTATAAATACATTAAAACGCCATCAGAAATAGGTATGTCTTCAACCGGCTCATTGTCCGTATTAGGAAAAGATATAGATGGTTTAATTGGTTATGTAGAAGTGTTAGTTTCTGGTGGAGGAAAAGCATCCGCAACTGGGAAACCTTTAGGTAATAAGTTTTTTCTTAAAACTGGAGGAAAATGTACTGATAAAGCAACTAGTCAAGATGTAGATAGGTATATTTACATCAATAATGTTCCTGCTGGGAATATACCATTTATATCATCTGGTGCTGGTGTGAATTTTAGCGAATTAAAGGGATTGATTCCAGGAACACTTAGTAATTTAAATGCTTTTAATCCTATGGAAATATTTCAGGCATTTTTATCTGGTTCAAAGCCTGATTGTCAAGAGTTAACTATGGAGACAATAGATATATATAATAACAAATCAACCGAAAGTCATTTTGTAACATTGGTGGATATACAAAATATGGATCCTTGTTCGTTTACCGATAAAAAGAATCCGATTACTAATGACAAATGTAAAGAAACATTTGCGAATTTAAATAGTGCTGAACAATGTTACACTTGTTATAAGATACCAGAGGATCCAATTGCGAAGATGTATTTTGCGTCATTAGGTATGTTTGGTATCTACATTGTATACCGAATAATGGCGAAAAATGGGTTAATCCCTTCATAAAATAAAATATACAAATTATTTTGTCTAATGTCTACGAGTTTTCCTACTCTTCCTACTCTTCCTACTCTTCCTACTCTTCCTACTCTTCCTACTCTTCCTTTGTCTTCTTTTTCTTCTGGAACCACCTTTAATCGATTGGTTTGGTATCCAATATGTTGGCTTAGCTACATTTAATCCTGATACTGGAGTAGCATTATTTACCAATCCTTTGCCGCCTTTCATTTTTCTTTTACGTTTGCCACCCAATGGGTTATAAACTGAAGATTGGATAGGCGAGTCAACTGGTTCTGCTACTACGGGTTCTGCTACTCCAATCGGTGCTTCAACTGGTGTTGAGCCAGTTAAATCTACATTAGAATTTAAAGTAGAACCAATACTGGAACCAAGATTACTAGCTCCTTGTGTCACACTATCTGTTACATTTGTTAAAGCACCGCTAGCTCCTGTTGTTGCTCCAGAAAACCAACTACCCCAACCTTGTTTTGGAGGAGCATTTGGATCTACTGGACTTTCAAAAAAGCCAAAAAGACCGCCTTTTTGACTTCTTCTTCTTGATGTTCTATGTTTTGTCATATAATATAATATAATAAAAGAAATTATATTATATATTTAAAAAAGTATTTCTTAAGCACTACGGTTAACAATCATCTTAAATAATTCAAAACCAGCTAAACCTCCGGCAACTTGAGCAATAATGTATGGCACTAAATCTGAGCGAGGAATTTTACCAGCATACATTAACGCAATAGCAACAGCAGGATTAAACGCACCTCCACTAATAGCACCACCGAGCATTACAGCGACTGCTAAAGCAGCACCAATGGCTAAATAATTTCCTGTGGCAAAAATTACAAAAACTAGGAATAGTGTTCCTAAAAACTCAACAAGATACTTGTTCATCATTTTATATATTAGTTCTAGAAAATATACTTTTATACTTTTATACTTTTAAGAAAAGTATAGCAAAATATAGAAAAACGTTAAGAAATATACTTTTTATAACGTAGTAAAGAAAAGTATAGCAAATATACTTTTAAAAAAAGTATAGCAAAATAGATAATATTTGGCTCTTACTTCGTTTTAACCTTTTTAAAGGTGGAAAAGTAGATAATATTTTGCTCTACTTTTCTTAAAAGTAGAATTAATAATTTTGTCTTGGTATAGATCCCCATCCATTAATTCCTGGTTGTGTCAAACTATGATTATATATGGATCCCTTCTTTTTTGGAGCAGTACAACCTCCCGAACGAGCTCTTCGTAAAGCGGATCTTCTAAAACTTGTATCATAACTTTTTGACCCAATTGGAGCATCTAATGGCAATCCTACTTTGTAAGCCGATTTGCCTATCGCAATACTTTTTCTTATGTTAGTATACATTGAACCGGGAATAGGAGCTATATAATTAACGTGACTTGATACAGCAAATTGGCGTTGAGAAGAATACGAAATTTTGGAAATCGGTGGCGCAAGTTTTCCTAAAGCATCTTGAATTGCTTTTTGTCTAGCACTTAAAGCAGTAGCTCTTAAATATTGTGCTCTAGCATTAACAGACATTGTAGCATTAACTGGTTCCTGACCAGGAAAGAATTGAGGTGGCGATGGTCTCTGTCCCGTTAAAATACCATAATTATGATATGGCATAGCATTTGGGTATTGACTTGAATCTAAAGGTCCTAGAATTGGAGCATTTACAAATCCTTGAAACGTTTGAGAACCTTTTGATACTGATATTCCATATGGCGTAGTCATATTTATATATAAATAATATTAATTTTTTATTATATTTATATATTAATGTCGATAAGAAAATCGATAAGAAGATCGACAAGAAATTCGTTAAAAAGTTCGACAAGAAGATCTACAAGATTAGAAAAAGAAGAGGAAAAAAAAATAAGTGTTAGCCCAGTAAAAGAAGAGAGTGTTAACCCCGTAAAAAAAGAAAAAAGCGTTAACCCCGTAAAAGAAGATGAAATAAGTGGCGTTAACCCCGTAAAAAATGAGGAAACAAGGGGCGTACGGGGTTCCCCCGTAAATGAATTAATATTAACGCCTCCAACCCCAGACATTACCCAAGCCATACTTGAAAAAAAACCTTGGTTAAGTAATGAGTTTTTTGATTTAGCAATTGAAAAACTAGGTTTAAAAACAGAAAGAAGTACAACTCCAAAATTATTAGTTTTAGTAGGACCGCCTGCTGCTGGAAAAAGCACAGTTAAGCGTCAATTAGGGTTTCAAAATGCTGTAAATTTAGATGTTGACGAATTTAAAATACTTGGTGTAAAAGAGTTTGGACAAAAAGCAAAAGGAATGTTTGGTGATTTTAGAAAAATAATTCAACTATTAAGTGTAAAAATAATAGACCAAGGTTTAGATTTTATACTAGATACTACAGGAAAGATGAAAGAAGAAATAAAATATGTTATGAAAAAGGCTAAAGCAGCATCTTATACAATTGATGTAGCTATTGTATATTCAACGATGGAATTATGTAAAGCAAGAGTTGCAAAACGTAATACAGAATATACGCAAAGAGACCCAATGCCTATAAGGGTGGTTGAAAAAACATACGAAGAGTTTACAACATCTAAACTAACAAAATCATATTTGCTTGGAATGAAAGATGTCATAAGTATGGTTGATAATTTTTATTTATTTGACAATAGTCGATGCATACCAGAAGCCGCGTTAATTATGGAAAAACACGGACAAGAAACAGTCGTTCATGAAGATTTTCCTGATTTTTATGGTGTTAGTATTTCGCAACTATCGCCTAAATTAGTGGCAAAGGGTATTACTAAATCAAACAGTACTAAATCAAACAGTACTAAATCAAACAGTACTAAATCAAAAAGTACTAAATCAAAAAGTATTACTAAATCAAAAAAACATTATAAAAAGAAGAAACAAAATAAAAGGCGTTAACCCCGTAAAAGAAACAATAGGTTAACCCCGTAAAAGAAACAAGACTTAATTATAATATTGCGATTTGTATGAATTGTAATGAGGATTAGGTCCGGCAATAGGAGTTACTGGTTTTCTATAAACAGTGGTTGACTTGGTAGTAGTTGTCGTAGAAGACCCTATTTTGGCATTGTGTATAATTAAAAATAAAATAAAAATTAGCCCGGATGTTAAAACTATTTTGTTAGTTTCCATTATAATATTAATCTATATAATTTCTTCTAATTTATCATTTTTATATAAGAACAAGAAACATCCGGTTTCTTTACACTTTAATCTAGTATCAATAGTTGCTTTGGCTGGTATAGAATTTTGTATCAATGTATTAGCATCATTTAATCTTCTTCTTAATTTATCATTAGATGCGTCTCTTATTTTGTGTTTATCGTATAATTTATCTAACAAATTAACAAAATTGTTTCTGTTAGTATTGCCTGTAATAGGATTTGCTGCCGAAGAGAAATTTCTTTTATATTTGGCATACCATTCGTTAGCAATAGCATCGATTAGATCTCGTTTTTCCCTTGAATAATCTCTTATGTATAACTCAGGAACCGCTTGATTTTTATTTAAATTCTTAAACACTTCAATTAAATCTCCCTGAGACGCATTAAAACGTATATTAACTAACAAATATTGGTGAAATAACCAATTAGCATCATTGCCAGAACCAAATTCACAATGATCTAATAAATTAATTGGTTTTGAATTTTCCTCTTTAATAATTTTCAAAGATGTTAGTCGGTGAATTCCGTCTAAAACCTCAAATACTTCTTTTAAATTATTAAAACTTAAATATATCATTGTATCTAGTGGTTTTTTTGAAATATAAAAGGATCTAGCAATATCGGGACACCGAGCCATATCTGGAGGTCTATTATATTCCCAGTTAGCAACGTTATCGCCTAACAAATCATTAATCATTATTTTATAAATTCCGTGATTTTCATTATATGATAAACTTAATTCGGATGAAGGAAAGTAATGACTCATTACGAGAGGAATGATGGATGATGGAATATATTCTGATGAATTATAAGGACTACGCGCAATCGTATATAAGCTTACATTTTGATTTGGTTCTTCTGTAAATTCTAACAAAACAGACTTTTTATTAGAATTTGATTTTGATTTTTTTAATGAACTTGTGACTTGAGATAAACTTGTTAGTTGTGCCATTTTAAAGACAATAGTATAAATATAATATTGTCTTTAATTCTTTAAGTTGTTATTAATTCAATTTTTTATTTTAACGTCTTAATGTTTTTCTTCTTTTACTTCTACTCTTATTCTTTTTACTCTTCTTCCTTTTACTTTTACTCTTTTTACTCTTACTCTTTTTCATATTACTCTTTCCACCTTTTAATTCAGATATTTTTTTTTGTAATATTGTTAAGTCAGAACATGCTGTATTTCTTATGAATGCGCCTTTTTCATAGTTATAATCAGGGTTTCCTGGTGGCGGTCTAAATAACTTATTACATTCATTTTTAGTGTTTTCAATATCGTTAAGTAAAGTTTTACAATTTTGCGGTGTATTACATGTAGAATTAAGTAAATACTTTATTTTTTCCATAAGTGCTTTTTTTTCAGAAATAGAATTATCTTCTGGTATAAAACTAGCCATTTATATATACTTTTAAGAAAAGTATAGCAAAATATTATATACTTTTAAGAAAAGTATAGCAAAATATTATATACTTTTAAGAAAAGTATAGCAAAATATTATATACTTTTTTATACTTTTTTATACTTTTTTATACTTTTTTATACTTTTTTATACTTTTTTATACTTTTTTATACTTTTTTATACTTTTTTATACTTTTTTATACTTTTTTATACTTTTGCTATACTTTTCTAAAAAGTATATTTGCTATACTTTTCTAAAAAGTATATTTGCTATACTTTTGCTATACTTTTCTAAAAAGTATATTTGCTATACTTTTGCTATACTTTTCTAAAAAGTATATTTGTTATACTTTTCTATACTTTTTTAAAAAGTATATTTGCTATACTTTTTATAACGCAGTAAATAAAAGTATATAAGTATATTTAATATCGTCTAATATGACGAATTGCCGATTGAGCTGCGTTATTATCATTGCCTCCAAATGATCTATCGTTATAATTACGATTAACTGCTTGATCTTTCTTAAATCTTGTATAATCGGATCCATCATAAACATATTTAACGTTGCATGTAGAAGATGGTATGTTGTTATCTAACTGTAATGAACTCCAAACAACAGATTGTTGACATGAAGTAGATGTTGAGCCAAATCTTTGTCTTAGACCATTTAATCCTGGTCGGCTTTGAGGTGTTTGGCACGAGCCTCCACAAGAAAAATTCTCACGACTTAATAAATCACCAGCATTATTTACCGCTCTAAATGGGGTTATAATTCTCTTTGGATTTGAACTACCAGAATAACTTGTTGTATTCCACGAATCTCTTAAAGTAAAACGAGTTCTAGCAAACATATTTGAGTTATCATGATCTATAAGTGGTTGAGGCATTAATCCAGGGAGTCCTCCTCCCAAGCTGCCGCCTTTTCCTTTATATGGATAACCAATGCCTGCTACTAATTTTAATAAGCTTCCCAAGCTCCCAGTTGTAAATCCAGAAGATCCAGTTGCTGTTGTTGAAAATCCTGCTCCAATACTATTAGACATTTATATTATAGAAGAATAAAAAAATATCTTTTCTAAATACCTTATAAAACAAAAAAAATAAAATAAAAATATATTATTATTTTATTATGTTTGACTTTACACTTTTATTAAGTGCCATTGTATTTGTTAGTCTTGACTACTGTTATCTAACCTTAATTAAGGATTATTTTACTAATCAAATCGCGATTATTCAAGGTTCCCCTGTAAAAATAAATTATCTTGCCTTTATTATTTGCTACATATTCTTAATACTCGGCATAAATTATTTTATTATAAAACCGAAACGCAGCATACAAGATGCCTTTTTATTAGGGTTAATTATTTATGGTGTCTTTGAGACTACTAATATGGCTTTATTTACAAAATGGTCTTGGATAACAGTGTTCATTGACACATTATGGGGCGGACTATTATTTGCGTTAACTACATTTATTGTTAGTTTGATTTCATAAATTAAGTAAATAAGGAGAAAAATACAATAATATTGTTAAAAATATGGTGTTAGCCGTTGAATTATATGTTGCGAAATGAGAACTTAATAAACATGCTAATATCATCATAAAACTGTCGCCCAATATATCTCCGATACCAATCTCTTTTGAATAATCATTAAAGAAATCTAACATAACATTATAGCCACGTGGCATACTATTAAAAACCAAATAAAATATTAGATCATGTATAAGCTGTATTATAATTGCTAATCCAGTAAATTTCCAAATACTAAATTCGTTGAATAAGTATTTATAAAAAAAGATAGTTATAATTATGCCTATTACTAATTTTAACGTGTCTACTAATACCGCGCCGAGTTGAAATTTAGTATACCATTTTTTTAAAATAGCAGATCCGAAAAAACCATTAAACACTAAAAAAATAATAATTAAAACGGTATTTAAACAACCATTAACAATTGGTAAATAATCGGATGTATTTTTTAAATTTGAAATGTCATTTAAAAAATTACTAAATATCATTATATATATACTTTTAAGAAAAGTATAGCAAATATACTTTTAAGAAAAGTATAGCAAAAGTATAACAAAAAATTAGTATATATATACTTTTTAGAAAAGTATAGCAAAAGTATAACAAAAAATTAGTATATATATACTTTTTAGAAAAGTATAGCAAAAGTATAACAAAAAATTAGTATATATATATATTATTTTATTTTGCAGTGTATTATTTTTCTCCACTTTTCTTAAAAGTGTATTATTTTGCTCCACTTTTCTTAAAAGTGTATTATTTTGCTCCACTTTTCTTAAAAGTGTATTATTTTGCTCCACTTTTCTTTACTACGTTATAAAAAGTGGATTTATTTATCTGTCATAATTCTAGGAACCACATTCATGGTGGTAAGCTCTTGGAATAATAATTTACACGCATACGGAATCTCTACATAAGCAAAGTCCACACGATTGTTACAAGTGCGACAGCAATGGATGTGTAGTTGATCATTGTATGACGCGATTAATCCGCACTTTTTACAAACATATACTTGATATTTATCTGATGCGTCATACATTCTTCCTCTAGTAAATTTAGACGCACCGTGAGATACCATCGCATCTTTTTCCATTTCGCCAAATCGTAATCCACCATCTCTACTACGTCCTTCTGCTGGTTGTCTAGTTAGATTTACCATTGGACCAATAGATCTGCTGTGTTGCTTATCATTAACCATATGCTTCAATCTCTGATAAAATACAGGCCCCATAAATACATCACATTCGATTTGTTCGCCAGTTAATCCATTATACATCAATTCGTTTCCGCGAGATTCATAACCCAATTCTAATAATTTTTTAGAGATTTCATCAACTGTTAATTCGCCAAAACTAGTTCCATCGCCAAATAATCCAAGCTCAACTAATACTTTTCCTAAAAGTGTTTCCTTTAGCTGACCAATGGTCATACGAGATGGAATTGCGTGAGGATTGATAATAATATCTGGCCTAATTCCGTCTTTAGTAAAAGGCATATCTTCTTCGGGAATGATGTTACCGACTGTGCCTTTTTGGCCATGCCTACTTGAATTTCCCACAATCAAACATGGACTATTAGTCGTTTCGCGCATATAATAAGTATGTGAACTCGGCATTTCAACACAATATACTTTTCCTTCATAATCAATTAATTTCTCTTCATTTGAATCATTGACTTTTTTATTAATCCACGGTTCATTTTGTTTTGTAATAATGCTAACTTTATAATAAGTATGTTTTTGTGTTATTTCAACGACTTGCCCTGCCCTTGAACCTAAATTTCTTTTTCCTACACGCGCAATTCCAGTAGGCTCTTCCGCAATTTTAACAATACCTGAATAACCACAATGTAATGCTAAACGCGTAATATCATTTGCTAATTGAATGCTAATAGTTCCATATCTATCAAACGTTTCGCCTTTATATTCCATACTTGAACCGTCTCCTTGTAATAACGCCGATAATAATATACGAGACTGTGATTGAGACAAATTCCATACATAATCGGGCAAATATTTATTTAATGCACCAACACTTAATTCATTTAATGCATTTACTAATTCTGGATATTTTGAACCAGAAATATAATAATTACCATCTTTATGATAAGAATAATCAATATTTAAATTTTCTAATAATTGTTTATTGTAATCTATTTTGCGTTCTTTTAATGCAGTAATACAAACACATTTGTTGTATTTATCACACCACCCGTCAGCAATAAACATCCCCAACAATGGCAACCAATCGTCCATTTTATATTGCACATCATTGTCAAGCTGAATGTATTCTACATCCGCAAATGTATTTTCCATTGATTTTTTAAATCGCACCATTTTTCCCATAACATGTTGCGCTTCCATGAGTTCATAATTTTTACCGTAACGTGTTTTTACATACAACCTGTGATTTAAAGTACATACAATTTCCACTTGTTTATTTTTAATAGAAACCATTTTATCATTATGTTCATATTCGTATTTAGCACAAGGATGTTCATAACATAAATGGCCGTTAATATCCAAAGTTGCTACTTTATGAAGAGCTATGTCAACATATTGTATTTCCATCCATCCTTTATCGGTTAATACTTGTTGTGTTGGCAACGCACAAAACTTATCACCAATCACAGGCTTTCTTAGAGAACGCAATCTAACTTTAGCAAAACTATATCCATCCCCATTTCTATCAATATAGTTCTTGTCAATATATGTTTCTTCGACCGTTTTGTATTGTCTACTTCCATCTTCATATTTAATAACCTTAGTATGATCATTTCTATTTTCCTTTATAGGCGTTATCTTTGAAATAATTATATCACGATTTTCAATCAATGTGTTTTCAGGAACAAGTCCTTTTGAATTTACCTTGTTGTAATTACCAAACTTCATTCCTTTTGTTTTAGCTGGGTCTGGCTTACATCTAATTTCTTCATCTCCGTTAATTTTTTGTTTATCTTCGTCTTTTTCGGTATGAGAAATGGTAATCTGTAATAAGCCTCTGTCAATGGATCCTTTATTTACAAGCAACGAATCTTCCTGATTATAACCCGTATGTGTCATAATTGCGACATTAATATTACAACCAGACGGATTTTCGTGTAACTTGATTATATTCATAACACGAGTATCGACTAATGGTCTTGTAGGGTAACTCAGAACATACGCGGTTTTATCCATTCGTTCGTTGAAGTTTGTAGCATACACACCCATTGCTTGCTTCGCTTGAGCGCACTGATACGTGTTGCGAGGCGATTGATTGTGATCCGGATAAGGAATACAAGACGCAACTACTCCGAAAATGGTTGACGGATGAATTTCACAATGCGTAAATCTATAAATATGCGAACCATCATTTGTTTCGGTAATCGTCTTTGGTTTAGTGGCGATCATACTAAAACTCTGCTCTTCCGGGTCAACATATTCGATAATAGATTCATCTAATTTACAGGTTGTTAACAAATCGTCCCACGACAGTTGATTATCCTTTAAATCGTCCATAATTTTTTTAGTAATTAAGATATTATTGTCTTTTACTCTTAGCAAGGGTCTAGTAATTCTTCCACTATCATTACACATTCGGATTTCTTGTAATCTATAATCAAATATAATAGACGTGTAAATATTGATAATGCCTTTATATTTCATACTTTTAAGCAAAGTGTATAGATTTTCAGGATCTTCTGAAATACCAATCCACGAACCATTAATAAACACTTTAACTTTATTATAAAGATCAAATGGTTTCAATTTATCCAAACTGATAATATGGGGCTCCGCATATTCATACAAAGATGTACTGTTAGAATGAATTGTAATGTGAGCCATATATGCCATATTTTTAACAATACCAACGGAAGCCCCTTCAGGAGTATTATGAACGGATAATCCGTCTTTCAAGCAAAATCGTCCGCGCTTATCGTGAAGTTGCCACCCGACATAAGGACCAATTCCTACTTCTGATAAACTGAATTTACTACACATAAACGATTTATTTCTTACAATTAGAGTTTCGTTTTTAACCTCTTCTAATTTTTTATAAGGAAGAAGCGTTGGGATTTCACAGATCTTATGTCCTGTGATTGTTAATTCTGTATAAGTGCTAAACATTTTATCACCACTTTTTTCATTACCACTCTTTTCATTGGTCCATTGACTTTTTCCTTCTTTTACGCCACACGAAAACCCAAGCGACATAGCTAATGTATACGCATTTTCTATTATTTTAGAATTTGCTGGACCTTGACAAATGCGTATTTCGTGACCATTAGCCCGAACAGAACCATCTGTATCTATTAATCCAGCTAATACTTTCAACCGAGTTTCTCTGTCATTTGTAATATAGTCATTTGGAATGTGTTTATTATTTAAAAGATTATATTTTCGAAGATACTTCTTTAAAGGTGCCTCTTCTACTCTATTACACATTCCTAATGAGTATGCTTCTTTATTTTTTTTAGAAACAATTGAAAACTTGTATCTTTCATCTTTTGTAATTATGGCTCCATTTTCCTGAGCCCAATTTTCCCAATAAGCTAGCGTTTCAAAATCTTTTTTGAAAAATCCAGAACCGTCGCTAAGACCATCCCCTAGCCATAGCCCAAGCAAATATGGATCCATTTCTACATCCTTTTTGGTCCAATTAATGCCTTCTGTTTTGAACAAAACTAATTTGTCTTTTGTTCTTTCATTCAGTTTTAGATAGTTTTCAATAGTTATGTCTATAGTATTGTCATCGTCAAAACTATTAACAAATTGAGTTGCTTCGGTTAAAGAATTAAAATATTTTTCTTGAAATTTTATTTCTTCGCGATTAAGAAATTCCACAATATATTCATAATTTCTATCTTTTCTATTGGATTTTCTAATAGACTTGTGACTCCGTATTTTAAGAGTTAGAATATGATTATCTGTTACTCTGTGTTTCATAAAATTATGTTTATCTGGAATAATATCATACATATTCTTTAAACCAGAACACGTAGTGCGAACTGTTGTGGGATTTCCAAGGTCATCAACAAGAACATCATCTATTTCTATATTTTTTGCCCTCTTAGACGTACCATCCCACATTAAAATTTCTGTTTCCGGATCAAAACATTCTGCTGGGCATAAGAAGCCCCAAGACGTATTATGTAATTTACGCGGAGGAACTAATTTCCCACTCTTATCCGTTGGGGTTGATATTCTTCGCAAATGACTTAACCCAGCAACATATGTTAATCTATTTAAGACTTGCGCCACACCTACTTTATTTGAATTTGTATGTTTAATTCCAAAATCTCCAGTAGATAGAGCTCGTTTAAATCCATTCTCAATGGTATTTGATTTAATAATTTTATAAATATTTGTCAAGTTAACAATATTAAGATAATCTTCGTTAGATCTCCAAGAACCATTGTTAATTTCCTTGACGACTTGTTTCTCCATATCCTTAACCAGTTTGTTGAAATAATTTCTAAAGAGATTATTGAGAGATGTTCCTGTTAAATCGATGCGTTTGTTAAGATACGAATCTCTGTCATCGCCTTTAATCCAGTCAAAACTAACTTGCATTAATTTATTTGCCATATAACCCAAGAAGTAGATTTTCTGTTTTAAAGTTTGACAATGAGGAAACAAGTCATTTTGCAACACTTCAAGAGCGAATTGATGTTTCTTTAATGCTCCCGTTTCTTTATCCATATTAATCGGCGTATAACTGACGAACCCAGTAATATATTTAACAGCATCTTCGTATGTCATATATTTATTTGCTTCGATAATAGACGCTTGAAGATTTTCTAACATAGGTTTATATTTGTCAATTGAAATGTTCAAAAGGATATATTCGCAAATTTCCTTATCTGTTAAAATGTTCAAGGCGCGAAATACAATAAACAGAGGAATTGGTTGTTTAACACGAGGAATTTGTAGACAGATAGGAAGACCGAATCCATTATTCTTAGAACTGATAAACATATTAATTTGCTTTGGAGAAATACATTTAAAATCTGGTACAGACTTGATTTCTGCTTTCCATGTGTATTTTGTTTCATTTTTTGATATATTATAACAGTATACACGATTTTCAGCAGCACGTTCCTGTCCTAAAACAGTTTTTTCTGAGCCATTGATAATAAAGTATCCGCCAGCATCATATTTACATTCTCCTGTGTGTCGGTTATTAACATATTTATACTGATTTAACACACAAATACTAGACTTTAACATAATGGGTAATTTCCCAATATGAATTTTTGGCAAGGTTTTATACAATGTTTTAACATTTTCTAAATTTTCTCCATCTTTAATGATATATTTGATGTTAATATCAATTGTCATAGCTGACGAATATGTAAAATTACGCAATCGTGCTTCTTGGGGAAACATTAGTTTAATTGCGCCATTATTTTCGTGAATTTGAGGACGATAAATATGAAAGTTCTCAAAGGTAATAACCATTTCCAATGAATATTTTCCTGATTTAGCATCAAAATCGTTTTCAGATTTAATATGAACGGGATTAAACATTTCAATCGTTTTAATAAGTTGGTATCCAACAAAATTATTGTATGATTCCAATTGGTGTCTTACCAATCTATCCAAATGCTGGTCTCTAAAATATGCTTCAATGATAGTCCAAGGATCTTCAATATAGGGGCTTTTTTCAATGTCAAACTTTTCATTATCTTTACTAATCACCGTTCTGTCAGTAACTGTACTATTAAGTTTGCTATGAATAATCGTACTAATAACTGTACTATTAAGTTTGCTGTTATTAATTTCTTTGTTCATTTTATTGTTCATTTTATTGTTGCTTATGAAAGGTGTCTTTGTATCTATATTGTCCATCCTTGGAGTTATGTTATATATCAATTTTTTTTTAAATAGTTTTTATATATGTTCTATTTTACGTTTACGTGATAAAAATATTTGATAAACATATTTGATAATGATAATGATATAAATGTATAAATATATTATATAATTAATGATAAATAATAGTAATAGTAATAGTAATAGAAACAAACATAAAAAAAATGGTGGGCGTTTTAAGTCTTATACAGATATTAATAATTATAATAATTTTTTATTAGAACTGGATAAAAAACAAAAGGACTTGATTCCTAATCCGAATAATGAATGTATAAATGGCGAATGTCCGAATAAATGTCCGAATAAATGTCCGAATAATGAATGTATTAATGAATATAAAAAAAAAGAAATTAAAAATTTAGTTAAACATATTGGTAAAGAGTTTGTTGCTTCTGATTATAATGATAAAAATTTTACTGGATTAAGTCGGTGGGAATCATTATTAGATGCGGTTGAACAACAGTTAGACCCAAATATATATATAAATGATTCTATAATAAATGATTCTATAATAAATGATTCTAAAACAAATAATTCTCCTATTAAATCTGTAACTCCCAAAATACATATTTATACAAAAAAGGTAAATATTGTTAGTGAAATTAACAATATAAATGATTTGTTAAAAATTATAGAAACATATCCCAATGATAAATATACAGAATATAACATTGATATTGAGGCATTACATAAAATAAAAATACCATTAAATGAATTACAAAATATGATTGGTATGAAAGCGTTAAAAGAAAATATTGTAGATCAAATTATCTTTTATATTCAAAATTTACATACAATAAATTCCGATATTAAAGGAAATGATTTTATGCATACAGTCATTTATGGTCCGCCAGGATCAGGCAAAACAGAAATAGCTAAAATTATTGGGTCTATTTTCTCTAAAATGGGAGTTTTATCTAAAGGGACTTTTAAGAAGGTTACTCGTGCTGATTTGATAGCTGGATATTTAGGACAAACCGCATTAAAAACTAGAGATGTTGTTAAGGAAGCTTTAGGTGGAGTATTATTTATTGATGAAGCTTATGCTCTTGGAAATGAAGAAAAAAGAGATAGTTTTTCAAAAGAATGTATAGATACTTTGTGCGAATCTTTAAGCGATCATAAAGATAATTTAATGGTTATTGTAGCTGGATACGAAACTGACTTAAATAACTGTTTCTTCAATTATAATCAAGGGTTGAATTCGAGATTTACATGGAGATTTAAAACGGACGAATATACTGGCGATGACTTATATAAAATTTTCTTGAAGAAGGTTCTTGACGGAGGATGGTCTATAGCAGAAGATTCAAAAATAGATACAAAATGGTTTGAAAAGAATAAGTCACATTTAAAATTTTATGGAAGAGATGTAGAAACATTGTTTGCAAAAACAAAAATAGCTCATAGTAGAAGAGTTTTTTGTTTAGATAAAACGGTTAAGAAAATTTTAATCCTTAAGGATTTAGACAAAGGATTAGAAATCTATTTAAGAAATGAAGATTCAAAGAATAAGGAAAAAGAAAGACATAAAAGCATCATTAGTAGTATGTATATTTAATTATTATTAATTGTTGTTAAATATTTGAAATATATTTTGATAAGAATATATCGATAAGTATATTTGGGTTTCATTCGTAAAATTGTTTTTTTACTATATAACATATGTCAACTAAAAAAACAATTCAAATTAACCCAGAATTATTTAAAATGCCTGGAAGTAAAACGAAAAAAAATAGAGAAAAAACGACTATATCATTAAAACCAATTGTTAGTCCAAGTAATTTAAAAAACAAACTATTAAAACGTATAAAAGAACACAAAACCAAAGAATTAAAAGATTCAAATACAAATCAAACAAATAATTCAAATAATTTAAAGGAAGACAATACATATACAGATGAATTTTATGGAGCAATTGATTATTTATCGGGTTTGAAACAGAAGCAAAAACAACAAACTATATTAAACAATAAAACATTAAAAAATCATATGTCGACAAGTAATGGACTAAGTAATGGACTAAGTAACTTACAAATTTCATTAGATTTTCCGCCCGAATTGGCCGAACCAAATAGAATACCAATGGGCAATAATGAAGTATTTAATATGAATTACCAACCTAACGATAATGTTCCTTATGGATGTTTAAAAAATGGAAAAAAGAAGACATATAGAGAATGGAAGGAATTCTCATCTCCTTCTATTTATCCAGAATTGCCAGATTTAGTAAGACCCCCGACACCTCCTAAAAAAACGAATGGTATATTTTTTACAAGTGTAAAAGACGACACACTAACAAATCAAAAAGAAGCAAATGATGCTCCTTTACCGCTATCTAGAGAATATCGCTTAGAACAAATAAAAAATAAATTAAGAAAATTGGAAGATCAAGAAACAGCGTCAAAAAGAAAGAGTATAGAAGATTTTTCGAATATGGAAAAGGAAATGAATAAACCGTTACAAGATATTAATTTACAAGATATTAATTTACAAGATATTGATGATACAAATTTAAATCCAAATGTTGAAGAGTTGATTAAACAACGTGAATCAAAGATTGAAAGTCAAATTCCAAAACAATATTTAAAGAAAACCATAAAACGAAAGTTCACATTAGGAAAATCAGATAAACTAAGACGAATTGCCGTATTAATAAAAGATAGACAAACAAGGAAAAATATAATAAATACCCAAAAGGAATTAAAAAAGACAGATATAACCGATGTTAAAAAATATCTGCGTCAACACGGAATTATTAAAGTAGGAAGCACATGCCCAACAGACATTTTAAGAAAAACATTTGAAGCCGCAGTTTTAACGGGGGAAATAACTAACACGAACAAAGAAATTCTTTTACATAATTTTCTTAATGAAAGCTAAAAATATTTTCTTATCTTATATAAATGAATACTATAAGAGACGATTTACCAAAAGATTTTAAAAATTTTTTCAAACGATTAGAAAATTATTTAGATACAGATTTATATTTCTATGGCTCTATAAATAGAGACGATTATGTTCACGATAAGAGTGATATTGATATTGCGATTTTTACAGATAATGAATATAGCACAATGGCGAAATTACAACATTTTTTAAAGGTTAAACGAAATGCGTTTGATAAGGTAGTATGGAAATTAGAGGGTAAAATGATATATGGCTATAAAATAAAATGCGAAAAATATATTGATATTAAATGCGAAATTGCTATTTATAATAATGATTTTAAGGACATTTTGTTAAATGATATGAAACGGTATAATGTTATTCCGACTGTTATCGCTATCCCGCTGTTTATTTTAAAAACAGTGTATTATACAATACCTATAATTTCTCAAAAAACTTATTCTGATTATAAAAGGTATTTATTTAATGATATAATGATAAACAAAAAAGATACTGTATTTCTGTTATTAAAGCAATCATAACTTAAAGACAATATAAATATATTTAAAAAACAATATAAAGCTATTTTATTAAATATAATAACATGTCTTTAATAAAAGATTATTTTGAAAAAACAAAAAAACATATAGATGAATATGGCGAACTAACAATGGTATTAATGCAAGTGGGCGCATTTTTTGAAGTATATGGTTTAAAGGATAAAAACGATAATATTTTTAATAGCAATATTATGGATTTTTCTAGAATCTGTGACTTAAATGTTGTGGATAAAAAGGTGTGCTGTGGTTCTGAACCAGTAGTTATGGCTGGATTTAAAGACCATTTGCTAGATAAATATGTAAAAAAATTACAAGATTCTGGCTATACGATTGCTGTATATGAGCAAGACGAACAATGCGCAAACACTACAAGAAGTTTAACAGGAGTTTATTCTCCAGGAACATATTTTTCTACTGATACAGAAAATATAACTAACAATACTTGCTGTATTTGGATTGAAAATAAAAAAGGAACTTTTAAAAACAAGGATAAAATGTTTGTATATATAGGTGCTTCGATAATAGATATTTTTACAGGAACAACAAGTATAATGGAATATAAAGAACAATATATTAAAAACCCATGTACATTTGACGAATTAGAACGATTTATTTCTATTTATAATCCAAGCGAAACTATTTTCATTTCAAATTTACCAGTTTCAGAAATAGACGATATTGTTAGTTACGCAAATATTAAAAGCAAATCTTTACATATAATTAATCTTAATGATCATAAAAACGTTCAACGTGCTTCTAATTGCGAAAAGCAAACATACCAAGTAGAATTATTAAACAAATTTTACAAAATAAATGATATAAATGCGTTTATGGGTATATTTAACGACAATGTATATGCGACTCAATCGTTTTGTTATTTATTGGATTTTATTTATCAACATAATCCAAATTTGATATATAAAATATATGAACCGGTTCTAGAAAATGATAGTAAAAAATTAATATTGGCGAATCATTCATTAAAACAATTAAACATCATTGAAGACGATAATTATAATGGTAAGTATTCGTGTGTTGTAAAAATGTTAAATGAATGTATTACTCCAATGGGTAAAAGAAAATTCACCTATAATTTTTTAAATCCAGTTACAGATGAAACTTATTTACAAGAAGAATACAATATAACTGAAAAATTATTAGGGATAGATGGGTTAGACGAATATAAGGTTGTAAAAACTATGTTAGTTCATATAAAAGATATATCTAAAATAATGCGCCAAATTATGTTACAAAGAATAACTCCCAAATCCATATATCAATTATATAACACAATATGTTGTGTAAAGGTGCTATATGAATTCGTTAT